GTTGAGGCGGTAGTAAAATTTCTGGCGTTGAAGGTAACGCTTACGGCCAGGAGATTGAAAGGACTGGCGTTCCTTAAGCTCATTCATGAGACCTTCCTTCATGATGATTTTCTTGAATTGCGATAGTGCCTTTTCAAGACACTTATCGCGTTCCTCTTTGCTATCGCCTGTATAGCGTACAAACACTTGTAATGATCCTGACCGTTGGTTGTTATTTTCGTAAAACTCTGACACTTATATTCTCCTTAGTAGTTTCGTAAAGACTCGCTGAATTTCTATTAGTTGACACAAATCTATTGGGCTGGGGACTTCCTGGAAACGAGGCTCTGTTAGGATGATCTTCGCTTCCCCGACTTCTACATCTTTGACGGAAACAATGGTAAAATAGTGGGTTTCTTCTTTGTTAGCGTCAATTTGGAAGTCGATCTGGAATACAAGGGGGCTGCGAATTTGCCACAGTTTGAAGGAATCTTCTTTTCTTATCAGCGCGAAGGATTCTTTGAAGAGGATAGGTAGAATCAGCCCTGTCATATTCCCATAAATGCCATCAGTCTCGTTCTTCCGTTCTGCCTTGAAGGTGCCGCTGTGTTCATACCGCTCTTTGGTTTCCACGTCGAAAACTTTAATGTACCCATACACTGTGCCCAAATCAAAAAGGGTTGTTCCTGTCCAAGTGCTGCCAGGCATGATAGTATAATTGGGGTTGGGGACAGTTAGGATGTTTGGTTGGCAGGTGCATGATCCATACACTCCGCCACAGATGCTACAGTTTAATAGGAATGTATTTCCACTTGAAGCAACCCCTGTATTTATGGTGGATAAGTATGCGCTCGAATTGCTTGTCAAAGTGACTTTGTTACACCCACAGACGGTTAAATCTTGTCCACAAACACTACATTGAAGGAATGTAGAAAGGGGTCTGTAGGAAGTATAATTACTGTTCACGTTTGAATTCCTTTTTAATGAAAGCTTCTGCCGTCCAGGGCATATAATCTACAAAGAAGTCTAGGATTGTCAAGGCGTATTGCCGTATTTCCCATTGCGCGTGATCGTCACAGCGCAATTTTAAGAAGTTCATAAGTGCCCGTGCGTTCACTGTCCAATAGAACTCTGTGTACATGGATTGTGGGAGGATCATTCTGGCCTGTTCTTTTGCCACGCCCTGATCCAAAAGCTTTTTGTAGAAACCATAGATAGCTCTGTGGAAGTTCTCGAATTTGACGTAAAGCTCATTGGATTGCTGTTCTGGTAGGTTCTCGTACTTGTAGTTTTTCTCTTTCTGGGTACGGAAGTTGGATGGGATATAAAAATCATCTTGTACGACGGTGTAGCGGCCAGATACTTCATTGTAAGAAGACCAGCGGTGTCTGAACCATTGTCGCGCCACGAAGATTGGGCATTTTATATGAAATCTAAAATTCACATGTTCAAAGGGGGTTTCGTGGTTGTTGTTCATCAAGAAACTGATAAGACGTTTGTCTTTCTCGTCCCCTTTTACAGTGCCACGATAGGAGACTCTGGCCGCTTGCGCGACTGTTAAATCATCTCCATCTACACTGTCTAGATGAACGAATCCTGAGTTTAAGACTTTACGCTGCTTGAATTGGTGCGTCATATTTTGTCTTCTCGTCTATTACCAATAGCCGATCATACTCATACGGCTTTGGAGATTGAATTTTCTTAAAGTAATCCTCAACGATATCCGCTGGAACTATTCTTTCTCGACCTGCATTTCTTGCTTGAATTATATCTAACGGTAAATCAAAAACAACGATGGACACCCAAGCTCCGTGGTGTCGTGCCGTTTCTATTAATCTCTTGCGGAGTCTACGCGATACGCTGGTAGCATCCCAAATTGTATTTATTCTATGTTCCATGTTCTTACGCAACTGATGGAAGCAATTGTCATAAGCTTCTTGGTTACGCGACATGTCCATCATAGTTCCACATAGTTTAAGACGTTCTTCATCCATACTAATGTATGGTACATGTGGATACAAAGTTTTTACATGGGTAGTTTTGCCTGATCCAGGCGCACCAACCAAAATCATTAGTTCAAATGGAGGTTTTGACATAAGTCTAACACATTCCGCCATCTTTTTCTCGTCTGTCTCTTTCATGTTTCCGAATAGAACTTTCCATCGCGCCAAATTGTAGGCATGTTGAGGGATTCCTTTGTTGTTAGGAAGTTCATAATACGTGTCCCAAATGCCCAAGTCGATACAACGTTGCTTGAATGAGTCTAGATACCCTAGCGCGGTCTCTGCCGATTCACCTATGCGTCCAGTGAAGTCCGCTACTTCAACGTGATAGACTTGCTCCGTATTAACTTCCAGAGACAGTCGCTTAAATCGGAGATCATCGCTGCCATCCTTAGCCATTCGCTTTGGATGACCATGATATTCTACAAGACTCAAAATCCACTCTCTACGAGCGTACCCAAACATTGGAAAATGTTTTCTTAGGAATTCCCTTGCTTTCCAGACTCCAACACCCTCATGGCCGTGCGCGGGACACTTACCATCAGCAGAAACAACAGTTGTTTCAGGTTTTCCAAAATCATGTAAAAGACCACCAAGATAAGTGCTTATACCGTCGTCTTTATTTTCCATTTGTACAGCAATCTCACGGGCTTTTTCCATAACCATGTCTGTATGAATAAGAACATTGCCCTCAGAGTGCCACTTCTTACTCTGTGGTGTATTTTCCAACTCAACAAACTCAGGGAACTGATCTTTGTACTCGAACAGATTCACTGGTTCTAGATTTAAGATTTTCTCTTGAAAACTCATGAGAAGATATCCTTTTGTAATTTTGCCATACGTTCCTGTGTTTTTTTCATCGCTTCTTCAAATGACTTAATTGAATACGCGATTTTTAATGCACCTAAAAATCTTGTGAATGCCCCGTACAGAGAAAAGAGCAATAACACGCCCAACAAAATAAACTCAAGTTGCGTCGTAGCGTAGATTGACGCCAACCCGAATCCCAAGGCCATCACACCAAATCCAAACATTTTCAACGTCATTCCAAGCACCAGAGTTTTATTTTGCTCCGCTACTTGTTTGACTACTTCCAATGGCATAGAAGATAGAGTACGTGCCAGGTGACTATATTCTTTAATCTTCTCTTCTCGCGCCATCATCTTGTGCGCCTCGGAACCTTTAGGATAAAGCTCATAAAGCTTCTGCTTTACTCTTAACGGGTCGATCCGATATAGGTGCTTCTTTTCATCTTTCATTTCAATCCCAATAGTTGGCCGTAAAAACAGTCATGGCACAGCCAAATATGACCATAAACAACCTTAGTTGGCCGACTGACATCCGCCTTAGACCAATGGTTCTTACGAGTAAGTATACCACATCTTTCGCAAAAACGCAAGCGAATATATCCTTTTCGGATGTCATTAAACCAACGTACTAGCTTCTTTTTCATTTCTTCTTTGCGCGTCGTTTTTTAGCTTTCGACCCAATAGCGGTTTCCGCATTGCGAATGGCGGCATCAAAGTATTTTTTATGATCTTCATACTCTTTTAACCACTTTCTCTTAATCAAACGAATAGCACTTCCCAGGTCTTCTACAACATTAGCGACTTCGATATTGCTCCAGCCTATTAGTTCACCTCTCTTGCGGCGTGGGGCTATCATAATGACAGGGATACCTATTTTTTCAGCGTACACCATCTCTCTCCATGTTCCGTCTGAGGGGGTGTCACCTGTCAAAACCAATAATGCGTCACAACGTCTGATTAACCACTTGTCCTGAACAACGAAAGCCTTCATCGTCTTCAAAGGAAATTTAAGGCCAATTTTTGCGGCTTTGCCTTTTTTCCAAAGTCCTTGTTCTGCGGCAGCGGGGTCTACGGCGAATATACTAGCCTTGGCAAACAAGTCGGTGGCAAGTTCTCTCTCTTCTCGAACCTGCTCTGCGACTCTACCGGCCATTGATCCACTTAAGTAGATTCTAAACATTTTCTTCATCCTCACTTTTCTTAGCTTTGATGATTTTACAGTTGAAATGCTCTGTCAACACTGCACGGACATCACCTTTGTTCTTCTCTATTTCAAACCCAGCGATGTCACCATCATCTTTCATACTTCTTAGAAGTTCATGGACTTCATTCTCCGTAAGAACACGCCCAAGCTTTTCTTCTTGGATTCCTTTCTTCACAAAGAAACCCTCTAGCTCGTCGGCGTTAGCGAATGCCCAAACTCCTGTTATTTCTTTCTTTTCGTTACTCTGTTCCATTAGTTGCCTTCCATGCTTCATATGCTCTCACTATCTCTTTCACCAACGGGTGTCTTACAACATCTTCATCAGTGAAAAAGAAAAACTTCAAACCTTTCAATTCACCAATGATATCTTTAAGCTTTAGCAATCCACTCAATTTTTTCTTGGGGAGGTCGATCTGCGTTATGTCGCCAGTGACCACTACTTTGCTTCCGTTTCCCATGCGTGTCAAGAACATTTCTAACTGTTCCATTGTTGTATTTTGAGCTTCATCTAGAATTATGAAAGCATCCTCTAATGTGCGACCTCTCATATAAGCCAGTGGAGCTACTTCGATTGTTTTCATTCTCATAAGCTCATCCGCTCTATCGGGGCCAACCATGTAAAATAACGCATCATAAATAGGTCTGAGATACGGGCTAATCTTCTCTTCCAAATCTCCTGGAAGATATCCAAGTTTCTCACCAGCCTCAACCGCAGGTCGCGTGATTATAATTCTCGATACGCTTCCATCTTTCAAGGCTTGCAGAGCCATTGCAACAGGTAGAAAAGTTTTACCAGTTCCAGCAGGCCCTATACAGATCGTCAGATCATTATTTCTAATTGTTTCAATGTACTCTTTCTGACGATCTGACCTAGCTTTAATCCATTCCTCTGTATCAGAAACGTAAGCTACATCAGGTCTTTCTCTTAAAATTTGCGAATCTGCTTTCTTTGTTACTACTTTATCCGTTTCATATGCAACTACTGACTGCTGTTCTGGGTATCTTCTATTCTTTCGCCTTTTGTGATGACGCATCAGGTGCGCTCCTTTTATTTAACAACTTTTGTAGAAGGGACTTCTTTTTCGTATTTAGCGTTGGAACCTTCTCTTTCAACTCAGCATTTTGTTGAAGATTCTTATACGCTGACACTATTAAAGACTGTAACTGCTCACCCGTTACGTTGGGGTACAATCTACAAAGAGTGACTATTTCAAGGAGCGGGATATGAAAAACACCGTCTATACTTTTCACGCCTTTCAAAATGTAATGCTCATTTGGCTCCATAGAGTCTTCTTATATTATACGCTCTGGATTATAAGACATTACTTCCCAGCAAAAGGTACAGCGGGTGCAGCAGGTGCAGGGGCTGGAGTTGCAACAGGAGCCGAGGTAGGCGTGGCAGCTGGTGCAGGAGTTGTATCAAGAACTTTTGTCTCTAACCCAGGTGTTGGTACAATTTTCTTGGGGTCGAGGACATCAGTTTTTGTGTCCAGAATCGGCGGAATAACAGGAACTGCGGGTGCTGGAATAATAGGTGCATCAACTTTTGGTGGAACTACAGCATCTGGTACTAGAGAGGGAGCTATTGGCTCTTTAGCAACTGGGATAGCTGGTGCAGCGGGAGTAGGCGCAGCGGGAGTAGGCGCAGGTGCTCTTGCTGCATCTTCTTTGTTAACTAAGTCCTCTAGCCAGGGGGCTACGGGTTGGTACTTCAACGGATCATTTTTGTCTGTAGGCATTTTGTTTCTCCTTAATTAGAAAATGTCGCCATTTTCTTCTTTCTTTTTAATTTCATACGGTATACCGTGAAAAGCCATAAATACATCAAAGGCAAGTTCCGAAGCAGTGAAAAGGTCTAACAGATCGAACTTCTTCGCTTCATCACAGGTACAATCTTCCATCTTTCCGGCTGCAATCAACTCTTCCTCAACTTTTTTGAGGAATGCTGATCCAGCAGCATCACGAACAAACTCTTTCTTCAAATAATGAATTGTTGTCCATCTTGGACTCTCATTCCAACGCCGCATTAATTCAGCATAAACAATAAAACAAAGATCACCCACAGCATCAGCTTCTTTGAAGCCAAGTTCTATGATTCTTTTTCTGATCTCTTCAATTACGAATGGTGACATATTTACCTCGGAAAATTACCGTCTATTAAACGTCCGTATGCGTCAAAAATCTCATAACTACCTTTGAGTGCTTTGGAACGGTCTTGCCCCTCTAACATCAGAGTGTCGTAACTTGAATGAGGCACGATTTCTAAAACCATCCCTGCTTTATCTCTAATACACAGCAGATAAAATTTATTCCGCGTTTTCGTCTTCTTCGTTTTTCGGCTCATCTGGTCTATCCCAAACTAATATTGTGATGTCTTCCATGATACTAGCCGTTATCATATAGGTTGATAAAAAAACAAAGGTTCCCAATAGCATAACTGCTGTATTGTGAAGAAATATTCCTGCGAATTGAGCTACAATTCCCGCCCAACGTACATGACTGCGAATGAACTTTAATGTTCTCACTCTCTTTTGTATCTCCTCTTGGAGCTTCCGTTGTGGGGGGGTTAATTCTTCCATGTTAAGCTCCAGTGCCGCTATCTTCTGGTTCAACGCATTCAGCGGGGCAGTCTGTAATGATACAACGGAAAAATGAGGCGGCTCCGTCGAAATCAAAGAACTCGAACCTGTGCTCATGTCCTAACTTTTGCATAATTTCCTCCAGGATTTTTAGTGATGGCATAAAATTATTTCTCCCCACGATGGTAATTACCCTCAAATGCGTGTCTAATCTCATGGGCAACTACTTCGGGGCTACGAACAGAGTAAACGATATGGGTCTTAGATTCCTTGTCGTATAAATAAAATCCTAGCAGGTTAGGTTCCTCAGTTTTATAAATCTCTTTGTACTTTTTCCTAACTTCGTCGGCGTTCATTAAATAAATAAGCATTGGAGTTGGCTTCCTAACTTCTTTCGTAATGACATCTTTAATGGATTCTTGATATGTAGGTAAATCATTATAGATGTCTTCTGAAACTGGAAACGCAGCAATCACTGGATAGTTCATCCATCGAAAAATATGTGGCAACATCAGGGCTTGCCCTACAATGATACCAATTAAAAATGCGCGAAGTCTTGTCATATCTATCTTATTATACGAAAAAACCAGACATTTCTTAAGAAGCCAACCAAATTTCCCAATTAAACGTGTCGAACTGTGGATAGTAAAAATCAAACTTGGTTGCATTATAGACGCATTTGTAACTGAACCCAAATTTATAACGGAGCCACAACCAAAGCAACCGTCCAGATCGTCCATTGCCGTCAATAAATGGATGAATGAACTCATAGGCCAAATGGGTTTGCCAAATTTCATCTTCAGTAGGGTTTTTCATAGCATTCACTTTGTCACACCATTTTTGTAACAGAGGACGTATACCTGCGGGAGGTGGGCAAAGCCTCCCACCAACTCGAACCCAATCCCGCCGGATGCCAAGATACCACGGTGGTAGAAGCCCCTTCATCAAATTTCTATGAAGGCGAACTACCATGTCGATATTCAAATCTTTTTTATAATTTTTAAGAGTGTAATTCAGGGCACTGACCTGCCCAGCAATTTCTGGAGCTTCATGTTGTTTCTTCAACCACCCCATGACGGCGGCAGGAAAGGGTATGTCGATAGCTTCAATACCGTTTGACTCAGTTATAAATTCTGCTGCCTGGTCATCGCGGATCAATGTGCTAGGATCAAATTTCTTGCGAGGTTTTGGCTTATTGTATTTTTCCTGACATTCCACGTTTTCGTGAAAATGAAGTGTTTTCCCTGTCTTACTGATAACAGAGACAGGCCGAAGTCCTGTTGGTATTGTCTTTCGACATCCGTCACAAACTATACCGCCCATTTTTTTCATTCGATTTCCCTCCGTTCCTTTTCCCAGGTTTCAAACTCATCCTTTGTCATGCCATAGGTTTCAGCAAAAGACCAATCTCGTTCAAGCGTATCTACTTGATCTTTAAGCATGTCCATCATAATATTCCCAGCATAGGTATTAGCTGTGTGGATGTGAACGATTTTAGGGCGCAACTCTCTCGCCATTGCCAAAATGTAAAAAACTACAGGCATATAGGTTTCGTTGCTCGTATGTTGCATCATCCCCATACCACGTAAACTTTCTACCTGGCAACAAATATCATGGTCGATGGATATTTCATCCACTGGAAAAGTGGCAAGTACCCTTATAGCTTTAGTGTTGGTACGTGCCAATTCCCACCCGTCGGGGCACCTGCGTATATCGTCTACAAATAATTTCATGATCCACTCCTGATTTGTCTTAATGTCTCTACAACTTCTAATTCTGAAATCGGCTTAAATCCCCACTGATCCACTCCTACATTTATCATCCCGTTTCTACGATCTTTCCATTTCTTTATCTTCCAGGCTGTATGAACGTGACCACACAGAAGCCAAGTGTGTCCATCATCCTTTGGCTGTCCTTGATCCTTCATAACTTCATGATGTGCGTCTGGATCATCATGATCTTCAATATAGGGGTCAAACTCAATGTATGGGTATGGATAGTGAGACAACCAAAACTTCTCCCCGTTAATTTCGATCTGCAAATTATCGTGGGTTTCGTTAAATCCAACGTTCTTCATCACATTCTTATTTTTATCGTGATTCCCCTTAGTCAGAATCTTGTATCCATTAAGCTGACTCAGAAGCTCTTTCATAACCTCTTGCTTCTTAAAAGCAAAATCACCAAGATGATAAATAGTATCGTCTGGTTTCACAATAGCATTCCAGTTGGCGATCATGGTTTTATCCATTTCGTCAGCCGTTTGAAACGGCCTATTACAATATTTAATTATATTCGCATGTCCGAAATGTGTGTCACTTGTGAAGTATCTCACTCAATCTCCAAACTCTCTAAGCACCCTACGCGCATTTTCCAATTCTTGTACCATATTTGGGCCACTGTAAGGAAACCCGTGATTATGAGACATGAGACAAAGTGAGTCCAAATATGGGATCATCAATTCCAATTTGATTACCAACTCCTCTAGAGCGTCTTTAAGTTTTTGTTCATTATCTGTCATATTACTTCCTCCACTTTAGCTTTCGGGATTTTTCGTTTCCAAGTTCTTAAGACCATGTTAATCCCTTTCCGCGCCATGTCTACCTGACCATATAACGGGGAATAAATTATCTCATCAGCACAGTGAAGTGCCCCGTTTCTTTCTGCATCTGCCTTTAATAGTCGCTGCACCGACTCAAGGACATTTGCTGCCTTTTCTAACTCTCTAACGTAGTTTTCAATCTCAATACGTTGCTTATCTTCTTTCTTGTTCATATCTTTGTCTCTCCAGACACTCCTTCTCTCACCCCAATTAGATCGTACACTTTTTTGTCGTTTAATGGCTTACTATCAAGGAGAGAGAACATAAAATTTTTCAAATCAGATGGAACATTAGAATTAACCCACAGCGCAAAATCCTTGCGGGACTCTTTTGGAGCTTGATTAAATTTCTCATAACACTCATTAACCAAAAGTGTTCGCTGTTTCTGAAAATTCTCTATTTCAGACTCTACTTCGACACGGTATTCTTCTGGAGCCAAGGTGATAAGTTCCTTGGCTTGCCCAAGTCCCAAAGCTTCTAGAATGGATTTCCTAGACAACCTTGAAATGAACCTGTGGGCTGCAAGATAATTGCTGCCTTTAATCTTGACCAAGCGGTCGGCAAATTTCAATACGTAACCCTCTTCCAAAACAGACAAATCTTTCACATTATCCAGTAGAGAATCTAGAGAACTGAATTGATAAGTTTTTGGAGAGAAGACACCCAATTCCTTAGCCAGCTTTTCGACTTCTGCGCTTCCCAATAATTCATTGGAATAACGATGACGAACTCCAATAAGATACAACCCTTCTGGGTAGCCTTTCTTTTTGTAATCAATTACGATTTGGAACTTAGAACTGATAAGCTCAAACATCAACGTGTATTTCGTTACAAATTCTTCGTTTTTCAAAGACTCTGGCATAATGGATGTAGCATATATTCCGTGATCTGAAGACATAGAACCTTTGGTTGTTAATCGGAATTGATTTGGAACTCGTTCTTTGTAGAGAGTTAACATAGACCCATCTAGCTTTTCTGTCACTTCAAAAGCTCCAAGTTTTTCCAAAACTTCATATTTCGTTTCAGGCAGTTCATCTAGATTGAAGAACTTATCAAAGGGATGAGCAATAACTTCGTTGCCGTCAAGAATTAATCCTCGACACATGCGGTTAAAGGGGTTCCATTTTTTATCGAATTGTACTTCATTAGAATAATGAAGCATTATAGTGGTGGGAGTGAATGGAGAACAAGCGATTTTGACGCCGCTGCGTTCACATTCTGCTAATAGATTGTCATGCCACTTTAAGTCTGCGGCGGCAAGATAATGTTCTGGTGTATCGTATTGACTCATAGTGTTTTCTTAGCTTCGTCTCGTCTTTCGTGTATGCTCTCTAACAGGTCGATAAATTCCAAACTGTTCATGTCTTCTGGAGCTAATGCTCTTAAAAGAGTATGCACTTCGTCTCCACTCAATTCTACAACTGCCCGTTTGTACCCATCCAACAACTTCAACAAAACTTTCTCTCTCAATGGTTTACTGTCTACATTTATAAATTGCCTCAGCAATCCATAAGGCAAAACTGGGTTCCGCAACAAATAACTCTTGATGTATACAGCGTACTGGTCTTCTCTCAAAGCGATTCTTTCCAAAACTGAAATTGGAGTGTTTCTATTCTCAGCCACTCTTGCAACAACATGTGGGTCTTCATAACGAGACAATCTCTCCAACTCCAATGGGTCTTTGGAATCAGTAGCTTGATTCACAATCCAAAAGTCAGAGACTGGCGGTATGTCACTCATTGAAACGTAAGGGAACATAAATTGGTAGCGGGTGACAGAATCGGACTGTCATTTATGGCTTATGAAACCACCGTGTTAGCCATTACACCAACCCGCCAAAATTTAGGGACTTTCCATCCCTCTGCTAGGATCACGCACGACTAGCTGGTGCTCCAGGATTTATGAAGTTTGTGTGTAGCTCTCAGCCTGGCTCTTAAATGGTTGCGGGAGATGGACTCGAACCACCCGTCTCCGGCTTATGAGGCCGACGAGATAACCCCTTCTCTATCCCGCGAAAACTTATCGAACGTAGGAATTAGTGTGCTTCAACCAAGCGTGAAAATCAAAAGAAAACTCAGGGAAATCCAAACGTGCCTGATTAAACAATGCTTCTGATAGTCTCAATTGTTGTGTAGTATCCACAGTCGCGTCTAATCTGTAATAGCCGAATTTCTCTTTGCTGTAAACATCTGTGACACCATGATCTTTCAAGATTGTTTCGATTTTTTCCAGAATCGTGTATCCTGCTTTATGAATCTCATGTCCACAGTCTTCACAAGTATACCCTTGCTTACCTTTCCATAAATAAATCCAAAATCTATCCTGCGTTATCGTCTTGCATACTAGACACTTGTCACGTTTTACAGTCGTTTGCTTGCTCATGGAAGACTCCTTTCCCTTTTTCTTTTTGTTAATTTCTTTTTGTTAATAGGACTCTATTAACGATTTTACGAAATTTTTCGAGTTATAAAAAGTTTATTTTTGTTACAAATTGGAGCACAGGAAGGGAATCGAACCCCCGACGGTCTTACGACCAATGCGTTTGCAGCGCACCCCCTTACCATTCGGGCACCTGTGCGTCTAAGACTCCAGGCTTTTTTTAAGCTTGCGTAAAGCTTTATCAAGCTTATAGTGGAGGAATCTCTTTATGCTCTTCTTTCTTAGAAGGTTCTCGTTTATTATCAGCTTGATTACTACTTTCTTTACTGGCATCGTGGCTCTCCTGTTCTGTTTCTTCAAATTCCATTTCGGTCTCGACCTCAGTTACAATATCGTCTCTCAAGTCCCGAAGTTGCTTTTTAATTCGATTAGCTTTCTCTAAGTGCTGCATACGCTTTTCGCGTTCTGTCTTTTTCTTGTTGTTCTTATACGCCAACAAAGCCAAACCTTGTCCCAGGACACAGCCCTGAATATAAAAAAAGTATGGAATGATGGCATCCCAAGAAATATGCCCCTCTTCTACACCCTTCCAAAAGAGGGAGAAAGTAATTAAGTACACCACGCCGTCCAGCATCCGATTCATTTCAGCGAAGATCATGGTTTGACCCACCTTCAATCTGACTGAAACTAAGTTTTCGTATTCCTGGAGTGCGTACTCAACTACACCGATTCCAAATAAGACTAATGACCACCAATACCAAACCACAGGGCACCTCTAAAAATCACATTGCCCCCCGACAATACGGCTCTTTGTACTCTTTTATTTTACCATCTTCATACTGATAACTTCTGAACCAATGCTCATAAGAAATCTGAGCTTCTTTGACCCCATACTTAAAAGGAATGTGTATACTCTGATCGTTAGGTAGAATAATGTCCATGTATGCCTGATCTGCGTTCACAAACACCTGCTCCGCCACGTATCGGGCTTGCATTACACATTGGTCATCATAAATATGAACATCAAGAAGATTCGACGACAAGACGAGGACTGTCAACAGCTTACTTAACGTTTGCATAAGCGATCACCATTGAGAACCACATGATTTTGCACAAAGCGTGTAGCGATTGATCGACAACCATTCCGTACCACCCATGAGTTTTTCCGTAATCAATAACCCAATGAGAGATACCTTCAAGGATACCAATAAAAACTGATCCCGTCGCCAGGGCTACCAAACTAGCGTGAACAAACGCATGTGCAGTAAGCCAGTAGTACCACGGCACAATCTTCTGCAAAGGGCTTTCACTGGTGTAATACTTCTCTCGCCCCATTGTGTCCGTTTGAAACACATAATCGCCAAAGGCATGTGCGGCGAATAACCAAAACAATAGGGCGATCATGATGGCATCCGTCCTGAATAAATTGTATGATCCACTTCCATTCCGCATCCCGCACAGCGCGTGATAGGAATTCTCAAGCCGTCCTCATGCTCCAACTGCACCACACCCTCTGCGCTTCCGCAAAGACATGGGTCAATCGTGATGGTTGCCTTATTCGTTTTCCGCTTGTCCGTTTTCAGCTTCATGGCCTTCCTCCAATCGTGTCTTTGCTGTTGGATCGTAAAAAGCGTCTTCTAAAAATTTGAATAAGTCTGCTTGTTCTTTTTCTAATGTTTTGGAAACCTTCTGCCCCGATAGCTTCAAATCCTGCAAAATCCTTAACCCACGCACGACCACTGAAATTGGTATAAACAAACCGTTAATGCGATAATGAATCACTCCGTCTTCCATCATTGTCAGAGAACCCATTCTGGAACTCACGGGACTCAATGAGTCCGCCAAGTCGCGCTCCAATGTCTCAATCCGATCCAGAAGAAATTTAACATCATCCAGCGTATTTTCTAATGTCGTATGACTTAAAGATTTCCGCTTTATCGCGTCTCGCCAAAGGTGCTTTACTTCTTGTGCTTTATCCATAAATTCTCACAATGAAATCCAAGACCCAGGTGTGGCACATCACAAAAATCTTAACGTACCAGTACCCTGCGAAAGCTACAAACAAAGTTAGAAATGGGTCTTCTTGGATCATACCTAATTATACACCTAAAACGGTGAAAAGTCAAGGGGAATTTAATGCTTGATTATCAATTGTTTTCGTTGTCTTTTTGGTCGGCAACGGGGGCTTTTTGTTTAGGACAGGCGGGACAATAATAAAACTTCATGCCAGAACCAGGGATTACAATTAATCCTTCTTCGTTCCCACACTTCGGGCAAACATGAATAGTTTTGAGAATTTTATGCTCCGACATTACCCCTCCTATAATGCACGTAATTGACATATACGTCAATTGTCTGCATTATGCGTCTGAAATATCTATATCAAAATTGGAATCTGGAATAAAGACGATCTCTTTATCTTCCTTTACTCCGCGCTTTTGGATTCCTCTTTTTTGCAGCTTTCCGGTCTTCTCTAATCTCTTCTCTTCCTCTTTCTTCTTTTGCCCATCTTTTCGCTGTGCCATGTCGTTTTCTCCTTAGAACAAGTTCATATTCTGGAACGTCTCTATTTGATGTGTGAAAGTCATCTGGAAAGTATGTGTCTCTAGTATTGGAAAGACGTTTATCTGTGTCACTATAAAACATCACGCCCTCATGAAGACCATACCTATAAACATACGGATGGCCGAAGCCAATTATGTACTCTTTTTTGAATTTCTTTGCCATATTCTATTATACGCACTCCTTGTTAGTTTGTCAATGGAAATGGTAGCCCCAACGGGAGTTGAACCCGTATCACAACCTTGAGAGAGTTGTATCCTAGTCCGTTGGAAGATGAGGCTAAAACGGGTCGCAAATAGTCCAGGTGACGCCTGGGTGTTTCAGAAGCTCAGCTTTGATGAGCATTTCGGTTTGGCTCCACGGGACATTAAACAATCCCGAATTAAATTTGTTAGAATAAATCTTATGCTCTTTCAAAATCTCTGATTTCTCTAAAAACTCAAAAAAGGAAACCAAGGCTTTTTGGGTGCTGACCAAAATCTTATCTTGGGAGTCAACATATTTCCCGTATCCAATGCTAGTAAATAGGCACCCCATTACCTTATCTGCCCCGTTCGTTGGATAGATCACAGCGGTTCCTACCAATTTCTTTCCAAGCCTTTTACAATTTTCACTATACAGCCTTACCGCACTTGGAAAACGTTGATGGAATTCCTTTGCAATACCAGACCCCATTACACCACAACAGTTTGTGGCATGAACAAGAATTGCATTGCCTTCAATATCAAATAAACTTTTCTTTTCGTAAGTAATCATAAAATGGCTGGGGTAGAAAGAATTGAACTCTCTCCTACGGTTTTGGAGACCGTCGTGCTGCCGTAACACTTTACCCCAAAATTGGTGGGCTTTGTAGATTCGCACTACATTTCTCCCGCTAATTGGGAGCGACCTAGAGTTAGTCGATCAGCCCGAAAAGTAACCCACCGATTTGAGCATTGTAAAGAGGCTTGGCAGGTATTGTTAAATTGGTGCCCTCAGAGAGTTTCGATCTCTCTTCTCATGGTTGAAAGCCATGAATCCTAGCCAGTAGACGATGAGGGCTGGAGCGGGTAGGGAGAATCGGACTCCCATCTAAACATTGGCAATGTCTCGTACTACCACTGTACGATACCCGCAGCGGGTAGCGAGAGTTGAACTCGCTCCTGGTGGTTGGAAACCACTCATGCAGCCGTTAACACCTTACCCGCAAAATTGGCGGAGAGCAGAGGACTTGAACCCCAACCGGAGGATCACTCCGATCTATCTGTTTTCAAAACAGTAGCCAGACCATTCCAGCATTACTCTCCAAGCCCATACCAGAAGTCGAATCTGGATTTTCCGTTTACGAAACGGGTGTTCTACCATTGAACTATACGGGCACAGCCGCAAACAAGAATCGGACTTGTATTTCATCATTACCAATGACGTGTACTCCCATTGTACTATTGCGGCGAAGCCGACAGAGGGATTTGAACCCCCAACCTGCTGTTTACAAAACAGCTGCTCTGCCATTGAGCTATGTCGGCATGGTGGGTACGGAAGGACTCGAACCTTCAAGAACTCGCTTTTGAAACGAGTATGTCTGCCAATTGCAATCACGTACCCTGGTGACAAGAAGAGGACTCGAACCTCCAACCGGTCGGATGTAAACCGACTGCTCCGCCATTGAGCTACCTTGCCATTATACGCTTTACCGTATAAACTACTTTTATACGCTTTCGCGTATATTCCCGTTCGGGAATAAATTATCAAAAAAGCCACTTATAATTTCAAATATTCCCGTTCGGGAATAAAATCTGGTGGGTTCAGAGAGACTTGAACTCTCATTAATCGGGTAAGAACCGATTATTCTGCCTTTGAATTATGAACCCTGGCACCCTCGGTGAGATTCGAACTCACATCACGCTCCTTAGAAGGGAGGTATCTGTCCAGTTGAACTACAAGGGTATGCCCTGACTGAGACTCGAACTCAGACATCCCGCTTAGGATGCGGGTGCTCTTCCAATTTAGCTATCAGGGCTTCTTCTTTCACTGCGTAAAGTCTTCGTCCAGAACATCCTATGCTCCAAACTTTTCTGCATACAATGCAACTCATCCACCGATGGTATGGTTTAGAGTCGAACACGTTAAACTTGTTCTCGCAATCACACAATATTTTATCACTCATAAAATGGTGCCCTCGGTTGGAATCGAACCAACATCATCTCTTTCGTAGAGAGACATCCTATCCGTTGAACGACGAAGGCTAAGCCCCAAGCAAGACTCGAACTTGCAACCGTCTGGTTCGAAGCCAGACACTCTTCCAATTGAGCTATTGGGGCGGCTCCGCACGTTGGACTCGAACCAACATAGTTCCGGTTAACAGCCGGACTCCTTACCAATTAGGATAATGCGGAATGGTGCGTTGAGTAGGATTCGAACCTACAATGCCCCTTAACGGAGTCCTGGTTTACAGCCAGGTGGTTTCAACCATTTACCTATCAACGCTTGGTGCGAACGGAGAGATTCGAACTCTCACTAAGTCGCTCTTAAGGCGACCGACTCTGCCAGTTGGTCTACGTTCGCTGGTGCCAACGGTCGGAATTGAACCGACTGCCTCCTCGTCTTCAGCGAGGCACTCTACCGATGAGTTACGTTGGCGGCGGAGACCACTGATCCCGACTCAGAACCACATTTTCTGTGATCGCTCGGTTTAGCAAACCGGCCTGGCTCCCCGCCAGTTTAGTCTCCAACTTTTACTGCTACAATATCTTTGTTAAGCTCACAATCTTTTTCAGAACATCCCATACCACGGGAACTATAACAGATCACATGAAAGCGGCTTCCATTAGCATAGATGTGCTCTACTGTTCCGTCTTTCTTTTGAAATACGGGCAATGCTTCCCACTCATTAAAAATGCTGATGTATCTTGCCATTTTACTTTTCCTTTTTCAATTCAGTATCCCAGTAGCATGAATCAATAACTTTCTGCCATGCCGTTCTGATTGGCATATGTGGAGGGAACTCTATAAATGTCATCGCTCCTTTCCACGCAGGTCTACTTGGTTTCGCCAAAAGGTGCATATTAGCTTCTTCTGGTGTCCTGTCTTTCTTTCTTGAGTTACACTCGATGCAAGCTGTAACGATATTTGTCCAATCTGTTTTTCCACCGCGAGACCTTGGAATTACATGATCCAAATTCAAATCTGCACTGTGAAACTTGTTACCACAGTAAGCGCATTTGTGACCATAGTGCTGATAGATGTTGCGCCTTGAAAACTTCACTTCTCTCTTAGGTAGCCTGTCAAATTTATTTAAGCGAATGATATCTGGAACAGCAATCTTAACCCGTGGTGAATTCACAAACCCATTTGGACTGTCTTTCATGGCTGCTGAAAGCTCTGCCCAACTCTCAAAATTATAGTTGACGTATTGGTCATCCAAAGCTTCTGCTAGACCTTGGTACATGAGAGACACAGCTTTCTTCCAATCCACAATTTGGATTGCATAGTAATTTCTGTTTAGCACCAAGACATCATTCATATCTCACCTCATTATCACGTTTATTATCACATTATCACGTTTATTATCACATTATCACGTTTATTATCACATTACCCAATTCATTACCTAGTTCCACGAATTGTTACCTAATTCAAATTTGGGGCGATGGACGGGGATTGAACCCGCTTCTCTGGCTTCACAAACCAGCACTTTACCATTAAGCTACCAACGCCATTCCATCCGCACCCGATGGGCACGAATGGAGTGCTACAAATATTAATGATCGTTTATAGTCTACCATACTTTCGTTCTTTTGTCAAGATATAAATGATCGTTTATGAAAATTGGTGGGTTCGGTGGGCAACGATCCCACAACCTTCCGGTTAAAAGCCGGCTGCTCCGCCAATTGAGCTACAAACCCTACGAGGAAGTTTTATTTAACGGTGTTTCGTCCCCTCACTCCACCCCAAACTTATTTCCAGTCAATCTTACCAGTTTCAAGAACCTTGGACACTTCATTTCTGTTCAGATACCCAATCCAGAAACCCGCCCAATATCCCGCAACCAGTCCAACAAGTAACAACAACATGTTATTCTCCTTTACTACAAATGGTCTGAGTGACAGGAATTGAACCTGCTGCCTCCCAGTTCCAAGCCGGGCCGTCTACCGATGACATTACACTCAGGTACTCCCTCGTAAGGACTCGAACCTCAATGACCAGATTCAGAGTCTGGCATCTTGCCATTAGATGACAAGGGAATTTTTCTTTCTACTATTACGTCCTGCAAAAGTTTCTGTTTGACTATGACAATTGGGGCAAAGCAATCTTAGGTTTTCAATACGTTGATCGTTCTTTTTTCCATTAATGTGATCTAATTGCAAAGATAACAATTTATCTAACCAAGTTTTGATACCACAAATATAACATTCTGGTTTTAACAATCTCACCTCAATCAATCTCTTTTTCAAATTACGCCTATTGACAGGTCTGTCTTGAACCAATAATTCTTCTAAAGGTATTCTATTATCTTTAGTTGTAATTCGTTTTGCCAAAATAGCTTTATACCAAGTTTGTCGTGCCATACCAAAATAACGAATCGTTTCCATAGCACTGTGACTTAATTCGTAATAAGCTCTTACTTTTTTCCAATCATATTTCATAAAATGGTTCGAGAGATACGATTCGGACGTATATCTTCCTCGTTCAAAGCGAGGCGAGTTACCAATTACTCTACTCTCGAAATACACGCCCAAATTGCGCTCCGTGTGTGACCGTTCTGCGTGGCGTGTTTGTTATAAAGCATTCATTGAATAATAGCTGCGAACTGCTTCTTCAAATGATTTCTCAACCTTCTTTGCATCTTCTTCAAATTCATCATAAGCGACCAAGACATCTACAAACCAAAATTTATCATAATCCAAAAATCTACAGTATCCACCTGTTGCCCAAAAGTCTGTTACTTCTTTTGGTGGGTTCCACCACCCGTGCATATTAGTGAACGCCCCCTGTACTGGCGTCACCTTCTCTGGGAGTGAGAAAAACCCAATTCCCTTTGATCGTCTCTTGCACCAACCCAGGTACAATTTTTTCAGTTTGTGAAACATAAATTGGTAGACTCACTCGGATTCGAACCGAGATACCGCCCTCATCTAGGGCTTAACCAGGTATAAGCTGGACGCACTGCCGTTGTGCTATGAGTCCAAATCGACACGGGAAGAATCGGACTTCCATTAGGCAGTTATCAACCGCCCGTTCTGCCATTGAACTACATGTCGTGGCGGAGTATACGGGTAACGCTCCCGTGCTGTCAGCTTGACAAGCTGGTATGCTACTATTACATCAATACTCCAAATTGTGCCTGACAATCGGGAGCACTCCGGCTCCATTCCCCTGTGTTCATGGGGTCAACTGCAAGGACTTACCTTGAATTCTTTTTGCGGTCGGGGATTGCAACCCCGAAATGCTTAGGGAACGCCGCGCTAAAGAACTAGAAATTGGTGGGCATAGAAAGACTCGAACTTTCAAAATTCCGTTTCTAAAACGGACGTGTCTGCCAATTGCACCATATGCCCTTGTGAATAAGATTGGATTTGAACCAATAATTTACCACCATTATCACTGAACACCCGTGTTGGTGATAGCGTCTGCCATTCCGCCACTTATCCTGGTGGAGATGACAGGATTCGAACCTGCTACCCCCTCGTTGCAAACGAGGTGCTCTCCCAATTGAGCTACATCCCCAGATACTACATTATACATCATTTTCTACAAAAAGTCAACTGAAAATAAAAAGACCGATTCTCGCTTGATTCGGGAACCGGTCTTTGTTTTATATTTGTCTTTGAAACCGACGTTCCCTTTATTCTTCTCCTGGCTTTTTGCCTTGAGCGGCTGTATTGAGACCCAGAGGAGATAAAATATACCCTACGCGCTCTCTATCACTAGAGACCGTGCTAAACGGCATATTTATATGCGACCATTGTTTTAGGTTCACTTTCTTTCTCCACTTTTTAGTCTCGTACAACCCGAAAATAAAGGGTATGTAAAAGTTATAATAATGTACGACCATACTACACTAACATTCGAAAATATTATACGTTTCAGACTTTGAAATCGCCTTCTGTTTTTTGCCTGTGTTCCTCAATCAACTCCACGGCTCTCAACAAATCTGTTCCAATGTTCTCAAATCTCACAGCCAGGCACTCTAGAAATGGCAACTCCCCGCGCTTCGGACTGGGCACCCACCTATGAACTCCATTAATGATCCTGACATAGGTGTCCTCTTTGTCTTTTTCTTTTGCCCTGAATACCATCCCAACAAAAATCTTAGGGTTCTCTTTCAACTTCGTGTACAAAAAATTGTATGGGGATACTGACACCCGCCAGCCGCCCCCTGCGTCAAAATTTGTATCGGCAACAACTGCTTTAAGGATTATCGGTTCTTCCAGTGTCAGAATACTCATCTGGTTTCTCCCGTAAACAATCTACTTCTTCAAGCATCGCACATAGTTCCAACACCGACATTCTCTCCCCAATGATAGACTTCAAGGATTCTACAACAAACTGTCGGTCTTTATTATTGTACATATAATCCATGAGAATGTCAACAACAAAATTTCTATCAATCCTTGGTTCCCCTTCTTCGGTATTATCCAATAGGCGAGGTCCAAGTACCTCGTCAAGAACTTTATGAATCCTCTCAAGCGTCATTTTTAATAGCCTTCCTAACGGCACGGGCTTTCTCAAGCACCGCTGCCTTCTTTGCTTTGTCTTCATCAGACAAAACTTTCTTCCTGAACAATTTAAGAACCTGCAAGGCCACTTGTGTATCTGTATCAGGAATCAAAAACACTGTGGCGTCATCTGCATCCTGTAAAACTTTCCAGGTGTGCTGCCGCCTTACCTTCGCGGCAATCTTAGAACCTGTCACTGCTATGGCGATCTGCGAAACATTGTGTGGATATGCGTACCCATATTTTCCGCGCAACTCCAAATACCGCCACTTCTCTTGGGTCTTACTTGGCATTGTTTCCGCCTTATAAGCGTCATCAACAAATATCTTGAACTTACGACCATACTTGGCCTCGAAGTCCATAATGTGTACCTCCTTATGCTGCTTGTTGCAATTCCTCTGCGATCTCAAAGATTTTTCCGAACTCGTTAGTTAACAAGTCGCGGGTCGGCTGACCATCTTTGACGATAAACATAGCTGGAGCGTACTCTTCCGACTCTTGCAGTACAACAATACTTCCTTTCTCGTACACGTCTCTATCAATCGTTAACTTCTGCTTCATCACTGCTCTGAACGTTTTCATGGAAGCCCCCTGTATTAACTTGATCTATTTCGACTTTACCATCTTCTTGTACTCGATGCCTCTGGACAATGACTCCAGTGTTTCCTGGTAAATCAGAGGCGGATACCCGCCCATTCTCTATTGCTTCTTTCTTTGTTAAAAATTCCTTGGCGTTACTAAACCCAGCTTCCCACACTGCATGATGCACACCATTTGTAATGAATCCAACATTGCTCAGGTACAACCTCATTCCGTAAGTCGTCCATGCTGACACAATGAAGAATTCTTTGGCGTACTTTTTACGAGGCATCTTTCTCCCGTGGCTTCTCCACGATTCGTTGAGACTTCTCATTCCGTTGATAGTAATTGATGTACTCTCCACCAACTTCCCCCGTGATACCATCAGTCAAGTAAACAGCTTTCTCTGTCTTTGGACTGCCTTCATATTCAAATCTGCCGTCCATTTCTCTCAGAACATAGACCTTGCGTCCGAAGTCTCGCGCCAAAGCTTTCAAAGTCTCTTCGGCCTCCGTTATATCAAAGTCCCCATACCACACTTTCCCATAGCCTTCCACGACAATGTTGGAATTCCACACAACAAAGTGCGTACCCAACTTGCTCTTTGGCGCACGTTTGGAACCAGATAGCATCACCCCAGCCCAACCAAGGTGTTTACCCACAATCTCAAGTTGCTGCTGACGATTAAGTTCTACAGCCATGACATCCTCCTATTGTAATTCTACCCTACAGTATACCATGAATTCGCCGCCGTGTCAAGGGCTAGTTTCTAAAAAAGGCTGTGTAAAATACAGTATAAATCGTCAGTTTTGACGATTTAAGCGTCCTTACCCTCTTTATTACCCTCTTTTGACGAGTTACCCCTTTTGCGTATTTTATAAAGAGACTCCCTCTTCGAGGGGGTCAAAGAGGGAGTTGGTTATTGCGACCGAGCAACCAAATTAAACGGATGCTGTCTCTGACTCAACTGGCTTTACGAACTTCACTTGCCGTTGGTCATTCTTTTCCAACTTGAATCCTCGATCCACCAAAACAAACATTCTCGAACGAATGTTATTGATGAGAGTCGCCAAGGTGAATTTACTCCCCGTTGGGGTTGTTAACTGTGCTTCAAGGAATAGGGCTATCTCTCTGACAGTGCGACCACCTTCTAACAGCAAGGGGTCGATTGCAGAGGAAAGAATACCATCCCGTCCACGTTTTCCTGATTTTGTACCCATTTTACTTTTCCTCCATTCTATTATACATCTTTTATTTGTCTTCGTCAATCTCTTTGTTTCTTTCATCTGTTTTGTCGAATAGGTCTTTGGCTTCTTCTTCTCCGAAAAGCTTCTTCATATCTTCTTTGGCTTTATCTGTAAACTCTACTTTAAGGGGCTTACTGCCGTTGGCTACCCACTCCAGATACTGTTTCGTCTCGTCATCCATCGACTTTTGGCTTTGGACAAATAACCTAAGCTCAATCTCTTTCTCATAAAAGTCTGCCCCCAACTTATCCTTCAAATGCTTTCGAGCAGCATGAAAATAGTGTCTGGAGTCCAAATACTCATCATGATACCAGTAGGTTTTCCAATCGTCACCACCAGACACATCCTGCCATAGTTCTTCTGGTTGTCCAATATCTCTGTTGACTTTATTGTCAAAATCAAAATTAGATTGTGAACAGATTCCAAATCCCAACGGCAACCAATGCCCCCATTGGTCAGACACATCCACATCATCCCAACCCATTTTATCACTGTGGTACGCCATGCTTGACAGCTTTATAAATTTAGTGCGCTTGAATCGCCATTTCCAAGTTCTCAGAAGAACCCACTCTTCAACGCTGTATCGAACATCAATCCAAGCAAGAGCCAACTTGAGTTTAAGATCGTACCACTTTGTCAATGTAGTTTGTTTAATAGCTTTCAGAATTTGGCGTTTACCTTTGGGTCCCATTTCTTTTCTCCGTTACAATTTCGTTAAGTGAAGCTACAAAATCCAATATGTTTACAGGCAGGAACGTAAACGTGTAAGTATGCGTCCTCCCATCTCCCAACTCTGTCTCTCTTACAAATGATTTCATAATCCCAGGAAATGTGTGTGTCTTGGTCTGAATCAAAAATGGTTGCCCAACCTGAAAGGTATAACCATTGAAAAATTCATCTTTTATTCTTATGTAATGAACCCAATACTTCATATGCTCTTCATGACTGCCGTATTGGGACTGCCCCCATAAGTAATCCACCCTCAGTTCACACCAAGTCTTTTCCCCACCAAAAGTTCGCTTTGCAATGGGGTCGTACAACTCAACGTCTGTCAATGTTATTTCGTTCGACATGTATCAAACTTTTGGGGCTTTAGATTCTGGGTCGTTCAAGTCTATTTTCTGATACACTTTTATTCCCAATACACACAACTTAGGATCAACTCCAAATGCAGCCTCCAACCAATCGTGGTGCGTTATGTAGGTGATGTTAGCTGCTATCTCACGTCCTGTATACTTTTTTCCATCCCATTCTCGCAAATATAAAACAGACCAAAGACGATAAGGTTCTTTCCAAAAATCTTGGGAACGGACTTCGTAAGTTTTAATACCATCCCAAATAGCTTGGAACGCTGCTGGCAAAGTCTTAGATTCTTCCATTATTTGTCCCCGTCTTCTTCTTTTTCTTCTTCAATCGTTGTCCACATAAACGGTACATAGGCTTTCCGACCATCAGATAAGGTTAACTGCCAAGTTGACCCCGATGCCCCCAAGGTAACATCAAGAACATGTTTGTAAGTAATATCAGCACCAAATGGCACTTTAATTTTCACCAAAAATAATAATACCAATAGCATCATCCATTTCTTCATTTTCTTTTTTTCTCCTCTTGTATCGCCTCAATCAAAAGGGCAATCTCCGTTTCTAGTCTATGGATCATATCAAATGCTTCTTGAACACGATATTTAATTCCTGATTTTAACTTCTCTATTTCTCGAAGTCGTTTTAGCAGGTCTTTGTCTTTCACACTGGCACCTTAAGCTTAGAACGTATAGCACACACCACATCTGTTGCATCGTCTAAGGCGTCATGGGAAACGGGTTGGCGTCCAGTCAGACGGTTGATCTCGCTCTGCGTAGGGACATATCCGAAATCCTGTAGGTAAAGGGAACCAATGTCAATTACTCGATGACTAATCCACCCGTCATTTGCGGAGGTTATGAACCCATTTCTCCGCAAAGAAGCAATATCAAAATCTTTAACGTTCTTCCCAGCGAAAGTAATAGACTTGCCAGATGGGTCGTAATGGCTTCGTAAAAACTCATGGAAAACGTTTCTTGCTTGTTCCGTGGCTAGAATCAGGTGATTACTCTTGGCCTTAGCTGCATAGGCGATCTCTTTGAAAATCCAAGCGTTCATGGATATAGCAACTGGGTCAAGCTGTCCGTGGTAGACTTCATTGGAATTATCTACGAGAAACGATATTCTTTCCAGCCCGTCAATGGGGGTCACGCCATCATCATAAATCATGGCGACTTGAAGCACTTGGTCATATTCCATTAAACCAGTTGTCTCAATGTCAAGGGCGATGTAGGGTTTTATGTCCATATCTTATTGTACGTTATAATTTGATGAAAGTAAAGTAGTTTTATACTTCGTCGTTCCAAGGCTCGTCGTCCAAGGCGTCGAATCCTGCGTCCAGGTCTTCATGTAAATTCTTCTCAAATAGCTCATTATCAACGAAATACTTTCCAATACGCCTGAGCAACCAATACGGCACTCCCGTCTTTACAGGTGCATTTGTAATTTCCGTGGCCGCACAGTTCCAACACTCATGCAACCATTCTTCATTGGGGTTGGTTGATTCCTTGTTGGTCATGTCCATCCAATTCCAACAAACCCACATTGATTTGCAGCGTTTACACCGTCTGATTAAATTCATTTTTCACTCCCGATAATAATAAAGTAATGGTCGTCTGGTTTCACATTGAAAAACACCAAAGCATCTGGCCGTACCACATAGTACACTTCTTTCGTGTCCTGGCCGTCTGTAAACCCATCGGGATACAATTTATCTTTGCCACGCCCGATGACCACAATGATTTCTTTATATGTGGATAGATCGGCCTCTACAAAATTCCTATGGCTGAAATCTCCCTTATACTGCCTCTCAACAAGAGTCTCCCCAGGATGTTCCCCGTGGATACGCGCTGTCGGGTCACACCCAAACAAAACAAACAATGGCAAAAGTAACAGCTTGTTTCTCATAACTCGTCTCCTTCTGGAAAGAATTGCTTTCTAAAAAACTCAAGAGTCTCAATGGCGTCAAGTTGACTTTGCTCTACACCTGGCAACCTCATGATTACATCCATGTACTCATCACTATTGTCCTTGATCGTCTTGCCTTTGAAAAATAGATCGTACACGTCGTCTACACTGCTATTGCCGATACTAAAACTAATTGAACTGCCGCTTGACCTCCACATACCAGTATCTGTGTCATTTGTAAAAGACAAAGCAGGAACGGCTAACTCCTCACCGAAATCTACTCCAATTATGACACTACCCGCTTCTGAAAATGTTTTAGTTCCCCCGACACTAATCTCTGTGTCGTTTTCGTTCATTGTCTAAATCATCCCTCAACTGTTTGATCTCTTTGTCTTTATCAATTAGTTCTTTCAACAACCATTCCACCAACCACCGACCGAGCGTAATGTGAGACATGTAGGCTGGCGTTTGTCTTAAAAGCTCCCGAACTTCATCCGGCGTACTCATTTGCCTTATCGTCGATTTCAACGAGAATGTTGAGTCGCGCCCTTTGGCTTATCTGATGAAAATTAAAAATGGTCTCAAAGTCTTCTTCCGTGAATTCCACCAACAGATTCGACAAGCCCTGTATAATATCTGCCTTCGCCCAGCAATAATGGCAGGGTTTGTTGCCACTCCTATTTGGTGAACAGTAGCAAACCTCTATCATATAACCTGCCCTGGGAATTTTACCAAGTTGGCAAACTCATGCTCAAAAATAAATCGGTTGCGCTTCAAAATATTTGATTGGGTGTAGTGAAGCTTATTCACCGCTTCATCAAACGTTGCCCATATAAATCTGTCCATTTCTGGAAACATGTTGCCGTCCTTATCCAGAACGAGCTTACCTTCTTTGTCAGTTACAAAACTGAGGCACTTTGGTTCTTTGTCTATCGCCACATCGACAAAATGGGCAAACGCCACAAGAGATTTCTTATTGTGAACGTAAGTTTCTGCCCCTAAAAAAATTTCATAGCCTGGGTAGTCTGTAATCATCAAACCTGTTTCTTCTAAGAACTCCCGCGCCATCGTTGTGTGGTAGGTCTCGTCGCCGTCCCTCTTGCCTTTCGGAATACTCCAGAAGCCAGTGCCATCAGCAGAGTGAGTAGGATGCCCAATCAAAATTCGTTTGTTCTTGTCAATCAAAAACACACCAACTGAAATGACCATGTGACCTCCTTTAAGTAAGACCGTGGGGAGAGTCGAACTCCCCACGATCTCGAAACTTATTTCACCAATTTAAGAACTTCTTGCAGAGCCGCATCAGTACGAGCCGTGGAAAGAGCCACGCCGCCTTTGAAGTCATGCGTAAGGTACTCTGTGATGCCATTGTAGAGTGCCCACGCGCTAGGCGTACCGTCCTGGCCTTTGCCAGCGATCCAGTAACCAAGAACCTGATCGGTTCTACGTTGTCCTACCAGTTGCTCCACCAATTTACGCGCCACATCTTTGTCAACTACAGTGTTCGCCAAGCTATTGAACGTCTCATTGCATCCCAGGAACATCTGCCGATAATTCTCACTCTTGGAGCCGAACGATTCCAACGCTTCATAGATGTTGGCATTATGACGCCCAGCGAAGCCAATGGACTCTTTTGACGGAGCCGACAGGCCGTTGGTGCATCGCAAACGCCAGAGACCATAGGTCGCACGAATTTTGCTGGTTCCGTCTAACGTCGATTGCAGTGTCAGACGGGCGTTAACAATGTCTCCAACTTGGCGAGTTTTCACTTCAAATGACAACGATTCGTCAATCAATTCAACATATGCTTTCGCACCGAATTTCTCAACACTGGTCTTAGAGACCTTCCAACCTTCATTGTGCATCTTGTCTAGGATTGGGTCTAACGCCGCTTTATGGCCTACCAGTTCGTAACGGTCAGAAACAATGGCAAGCGTTTTAGCAGTGTCCGTTCGAGTAACACCAATGAAACCAGGAATGACAACGCCATTCTGGTTAAAGATGGGCTGCTTCTGAACGGGAATATCCAACAGCCTCAATGATTCTAGGCCGTTTTGCGTGGCTTTCTTCGTGGCAGTGAGTGTTTCCATAATGTGCCTCCCTTGCTTCGATTTGGTTACAATACAGTATACCATGTTTTCCTGGTTTTGTCAAGGGTTTATTGACACTCAAAAAATAGGAGGTTGATGGGTCTTCTACGGACTGAACCCAGGGAACCTGAATTCACCCGTGCCTTATTCGTTTATTCGGCACCGACCCACCAACCGAGGGGGAACTACACTACATTGTACATCAATACTGCTGAAAAGTCAAGGCTTTTTGAAAGCCCCTATCAACGCCATAATCACGTCGTATACCAACGCCAATGGCGATAGAATTATAACAAACCAAAATGGGGCTGTGAAAAACATCAAGAACGGATGATTTCCCGCGAACGTGAAAAACATCCTGATTATTTCAAGCAGCATTACGCCGCCTTCTCTTTGCTTCTGCCCGTTTCTTCTTGTTCCCTTTCTTAATTCTTCGTTCTACCGACTTGAAAAAAGTCTTATCCCGCCTCTGCATGGTGTTCTCCTGTGGAACTCGTTTCTACATTATACGTAATAAACGTGTGTCTGTCAACCTAATTATTTGGAATCGCGGAACGAAAGGAAAATTGGAAATCTCAAACTCTCCTTACCTTCCGTCACTTCAAAGCCTTTCAACTTTATCCACTGCCGCACATAGGGGTATGGATTCTTCCAAATCTCTGTCCGCTGTGCCTCAGTGAATCCAGAACCCACACTGACGGCGTTTCTAATTCCTTCCACTTCAACAATGAAAGAACCCAGCATACCTTTGTGTTGTCCTGTGCCTTCTTCAAATCCAATTATCTGTCCATCGTATTCGTCATGTGGTTTTAATTTCATCATGATGCCGCTCTTCACCGTAACGCGCTTCCATTGATATGCGCCATTTGGGTCTTTCAACATCAATCCCTCGAAACCTTGATCCAATGCCCACTGATAGAAATTCTGCACAGCGGCTTCATTTTGCAAATCTTCACTCGTTACAACGCTGACATTCTTAACACCTTCTTTATTCCATTGCTTCACAGCGATTGCCAAATTGTTTATGCGTGTCAGATAAACGTATACACTTTTCTGACATGCCCATTCATCTTCTCTCATGAAATCATACGCGCAATAGTAAATGCCGTCCAACGGCTTATCCTCAGAATTCAAGATGGAAGCGATCTCATTAAAAGATAGTGTATCAGAGTAAAGCTCTCCGTCAATCACATGCTTGGTGTTTCTCTTCACGAACTCTTCAAAGTATTTGTTTAGATTCTCGTTACGCACAGGCTTACCGTTGCGCCCCATGAATACCCGCTCTTTAGGAAAGTATACGCACCTGAACCCGTCCAGTTTCGTCTGAGCTATGATGGGGTACTTTATGTCAGCCAGCTTCGGTTGTTTGGCGTCCGCCAACATCAATCCGAACTCTGGAATTAATCGCGGCTTCACCTTATTTATAAGTTTAGCCCCGAAGTTCAGAGGCTCTTTTAAGAGGATGGTTTGAAATACCCAAGCTTCATCTTCATTGCAGTCTTTGAAGAAGTCATAAACTGCGGCCAAGGCTTCATGACCTGTCACTGTTCTCCGATGTAAAATTCCAGTGAGTTGAAGGAAACGATCATAGTTGGTGCTGTTCATGAACGGAAATGCTTTGGCGTCTGGCCGTGCCACTGGGAGCTTCGTCACATAGAACTGACGGAACGGATTTAGATGAAGCTCTAGAAGTTGGAACAATTTGAAATTGCTCACATTGTCCTTTAACAGCTTCTCCTTTTCTTTGGTGGAAGCGGTGTTGGAAATCTTCTCTATGATCTCTCGTAAGTCTTTCATTACTCCCCCTTTTCTTTCTTTAGCCACAGATCAATGTCATCTGATGAAATTACAAATCCATCTTGTGCTGCCGCAACAATAAATTTGTACTTGAATGCCTGATAATAATGAAGCGCGGTTGATCTGCCATACAATTCTAACAGGATCGCCAACGCTAACTGAGAAGGGCCACTGCCGCCATAGCCCCATTCAAATCCTGTTGGGGAATGGGAATACACTTCCAAAGACGGTTCCAGTGTAAGTTGTTCACCATCTATAAAAACTTCCGCCCCATTCTTTGTCCGTTTTCCTATGAAAAGCTTCATATCTATATTATACCAGATAAATTACAATTTGTCAATGGCTTTCATCTTGTCAAAGCTGGATGGTTGGGGCTTGTTACCATAATCAGCGAGAATCCAACGACTTCTACACATCTTGCATCTACATAAACAAAATCATTGTGACCTTGAAAACCTATAAATGGTGTGAATCCCGCTCTCGTATCATCCCATTCCACTATCTGATTTACTTCCGCACCCATGTACGAATATCGTACAACATCCCATCGGTAAATTAATGTTTCATTTTTATCTCTTAAACCAGTGGATGGGAGAATAACAAACTCACCTCTGCTTGGAAATTCCACAAGCAACACGCCGTTCTCATCTATACGTTCCAAACGCGCACCTGTGGAACCTTGCGTCTGTAAAAACAGAGTTTGAATATCCCACACCTTATTTTTGTACCATGCTCTCAGTTGCATAATTTCTCCTTAAATCATAGGCCAGATTACCCACCCTTTTCCAGTGAAACCGGACAAGGAGGAACCACAATACTAGGCTTGTACTGGCGAGGGTCTGCGTTATTGACACGAAGTACGGCCAGCAGTCCTTGCCTCCGTATCACCTAATACCACTCCGCTGCTGCGCTACTTAAATAGGTTCTTGAAATTCAACCACAGGCATTTGAAAAAACCATGTTGTGACTTGATATAATTTCTCTGAGCTTCCTGGGCTTGCTCTTGTTTTATTCTAGCTTCCAATGGATTCTTTTCGATCCACTGTCTATGTGACCACTCATCACTCTGAAATTCGTAATCTTTGAGATATTCTTTGGCGGCAAAATACTTGTCTGATTGAAGCTCTTTAAGAACGTCTTCCCCTCGAATCAAGGAACAGAACGCATTAATACCATCGCCGCCGAACTTCTCTTCCACTTCCAACATCTTTGGTAAATCTTGGATATCTACACGTTCCGCATCTGCACACGCATAATAGAATGTGTCATTACAATTAACGGAGACTTCAAAACAATACTTCTCTAGCATCTTGAAGAGAGGATCGGTTTTGAGATTCATTATTTTCTCCTTTTTCCCGCTTCAATCCCGCTCTTAAACTGCTCCGTCAATAATGTTTGCAGATTAGAAATAGTTGCGTCAGTAAACTTCGATACATCGAAATGATACGATAAAAAATTAACAGCCAATAAACGGGCTGTCAATGCTGGTTGAGAACGTCGTTTCATTACACGCAAAATTCCTTCTTCATAATTACTAATGTACTTGATACCTTCTGTGGGGCGTATTTTTTTCAGACGACGCTGTTCTTTACGATCTTCTACAAGATACATCGCAAGAGGTACAGTTTTCAAAAGTCTAGAAAGCTCTTTATATTTCGCCCGTGCTGTTCTTGCATACTTCCTATTTGCTTCGCTCATTTTGTGTTACCTCCGTTTTTTGTGGTATTTGATCGACTACTTTAGCTTTCATGGTCAAACTCAAGACCCAAAAGAAAATGATATGGACGGCTATGATAGGCATGTTACCTCCAGGCGTTATCAAAGTCATATCGAAGCTGTTCATTCTCAGCTTCTAGACGTTTGATCTCTTCCAATAGGAATTGAATATCGTCGGGAATTATAATCTTCCCGCCGTTCAATGGTAGAAACTCAACAGAAGTCTTATAGTTGTGGACGGCATCCCACAACCTAAAGAATCTATCAACTCTGTTTTCTTCTGGTCTATTTGACATATCCAAAACTTTTGGCAGCATCGGGGTTTTCCAGCAGGTGTCCAAGAACAGCTAGAGCATGTTCAAGCTCCCAATCACCGCGAATGAATTGTTTAACTTTATTGTCATAAATTCGGACAAAGGTTCCTGTGGGTTTTCCACTACCTTTAGAATTATAAATATAAAACATCTTCGTTGTGAATCTAGTTTTTCTCACTTTAACGCGCTTCAATGCTTTGAGTGATTTGCGCCATTTTGCTATTTTCTTTGTTTTTGGCATAGTGTTCTCCTTGTGTATTATACGTTCTTTTTACGGGTTTGTCTACGTTTCTTTCTAGCTCTGGGTTTCTTCTTGGCACCTGTGACAGCATCGTAAACTTCCATCATCTGAGACAACTCAATCGGTGAAGCTAAATGTGCCAGATCAACGGTGCAGGTGATTGACTCCAACAAAAATTCTCGGCTCTTATCATGTCTTAAAGATTGATACACGCCATTGATGTATTGCATGATACCGCCCCGTGTCACATCATTGGCGGGTTCCCGTTTGTTAAGAGCCTCTTCCAACATCCGATGGAACTTTCTCAAGAGCAACCATTTCTTGAACGGCATCTCTCTCCGACAACTGATACAAAATCTATTACGGATATCAAACTTCTTGTTCCAATCAAATTGATAGTTATTGTAACAGTTCAAACAGGTTTGATAGGAAACAGCCTGTTCTGTAGTTTCATCATCATAACTATAGGTTTTGGTGGTAAGCCAACGCGAATAGGGAAGTCGCGTGATTTGCTTACGCCTGGGATTTTTCCGAATTGTTCTCTTTCTTGGCGGCATTGATCGCATCCTTTATAATTTCTTCCATCGTTGACCTATAGACTTCAATCCTTTCACAGGCTTCGAGGTTATCTATTTTCTTGGGGTGAACATCATCAAAAATCAAAACGTCTCCAAAGGTTTCCGTGGTACGTTCTCTCCAAGGCCCAAGCTGACTAAACTCCACAAATATGCTCCCAGTTTCGTCAACGCCATGAAAGGACAAATGCTTTAGAGACCACGGAATGTGCATCAGAATTGAACTTAGAACACCTCGCGGTATAACCAGATCATAATTGTCAGCACCCATCGCGTAGTAGACCATCGTATCAGTGACTGGCTCCGTATATAGAATGTATCTTGAATACGGCTCATCTCTATTCACTGGTTCCCCGACAAATTTCTCTGCCATTTCTTTTGCTGCTTGGTGCGCCATTAAGAGTTCTCTGTAGCCTTCAAACATAACTTCTCCGCGATATACTGGTCAGCCAATCGTTTAACAAGCAACATGAGCCTGGCGGTGGAATCGTCTATATTACCTTCAAACCGCAAAACATTATCCTTGAAACCAATCTGGGCGATCTTCTCTCCATCTTTCCCCATGATATGAATTTCATGGTGGTTTTCAGCGGGTATCAATAGAATCATTTCTGATTGTGTGCCTTCACTGAATTTTAATACATTTGAATCTGGTACGCTATCAAATGTCCAATCACTCATATTATGCACACTTAACAATCCAACCCATTATCTTCTTGAAGCACCTGCAACAAACCCAATTCGTCAAAGGGTGATGAGGAAGTACAATTTCTTTACCCTCTACCATTATTCTACTAACCGCCTCATCTGCACATTGCTCAACTTTATGAGAAGCGGGACGCTTACACATAGAACATTTCTCTCCCACATACGATGGGTCTATCAAGTGTGGGATCGTCATTTTTAATTTCTTCTGAATAGCCATTAGTCCTCCGCAACTCCGTCTCTGATTTTACTGCCCCACATTTCGCTGCCCATTTCTAGTTCACGCTTGAACGACTGGAAGTTTTCAATCGCCGCTTCTTTGGTCGGCTCTGGTTTAAGAAGCTTCGTAAGACAAGTAGACGTACACCGAAGAACGTAGTGAGAGCCAGTGCTGCTGACAGTAATTTCACCATAACACAGTGGGCATTCCAGCTTACTGTCCACTCCCCTGTTCCTTTGCAAGCTTCTCAGCGGCCTCGACTTTCGCCTTTTTACGGGCACGACGCTCTTCTGCATAAGCAGAAGAATTGAACGCAAAAGTATTCTTGCGTTGGCTCTTACGCTGTTTCCGTGTTGCACCATCTGCTACTGTTGCGTACTTCTTGAATGCTGGCATGTTAGTCAATCCTCCCTGGTGATTCGTATTTAGCTCTCAATCTCAAATATTCTTCTGATTCTCGCTTAACTTGTTCCTCGGCATCTTTCATCGCTTTCTCTTGCTTAAGCTGTTCTTGCTTTGTTTTGTAAGCTTCCATCCCTTCTATGAACAACGGATTGGAAAACAGGCGGGTTAGCCAACCGCCCACGTCAGAAACATCCCATTCCTTCTCGTTTCGTTCTGTTGGCACCGACACATCTTGAAACTCTACATATTCTTGTTCTAAAATGTCGTACTCAGATAGAGGAAATCCCCAAATACGATTAGGAACCAATCGTTCGATAGCTCTATTCTCAAGGTCGTATAAAGTATCTGCTATAATTGTAATACGATCTAAGTCATCGTAGCAACTGCCACAATGTTGTTTCGGCATTATCTGAAGCCGGTACTTAGTCTTGAGTTGGGCTGTTACTTCCATTTGTTTCCTCCGTAGGCGATGGAGCTACTGGCGTACACTCCATCACATCATTTATAACAGGTCGCGGTCGTCTCAATATTGTGTACTTGATAAAGTTCTTTGTATCGTGTAAAAACCAATGGATTCGGCTTCGCAGTTTCCAATGCCATTTGCTGTTCCGCTCATCGACATCATACCAAGTCTTCCCCCCATCTTCTGAGAATTTGGCGGGATCGCGGCGGTTCTGCCATACTCCCTTACCATTAAAATATTGTGTCACTTCCATCCATTCTGTAGGATTAGAGGATATGGGTGTCAAGGTTCTGAACCTCGCTACCCTATTAAAGATTTCCAAGGTCATGCCAGCTGAGAATCCTGAGTGTCCCTGGGCTGCAAACTTTTCTACCAATTCCAATACTGCATTGCCAAGCATTCCGTCATAGTCGCTGTCTTTGTCAAACAGTCCAGCGCGAGTCAATTCTTCTTTTGCGTGTTGTACTAAGCTCATTGTTGGTCTCCTTGTATTTCCTTTGTAACAAAGGCATCCGCCTCGTCTTCTATTAATTGAGACAAAAATCCCACCAATGATATTCTTCGCTCCATTAACTCATGTTTATGAAGATCATGCACAATATAACCTGTCATGGGTTTTAGAATATCTAAGGCTTTGTCAATCTCTCGTATTAAACGATGTATTTCTAACTTCTTTTCTTCATTCATAAAATGTTCTTTCGGAAGGGTTCAAAGACTTTGCGAAATGGTTTGGCTGCTCTCTTCATACTTTTTGAAGTCATGGTAAAGTGAAGGCCAGTTGCCAAGTACGCCTGAGCCTCATCATCATAAACATTGTTTGCGTATCCACGGCCTTTCAGCTTTTTCTTCATTGTACGCCAAATTTGTTCTGGAAGTTTATTTATAAGTTTCCCCATTGTCCTTTGGTATTCAGAGTTGGTAGAAAACAACGCATGAGCTAATTCATGACGCAAAGTCTGTTGGTCTTCTTTAGGGTTCATGACGCCAATCAAATAGAATTTATTATCTTGGTGCTGCTGAGATATAATCTTTAGCACTGTGCTGTACATCAAATCATCATAGGGCGTCCACATGTCATATTCAGAAGTCCTAAGTTCTTTCAAGACTGGTATAATTACATGACTTGGAAGGTTGAACCCAACATAATCTGTGGGGTATGTGAAAGCTCCATCACCATACTTCTTTGAATACCATTCCATGAAATCAGAGATCGTAAAGAACTTCTCACGGAATTTGGGGGATTCGTAGTATTCCTGGTAACGTAAAAATGTCATGCTTAGGTCGTAAGCATTATTGAATTCTAGACAATAGATTTTATCGGCCAGCTTTCTTAACTTTGGCTTTTGCACAGGATATCTCCAACTCATGTAATAAATCTGCAAGGGATGCGTACCTGCCCATCAAATAAGACCCGTTATATGAGGTTTTGTCTGCAAGGTGCCTTTCATAGGCTTTCCTGGCTTCAATCACTTTCTTCTGAACGATCTTCTCGAACGTCGTCACTGAATCTCTCCTTGAATCGTATTTTGTTCTTAACCTTTCTCAGAACATCATCCACTTCTTCTTGTCTTTGAAATGAAGCACGATCTTCTGATAATTTCTCATTCAACTTGTCCGTTGCTTTTGTCATGGCAATAGCAAAATCCGTTAAGGCTCCCATCGCGGGTAACATTGAAATCCCAGAGGTTTTCTCCACCTCTAGTACATCGTTCTCAATGGCTGCATATAAATGTGTCAGCCTATCATTAAGGGCGAATAGTTTTGACCACTCATTTCGTGTCATTGTAATTTATCCTCTTCTTTTGTAATGTCTTCGTCAGTTGGTTGATCTGGTTCCAACTTGAAATCCATAAGGGCTTTGAACGCATCGGCTAAGGCTTTCTGCCGTATCTTAGAAAATTCCTCAGACATGTTCTACTCTCAAAAAATCTGGTGAAAAGAATCTGTCGCCCGTATGTTCGTTGTTACATGTCAAATCTACATCATACCCCGCAAACAGAGACGGGTGCATAACTCCTTGTCGATCTACGACTTGCCTACTATAAACTTCTCGTAGAACGGTTCCCTTACAGTCTTCATAGAACCCGTGTTTCACTCGAACAAAAGCCCCCACTCCTAATGGTTGGGTGCTGTCCAAATAATTCTCACGAATCCCATGTATAACGGCTCCGATTACTAATACAGTGGACGCAATCAAAATGACTTTGATCTTCTGATCGAACGTCATTTTAATTCTCTTTAGCTTTCGCTTCTTTGTAAAGTTCCCACAGTCGGTCTGAAATGTCCGCACCGAACGTGCTCATCACGTTCTTGGTGTACATGTTATCAGCCCACTGGAGAAGTTCTGAAAGCTCAGCCAATGACAACTCAACGATTAGCTTGCTCATAGAAGTCCCTCCGCTTTTAGTCTTGCGACATTGTGCTTAAGAGCTTGTGCCAAGAACTGTTCTGGTGTAAGACCCGATACTTCAATGGCTCTCTGAATCAAATCTGCTGTCTTGCCATAGAAGAACACCCTGTTGCGGTACACTCTACATTGAACTTTCTTTTTACGTTTCATATTATATTTCCTCCACTTTGGTAAGTTCGACAATCTCCCACCCTTCGTATTCGTAATCATTGTGATCGCGGATGATAGGCCAAGCTAGTCTGCCATCTTCGTTTTTTACAGCATCTAGGATTCTATCGTATTCGGCTTGGTCTACATTGTACTGCTTCAAATTTCTTTGATACTTATTAGCCTCCTCTCTTAAGACGGCCTGAACAGCGGTATTAATGGTTCGTTCTATTTCATCCAGAGAAATTTCTGGGTCTTCGGGTTTCTCTGGTTCACAATACCATCCCTCTGCAAACCTGCTTTTGACGATTTGCAGAGCCGCTGCATAAAGAACCTCGACGGTTGGAATAGCTACATGAACATCGCCATGCTTTTCATGTAAAATCAAAATAGAATCAGGGCTGACAAACTGTTCGTTGAATTTATCTATCCGCATAATGCGCTCTTCTGGTGTCAATTGTTTTGTCTTTTCCATATTATCCACCTATTCTCTTGACTGCGCCTTCGATCACTTCTACAATTCCAATCGCCAGAACACATGCCCAGCCGCCAAAGAGATGATACACGGCGACCGCTACCAAAATTTGCCCTACCAGCATTGGGATGTTAACTGTAAATTTCATTTTATTCTCCTATACTATTGTACATTCTTATTGTAACTTTGTCAACCTAAATTTGTAATTCATTGATACTGAGGGTCATTCACCCATTTCACTGCATCTTGATAGAAGTAATTCAGGTCTATATCGACACCTTGATTGTGGTGGAACCACAGTACAAATGCCTTGTTGCATATTTCGGCCTTGTGAAGAGCGTAGTACCATCTGCAATTCAACATTACAGATAAAATCAAAAGCCAAATCATTCCTTTGATGCCCCATGTAATTATTTTATCGTCATCCATTTAGTCATCCCCCAAACTCAATGTGTCTTTTACTTCAATCTTTATTATCCGGCCAACAGCATGACATCGCGGACACAAAACTCTTACTACTCCAAATGCGTCTGTCCAAGCTGAATAGCGGGTGCAACACTCAAGAATTACCTGGATTTCCATTCAGACCATCTACAATTGTAATGCCTTTCGCACACCATTCATTGACATCCGAAACATCAGGGCCGAACTGCGCCCCATACGATAGAGAGACAGGCTCTGAGTGTATTTCTTTATCATCAGCATTGTGATCCCAAATGAATAGGTTCCCAATATGAGAGCCTGTGCGCCACACTTCTAATTGGTAACGTGCATCCAAAAAACTCACCCACACAAGTCCTACGGATTCATCTGGGTCTGCAATTCCGAACTTAGCTTTTGGTTGGTTCATCTTTCTTCTCCGTCTTTGGGGTTTTCTTATGCGGGGTGATATAAGTGTTCCATCGGTTACGAAAGGCTTTCTGAGACCGACTCATTACTTCACGCCAATTGATCGGCGGTCTTTCTGTAATCTCTTTAAGAACTATTTTAGGCTGTGGGCTTTCCATCGGTTTGCTCCTTTATTTTCTTCTCTGATATCTCAGCGGTGTTTTTGAGAATATCGAAGGACATCTGTCTTGCAGTTTCAAAGTTTAAGATCAAATGATCGTTGAACGGTTTTCCTGTTCGCAATAAATGCCAACACCAACGTAGCCGCTCTCTGAACGACATCTTTCCCTCACCAGGACTCATCATCCAACCTGTTATAAATACTTCTGGAGCTTCGTCGTCATAGCTAACAGTTACGCCAGACGCGCTGCATTCACATGTGTAAAGCTTCTGTATATCATTCATACTTTCTCCTTATCCTCGTAAAATCCAAAATATCATCCAAAGCGTCACTGAGATCATAACTAGCAAGTCAACCAACGGATCGTCTTTTGTTGGCTTTGTAATGATTACTTTCTCATCAGGCTTTTTGATCTGTGTCTGGTCTGACATCGTAATTTCCTTTGAGGGGCTTAAGCTTGTTCTCTTGCATGGCTGATAGTTCTTCCAACAATTCAACAAGTGTTAGAGTGTCTCCAACATTGCCCCAGGTATACTTTTCAAGAGCGTCAAATAAAGGTTCGCGGGGTGCCTTATGTTTAATGGCGTAATAAACACTGAGAATGATACCTAACACATCTTTGGTGCCGATAGACTTGCCTTCTTTATCTGTTTGTTTCTCCCCCCATTCTCCAAACTTTTTAATGAGGTTCAGTCCGCCCTCTGGGATTGCTTTAGCGCATTGTGGGCAAAAGACGGTACATAGCATATAATCAATGGTATCTAAATCGTACCCATCCTTGCAAACCGTGCATTCCTTAAACATGTCCCGCTTCTCCCGTCTCCATCCACTTAGAAATTCTTTGAAGTTGAAGATGATTATGACGATCAATAGAAAAACTATCATCAACTGAGATACAATCCAGTTGCCTAAACTTTGGTCTTGATACCGTGGGATTTCCAATAATTCCCGCAGGTCTGTCCATACGTTCCTCACTTCTTTCCACATTCTCCGTCTTCCCTGGGGGTCTGTGCCCAACCCTTGAATCGCACTTCCACTTGTACAATGCCGTCTTCATCTACACACTTTCTGTGGGCTTTTAGAGAGGCCACGTCAGGATAAACTTTATTGCCATCCGAAGCTTCCCCAAGCTCGAATTCGTAATCAACCCCACACATGTACCCAATGATTGATTGGGGCTTCGCTTTCTTAACTCTCTTTGCCATTTGATTTGATTTCCTCAATGCGTTTGTCGATCTGTTCTTCGACATACTCATATAAATTACGATCACTTAGCCCAGGACGTTCTTTCCAAATATCATGTCCTTTGGCTAAAATGTAGAGTGTCCGTGCTAAACGCTTAGCTGCTTTTAGGTCGTCCATTTTCTTCTATGACGATTTCTTTAAGCTTTTCTGTTATGACCAATTGAGATTTCTGCATTGATAGCAAACAATCCAAGACGCCCACAATCCCTTCTGTCTTATAAACATGATCTATCATAATACGGAATTCTGCTTCTTCGGCAACTGGCATGTGTTCATCATTTATCATTTGAATGCTCCCGTTAGGTGGATGTAGGTAATCGCATTAGCAAATGCTAATGCGTAAAAGAATGCTTTCCAAAACGGTTCTTTTGGGCTACACTCAAACGCACACCCCAACAACCAAACTCCAGCGGCGAGAGTAAACAGCCCAACTACAAAGCTCATACTTTTTTCTCCTTGTTTGGATGTTCTTGTTCAGCTAGTTTCTTAAACTCCTTGGAAATATCTCTATATCTATGCGCCAACTCATCTTGACCCACTTCAAAATAAGCGGTCGCTTTGGCGATCATGATTGTTGCTGCTCTTGATAATCCAGAAGAAATGCCGACTTGATAAGAATTATTAAGTTTCTCATCAAACTCTTCCTCAGTCATTTTCTCCCCATCCACATCTATTATATTTTTGCTCATATCTTATTGTACGTCTTTTCTGTTTCTTTGTCAATTGGTTTTTGTCCCGTGGAATTATAATAACGGGCTACGCCAGTTGTGAAGAACGGCAAGTAACGGTCAGTGTCATCCAGGCATAAGTCGATACCTTCACGCTGGCAATACTCCGCTTTGGTCTTGCTCCATACATCGTCATCCATCCACGGGTTCTTTTCATCACCCCACATCTTTGTCCCAATCTTTTTATGGTAATCTGAGATAGAAAAGAGATGAGTGTAATGCTCATAACGATTGATCCCAAGACGTTTCAGTTCCGCTATGATACCATTCTCAATGTGCTTGCCCGTTAGGATGTGCACTTCCCAATTAGCATCGCGGAGGGTACACAGGAAGTCTGAAAAGAACTCTGGGTCTTTATCCAAGACTCCATGAATGTCTACAGCGACCTTACGACGGCTCAATCGGCTCATGATGTTCCACCAGTACCTTTATTTCCGCCAACAGTCTATCTTTGGTTGCCCGTCGGATGGAACTCTCTGGGGAGCGGTGTTCAATCTCTATCCCCGTTGGCTTGTGAGTCATCCGGATAAACTCCCCCTTCCCCATCATGTCAATGGTCGAAGCGTCTATCTTAACGTCTTCAATCTTGAACTTCATCCAAATAGCCCTGATGGAATTCTTTGTCTGTGACTGCTCTTTCTTTCTTCATACGGTCGAATGCTTTGTCGTCACAATATTCCATTGTGTAGCCAGGCTGAGTGTCGTAAGAGTAGGCTTTACGAAATGCTTCTGCCGTTGGGAATACTTTGTATTGAATACTCGACTTCAAAGGGTTGGCTGGGTGTCCGCCAAACGTTCTCACAACTACCATACCGATTGGACGCGCTATAATATAGACCCACGCTGAGAACATTTCGTGGAATCTCATTCCTGCTTTTGGCTTTGCAAAGGCTTTCTCTGTATCACGCTTCATTTTATCGTAGTCCATTTTCTTTCTCCAATAGGTTTATAGTGAATGTTTTTCCTAACAGTTTTTTAATTTCATCCCCCTGATATTCAAGTGGAGCGAAAGTTCTCAGTACGCCTTTGATTCTACTCTCTACAGTCTTTAGATCAGTTACGAAAAGCATATCACGCTTAATAGTCTTGAACCACCGCCGATCAAGATTCTCTACAACATAGTAAATAAATGATCCGTCACCCTGTTGCACAACTTTTTCTACTCTTAATTGAATTCTCATATCAATTTCTCCAATTCCGCCCGAACTCTTTCAGGCGTAGTTTTTTCGTATGCTTCATTGAAAAGTGTTCGACAAGCGACAAGACTTTTAGGGTCGGGACGGTATCCCTTAGCAAGGAACCGATAGAAACGAAATACGCGAAGATAGTCTTCTTTGATACGGTCTTCGGGGCGTCCAATGAATCTAAGGATTTTCTTTTCAAGGTCTTCGGTTCCCTGTGATAAAGGATCAAGGATGGTTCCGTCCAAGCGCATGTAAAGAGCGTTGATGGTAAAATCCCTACGTTTGGCATCCTCTTCCAAAGTGCCAATAGAAACGCTATCAGGCCGTCGGCCATCTGAGTACACACCATCTTTGCGATAGTTAGCAACTTCATACTGTTCGTTGTCCTTTGAAATGGAGAGCACCAAGAATGCTTTGCCTGTTGTGCTTACTGCCCATCCAGCCTCTTTGAAAATCTCTTCGAGTTTATCCATCGGTATGTCCGTAACAAAATCATAATCAGACGGCTCCTTATGTAAGATTGTGTCACGAACGCTTCCTCCAACGAGATAATTGTTTTGACTGTATGTGTCCAGGATCATGAATATCTGGACAAGCTGCATTTGTATTTTAGGGTTTAACAGGTTCATGAATTGGTTTTGGGTACGGCAATATTTTGTAATGAAGCTTCTTCAACAACTCTTTCTTCCGCTTCCTATTACAATTAAAGTAAACGTATCGGTGCTTCTGTGGTCTTTCCACCCAGATCACTTCATCGCCCCACTTCTCATTGATCTCTTTGTTCGTCATGTGCTGAGCGAACGTAGTGTGATGCAAAGATGGGTTCGCTTTCAACTTAGGGTCTTTGAACTTTGTGGATAGTCCTGTGTAAAACCAATTGGTCGCCTGATATACAAAACCAACATGCCCCCTGCTTGCATCAGCAAAACTTACAATTATTTCTTTATCAAGCTTCTTCAACGTATACCCAATCAAAAAACTTTCACAGTTACGTGGTAAGCTATCTTCAAGCCAAAGACGTGTCAACTCATATACATTACTGGCTTCTTCTTCTCCACAAACACCACGTCGTAGTGTGGTGGACGCGCTTACCCCATAAATGATAACCCCGACTAATTCTTCTGTGATTTTTCTGAATAGACCAAATGCTTTGGAGCATGGTGCTTTACGGTGCAAGTAATGGTTTTTTACAACCATGTCTTGTGCGATAGGCTTTTCGACTGGTAGAATCTCGAAGTCTTCGGCAATACTCATCTTATTTTCTTATCTGTTTCGCCCGTTCTTCGTATGCGTCTGGTAACTTTGAATTTTCTAACTTTGTTCCTTCGGAAAAAAAGTGAGCGTTACCACGACCCATAACACGCCCTTCTTTAGTGTGAATATCTAGAGCGTAATCTGGTATCGGTTTCTTTTCTTGTGAACCTTCAAAAAAAACTATATTTGCATTATCTACGATGCGGGACTTGGGTTCACGAACAAGAAGAATAACGGCCTGTATAAAAAATAGTCTGTCACCTGGATTGTTATTCTTCTTCATCTTAGTCCATAGTTCATGTAATGTTTGAATACGAACAACCGCATTAAAATCGGCGGGGCCAATATCTTCGGTAGCAATGATTTCAAAACGAGCCCAAGCTAGACTAGCATGATTGCTTTTATACAACTCCACAGCCCAATATAAAGCATCTTCTTCGAGTCCTCTGCGAATTGATTTTTGAAGGGCAGATAAGACTTGATGTACGTCATATCCTCCTACGGTTGGCATCTGCATAAAGGTATCTTTTGCAGTGGTAACTGCATTTGTCTTTACTTCCATGTTAATCTCCTTTAAGAATAATTTCAACCGTGACAGGTTGGTGAAAATGCTTTGAGAATACCGTCTTTCATTTTCACATTTGGTAATTTACATCCTGGGAATGCCTTTTTCAAATAATGAAATTCTTTCCACCAAGCAGGGTCTCGATAATGTCTGTCTTCCATTTTTTCGGTGGGAGGGTAACGAATGACAGCTCCTGTATACAACGATACGATACCGCCGTTTGCTGTTTCTGATAAAGAACGTCCACGATCTTCTAATTGATTAACAGGTCTCCAAATCCCCTTTGCATCTTTTGATATGATAAAAAGATTACGAATGTACCCATCATAGCCAATTTTATGAAACATTTTGTCTTTATTTTCTCTTGGCATACCCATACCCTCAAAACGCGCCCCCACATTATTCTGGAGATAAGGACTGGATAAAGTAATTCCGAATAGTTTCATTCCTTGAAGTTGGTATGCAACCTCAGCACAAAAATTCTGTGGTGTCGAAAGACTTACACCGTTAACTCGGTCGGCTGGAATCGCATGAAGAAAATCAGCATCTGAAATTAAAATAAACTCAGCATCTCCGATTAATTCCTTTTCTATATAAGTCCAATCTTCCCCAAAAGATTTTCCGTCAGGTCTACCAACAACTTCAAACCCCCGCATTATATCTACATATTCTTTTTTCTGTTCTAAACATTGTTTCTTTCTTTTATTTACACAGTCCTTCAAAGCTTTAGTACAGGCGTCTAACTGTCTTTGATATACAGAAATAATACGCCGACGGACTGGAATCAGCGGTTCACTTTTTCTATTCCACAGTCTATGGTGTGCGTCAAAACCTAACCATTCTAACTTAGTATTATGTCCTTCTCCATAGGGTCTAACAAGCGATTTTACCTGATGTGCCGCATCTTCTTCTGTTCGCGCCCCACATCTAATGCCGATAGTAAGTGTCGGGCATTCTGGTAAATTTTGCGTTGCCATATTATTGACCCCCATATTGTTCTGAATTAAATACCTGAACAGCGAAAGCTTCTTGGATATCACATTCCTTAAAACCATGTTTCAATAACAGACGCCCAATTTGGTTGGTATTTTTTCCCACCCACAATTTGGTGTTTTCATCCAAAAATTCTAACACCGATTCAAACCCACGTTTCTTTTTCATACTCCATTATACCATGAAAACGATAATTTGTCAAGGGGAATCTGATTGTTGATTATTTGATATGATTTTTAGAGGTGTTTTACTATACCCATTGCTTTACTTCGTACTTCAAGGCAGGTTTCAAGCCGGGTTTTAACAGATACACGTATTTATGTTTTGGTTCTCTAGGTTCGGTTGTAATGGGTCCAACTCCCATTTCTGCCAGTTTTTTCATAGACGACGTACCGTAAAGATTATAGAATTGTTTGGGGTGCATTTCACGTCCATTCAGGAACATACGGTCTCGATCTTGTTTCTGTTTTCCAAGGTAGAGAAAATTGCTGGCACGGTAAATGATGCCCTTATGACCATACTTAGGATCAGAGAAACTTACGATTGCTTTTACATCTGTATTCTTTTGGAGCCAACGCAAACACCACCCAACAAATCTAGATTCGCTATTCTTCGGTATTTCATCTAACAAAACTAATCGTTGTAGTTCAAGATAATCCTTATAATTTTCATAGCCTTTAAGAACTTCAACGGCCTTTGGGTTTCCACCAATCATACCAAAAAGACAGGCACCAACCAAAATACCGTTCACTGTTATCTTAAACGCATGGGAAACAACTTTGTGGTGTGTGTGTGAATAATGATGTGTGTCCACAAAATTAGCAACTTCTTTTAATGGACACTTTTCAAAATGGAGCGGAGGGGTCGGGATCGAACCGCCATCCTGTTCGGGAAGAACAGATTTTTCCACTTAAACTACCTCCGCAAATTGAACAATCAAAGATTTCATACTATCTATATTATACGAAATATTTTCATTGATCTTAAGAACTTCTAGTGAATTCATACAAATAAATTACCTTGCCTTTCTGTTCCTTGTAGAACGCTTCTCCAGTTTCCAACGCCGCTTTAACTCTGGCGGCGAACGGTTTCAATCGCCCTTTATACTTTGTTCTAATAGCTTTATCATGGTACTTCTTACCATTCCACAAGATCACTCGTCCCTTGGCGGTTTCCCCAAGGCGTTTGAAATTGCTGGCTTGATAGATAATCCCCTGATGGTTATAATTAGTATCCGCATAGGAAATGATACGTTTGATCTGAGTATTTTTCTTAATCCAAAGAAGGCATTTGGATATAAAGAATGATTCAGTATTCTTGGGGGTGTCATCAATACAACACAACCTGCGAAGTTCTATAAGGTCTTCTTCTTTTTCAGCGTACTTCTTCCAGACATTAGCCATCGCCAATCCGCCAAATAGCGCAGCCCCTATCAATTGTTCACCATTACGTAGGGCAAAACAATAAGAAAGCCGCAACCCATTCACCGATTTAGAATAATGCCATTGTTCTACGAAGGGTCGCAACTTATCTATTGTTGATAATTCAACTCGGAAAGCCTTAACATCCATTAAAGAATTATACGCTTATTTTGACTTGTTGTCTAGGTAAAACTTTTGAAACTGACTCCAACCCCATTTTACATAAGGTTCGGGCACTGGCTCTCCAAGGTAAAACCGCATAAAGCTCTGCAACTTCTGTTGGAATATCTCGAAGGTCGGGCAGTCATTGACCAACTTCCTCAACTTATACTCAACGTTCTCTGATGTTCTTTCTTTAGACTCAAGGTCTTGTTCTGCAAGAAAATCTTCTGCCTCTTTGCGGGTGCGAAATTGTTGTATGGCAAGTCCGTCTTCTGCTGTTACCGCAAAATTATTTGCGTTTTCGTTGAACTCTATTTTTAACACGTTGTCTCCTTTTTGTAACTCTTAACTCAATGCCAAGTAACCCAAAACTCAAGGCATAACAATTCTCGTCTGAATTATCCCATTCATGCCACGGATGCCAGAACCAGAAGTCTGACACCTCAAGCTTTAGATTGTAACGGCTAACGCCGATGTGGGTCTCAATGTACATTGTGTCTCCTTTTGTTTATTCTGTTGAACATTACACCACGGTTGATACTCCCAAAAGAAGTTCAACGGGAATTTACTTTGCTTCTTCTGATTGCACCTTGAACAAGCGATGCACAAATTATTCTTGTCATACCGATCTCCGCCCCGCGATAATGGATGGATATGGTCAACCGTTGCGAGGATGGACTCATCGGGCGAGTAGATATGTAAATCTGTCTTGTTACAATAAACGCAGGTGAGTGCACCTTCTTGTTGTTTCTCTATCAGGTACGTGTACCGAAATTGCATCCAACGGTCGGAGTTGGTCATCATTTCCAATGAAGCCAACCAACGCAGGTACTTGATGAAAGCGGCATAGCTCTTCTCATGCGGTTGCTTCACATGAATGCAGTGAATGTACTGCCAATCAAAAGTTCGATGCTTAAATCTAGCCACGTTCCATTGCCTTAAGGATTCGTGGTAATTCATATCTGCTCTCGACGCCCAGCTTAATCAAAGACTTCTTAAATGTGCCTCGATGCCCACGGTTCCCATGCACTTGATAATTGTGCAAATGCGCTAGTTCGTGAATCGCCAACCCCACGGAGAAAGGTCGCTTCGGCAACTTGATGCCAGCCACTCTTGCGTATGCGTGTCCCCAACTCTGCGAATCGAATGTAACCCATCTGACTTGAATCCCAAAGAACCTAGCAAGTCTGTCAATAATCGCCGCTCGATACTTAGGAAGAAGGTAAATACTGTACAGGTCTTTGAACGTCTCTTGTTCCCAATCGTAGATTTTCAGACGCGCCATAACGCCCCCTTATTTGAAGTTTTTTAGAAGGTCAAATGTTTCTTGATGTTTCAATGATAGATTACGAAGAGTCTTACCTTTCCGTGTCCCAAGATATTTTGCGACTGCGGTTGTGAATTCTCTTTGGCTCATAGCTCCCAACATGGAATCACGATCAAGGATGATCGCCAACTTCGCTAAGCTTCTTCGATTCAATTCAACTTTAACTTTCATACTACCCCCTTTAGACTTTTCTTAAATCGTCTACTGACTGCATCGCTTTTGAAATCTGTACTATCTCTTTTGTGCTGAGGTGAAGCCGTTGACTGTAGGTCTTTTCATCTGCTTCAAAGACCTCAACGATGATCCCGTCCATATTATCGGGGTCTCCTGAAATATGCGCCACTTGGTCTGCCTCAAGAAACACTTTCAATGTCACGAACATATCACGCCCCCTGATGCCACTTTTCCCAGGCGAAGATCAGTGCCTCGGTTAAAGCCGTTAGAATTAAAATGTTGGTAGCCATTAGCCTATCTTGTCGCCGTCTTTGTATGTCTGCACCAGACGGTCTATCCAGTATTTGTGGTTCTTCTCTGCTGACAGAAAGTCCCCCACTACAGCTTTGGCTCCATCTGCAAAGGCTTCCAAATAAAGCTTCGCCAGAGTAATCGCCGTGGGCGAACTCTTCTCATCAGCTAAAATTGTTACAGCTTCGTCTCTTGTCATATTAAGATTCCTTCACTAATTCGTAACTAGAAAGTTTGCGGCCACGGAAGTATCGAATCACCCCAAGCTCCCGTCCCTTCGGTGAGATAATGCGATAGTCACAGCAAGCCCCCAAGTCGTTCACAAATTTGACGCCGTGCCAAACAAACTTATTCCGTGTGATCGTTTTCTCAGACTTCGGGGCAACCTCAAAGAAGTTCTGAATGGTCAACTGGCTTTCGATCTCAATGACTCTTAACGTTCTGTAAGGTGTAGGCATGGCACTTACCTTTCCGATCCGTCAAAGAGTTGTGGGGTAGGCCAAATCACCACGCCCAGGCCGTCGTGAGTCGCTGGCTTGCCTTCCCGTTCTATAAGCTCCACGTTTTGGTCATACGTCCAATGAACGTTTCCTTGAGCGTCTTTGACGCCCAGCTTGAAAGTGGTGGTAGCGAAACGGCTTTGCCCGTACACCAAAGGATTGCTGACCCAAAACACTTCACCCTCAGTCCCGATAGGAACCTTGCGGCCAGCCACAACCTTAACCTTGTCGTACTTCTGAAATCTACACTCTCTTGGTTTCGGTGATCCGTAGAAGCTCATGGTGTTGCCTCCTTGTTTTGACCTACTATAGTATACCATGAAAACCCAAAACTTTCAAGGGCTATTTTGGGAGGGTAATAAATAGTTGGCCGTTTTGTTGCTTAGTGTGGGTCTCCCAATATACCTTGTCCACGAACCCCAGCCGCCAGGTCTCAGGCTTGTCTTTGTCACCTGCCAGCACTGAGGCGTAATTGTCCATCCAATTGTCATGCTTCCATAGCACTGTCCCACCCGACAGCACAGGCAAATCTACAGTCTCGTCACCAGGTTTCGCTTGTCGCATCTTAGTCTACCCAATACCTGGGGCACTTAGAACAAAAGAACTTATCCGTTCGCCCGTTCTTGTCCAGGTGGGTTTCGACATGTGACATATACTTCTGATGGAAGAGGATACAAAAGATTGCTAGTAGTTTAGTTTTCATTTTTTCTTCTCCGGAATAGAGTCTATGAAGTCTCTTGTGGCGTCCCACTTGGGATTCAAGCTGAATGGCTCCCGACCTGCTTTGTAGTTCTTCACGATCTTATGCAAAACCCAAACGGTAAGCACGGCCAACATCATTCCTATGAAGAACGTCGAAGCATATACTAACTGGGTGTATGCTAACTGGCTCATACGCTCTCGCCCCGCACCTTCCTGCTTAGCTCATCCAAATCCGATCTGTCCAAAGGTCCTCCAGCATTACGAAGGGTGAACCGATCTGGTAATCCCAAATCTATCCACAGGCAAAAATCAGGAAGGGTGGGCGTATCATACGGCGACCAGTCCATGCTGACCGTTGACCCGTCTGGCCGCTGAACCTCATGCCAAATCTTGACGTTCTCAGGCCGTCCATCGCCGTCGTATTCTGTTTCGGTGTATGGTTGGTAAATGTGTCCTTTGTATTCCATAATGTCCTCCTTTGTTCTTCCTACAGTATATCAGGAGTTTGCTGTAATTTCAAGGGTTATTCTGCCCAGACTGGTTCATCTGTCTTGGGTGTGGGCTTCTGATCGCTTGGAAATGCTTCATACTTAGACATTTCAGACTCGAAGCTACCTTCGTTGTTGTTGATCTTAACCAGCTTAGGGCGGAACACAACATCCAACAAGATGTCCTTCTCAATCCGTGGAACGTTCCAGGCCACGGCTTTGTACACACCGTCTACCACTCGATAGACTGTGTACAGCTTCTTATCTAACAGCTGTTCTTTCTTCTCCGCTGCGCTGCGCTCTTGGAACAATGGTTGGCCTACTTTCTCGTCACCATCAAACCAATTAGGTGTGGACTTCTTTAGATCGTAGCCTTTTGTAATGCCCTCAATCTTTTTGAAGAATTGTTGCCGCTTCTCTCTTGAATCCATACTATCTGCCATCATAGTGCCTCCCGATTTTTTATCTTAAATTGTGCACCCTCTATCCTTGCGGAAACGGTGTTGTCATTCATGCAACACCTTTTTAGAGAGTGACTGACTGACTTACTTAATTGGCTCTACTGATATGTTTCCGTCTACGTCAAACGTCTGTCCATTCTTGTCTGTGAGAGTGGCTCCGATGATTCTGAATTGGAAGGTTGTAATCCCATCATAAGACTCAACCACCTTTCCAGCATCGTCCAACACTTTCACGCGATAGACTTTGGCAACCTTCTCTACCTTCGGAACAAACACTTTCTTAATCACAGGCACTTCTCTAATGACTTCTTTTGTGATGACTACTGGTTTCACTTGAGGAACAAAGTCTGGCAACTTAAAGCCTTGACTCACTCCGCCAAGTGCCAACAGCGCACCTATTACTGCACCTGCTCCGTATCTTGATGTGTTCTTTAATTTATCGCTCACGGCATCCTCCCTTACTTCACGTCTTTCAAGTGAAGGAGTGCTTTCTTCTCATTGGCAACTTTGAACGTGCTCAACTGCTTTTGCATGTCGCGGATCAATGCCTGTTGCTCACGTAGAAGCTTCTCTTGTTGTTCAAGCATCCGACGGGCTTCCGTGTCTTTCGGCACGCCCACCGTGGAGTTGCGGTTAGAACTGTTCTCGATCAACTTCTCTTCATAGCTCTTACCCAATTTGTAACCAAGAACCAAGCCAATAGAATCATTGTGCTTGCGACGAGTGTCGTAGTTATCAAACAGGTTCAACTGCCATTTGCGAGAATCCAACAAGCGAACCGCACCACCAAGGATGTACTTCGTCTGTCCAAGTTTATGCACTTCGTTTTCCAGGCCATTCACACGACTGTCCAATCCGTCCACACGGCTGTTGGTGTTGTTGATGTTATTCTGGAGGACTTCATCGCCAGCTTTGCGCTCAGTGGTCTCGTTGTTGATCTTCGAGTCCAAGAGATTATCGCCGTCGATTCTGCTGTTGGTTTCATTGTTGATGTTGTTTTGAAGCACGTTGTCACCAGCGATACGACTGTTCGTTTCGTTGGTAATGTCTGTGCCCAAGTTTGTGATGCTGGTCGAATGATTGTCCAACGTGTTATGAACGTCAGTCAAGTCAGTCGAGTTGTTGTTAACTGTATCTGTAAGGTTACTGATGTTGGTTTCATTGGTATTGCCTTGGGTAGTTTTGAGTCCACTCAAGTCAAGAGTCGCATCGGCACCACTTCCTGATACCGTCACGCCTTCTCCAACTACATCAACATGTCCCGCGCCTGAAACGCTTCCATCGACTCCACCGTTCGCGGTTAGATTTCCAACCACGCCAGTTTCGCCTTGAACTCCTTGATCTCCCTGGACGCCCTGCACTCCTTGGATTCCCTGATCGCCTTGAACTCCCTGCGCTCCAGTTTCTCCCTGGGCACCTTGAATTCCTTGCTCACCTTGAACGCCTTGGATACCTTGAACTCCAGAGGCACCAGTGGCTCCCGTCGCTCCGATTGATCCCGTCGCGCCAGTGGCTCCTGTTGCACCAGTAGCACCTGTCAATCCAGGAATAGAACTAGGCGCAGCCCATGTTCCTTCTGAATTACCAGATACTCCATTGTAATACAGGATATCTCCTGCTGCTGGTGTTTGCCCATTTGTCAGTGTGTCTGTTACGTTGTTGGCTCTCACGAAAGAGGTTAATCCCCCGATGAGAATTGCTGCTATTGCGATTAGCTTCTTCATTGTTGTGTCTCCTTTGTTTTTTGTTTACTGATAAAAAAATGGTTAAGGGCTTCTTGCTGTACCAACTGTGCGTCCAATGTTCGCGCACAACATCGGCACACCTTTATACAATAAAGAGATTCTACAACTCCGTCGTGTCCCCAAAAATGTCTTTCGAGTATACCCATCTTCGGGCAACGCCCCATATCTTTTATTATGCTGATCTGACAAAATGCGTTCATGGTTAATTGTACGTTATAATTTCCAGTTTGTAAAGGGTTATTTATAATAGGTGTAGGCAATGTCACTCATCTTCTGAAAACCTAAACCCAAAGCTATTCGACCTGTCTGCCCATATGATGACCCGTCAAGGATTCTCACTTCACTGATAAGCTGAAACTTGAATATCTCGTTCAAGCATTCTTGTACGATTTTCTTACCATACCCTTGAAGACGGTATTCGTCAAGCACAAACAAATCCTCGATGATTGCCGTGTGTGGACTGAACACACATATAATGAATCGCCCACGGCCAATGCACCGTTTGCCCTCGAAGGCAAACAGATTAAATTTCGTGCCCGTTCGTTTGACTTGGAAGGTCATTTTCTAACCCTGCGGTTTCTTTTTCTAATTTATAAAACGCTTCGTGTATATGTTCTTTAACAGATGGATTCTTACGCATTAAATGTGCGGCACGACTGGTAACACGGGCATCACTTAACAACCAATTAGCATATGAGCGTGGAAGAATGCGAAGATGCCACAAGAAAGCAATCGGACTCATTTTCAATACATCGTCCAAAATTAGATTAAGAATTGTATCATTTGGTTTCGGGGTAATAATCTCCCCCGTTTCTGGTTCAGATTTTATTACTGGTTGTTTCTTTGCTTTTTTCATTTTCAGCCTCTCTTACAATTTGGTCGATGATCTCGGACTTCTCCATCGGTGATACACTTAAAGCGTTGATAAGTTCTACCAGCCATTCGTATGACACTTTGCCTTGGGCTTTACACGCTTCACATGCTTCTTGAACTTGTACTGGAATGGGGCACCCTTCATGACAATTCTCTCCCGTGCAGTTTCTTGAATGGTCTGCTTCTGTCTTGAGAAACCATCCATGCCCGTCACACATTGGACAACGATACATTAAGCGTGTGCCCCGATTATCACATGATCTCCATTCTCTAGAACATGTTCAGAAGGTTCATCACATGAATCAGTTTTACTCATCCACGACGGTAGACCATATTCAAGCATGGTCTTTTTATAAATCGCTGGAATGAGGATAAGCCAATCTTCATCGCCCCCGTGCTGAGACAATGCTTGAAGCTCTTTCGGAGCGTCGTAGAATGCCCACACTTTAATAGGTTCCATTAGTTTAACCCCGTGATGTTAGCCCAGCCGCCTTGGAATCCCTCATCTTTTAACAACTGCTTACTCGCTGGAACGAGAACTCTAATTCCTTGGAACATCGCTTTAGGCTTCGTGAGTACACACAGCTTCACGATCTCTTTTGTTACATCTTGGTGTCGTACAAACACTTTCATCAATTTATCAAACGGACATTTCATATTATTACCCCCAAATTAATACTGGCATGGACGACGAACCATGCACAGCACCTACTGGACTACGAACCAGCCAGGAAATCAATGGTGTGTCCTTTCGGAGACGATGCCCGTCCCTAACCAAGTGGGCACCTTTTCACACGCAAATCTTATTTCAAGTATTCCGCACCCGTCCAACGGATACGGTACTCTCCAAAAATGTTACCACGCGCTTTGTTCTTGGCTGGGGCGTTCCAACTTGCGGCCTTTAGAATGTCGCCAGCCTTAAACTTGTCCTCATCTACAACTACGATGAATGAATGAACACTCTTGGAACTGCCTGATTTTGTAACCACTTTCAGATACTTCTTACCAGGCACCACTTCAAGTCCAGCGTTAAATTCGTCTGTCATCTTCTGGCGGATAGCTAATTCTATCGCATCTGCTGGCTCATTACGAACTGCACTCCAATTCGAGTAATCCGCCTTGATCGCTTCCAGGTATTTAGCCAATGCGTTTTTCATACTCCATTATACCATGAAAACTATAATTTGTCAAGGGCAAAGTTTACAACAATCGTAGCCGTTACCAGGTAAATGCTATACTTCCGCCGCCTTTTGATATCCTTGCTTGATGTCGCAAAAGTGTGTCATCAGGGTGCGACTACGACTGCTGCTTACTTTGTATGCTTCTTACTTTACTCTAACGTTTTCGGCTTTAGGACCTTTCTCGCCAGCCACTACATCAAAAGTTACATCCTGCCCTTCTTGCAAGCTCTTGTAACCTTCACTCTGGATTGCTGAGAAGTGAACGAACACATCTCCCGATCCATCAGCCTTGGATATGAAACCAAAGCCCTTTGTGCTATTGAACCATTTAACTTTTCCTTCTACACTCATTGTAACTTTACCTCTTTTTCTATACTTCTATTTTTGCTACTCATTAGCAAATTGTTTCTGTTATCGTTGTGGCTTACTCGTTAAATGCCAATTATGGCAAGTGGGGCATTTGTATGCTCGAAGCTTTGGACTCCAATCAATTCTTATAATATGATTAATCATATCTAAGGCTTCTTGTTCTGTTTCATACCGCCGCTTCTCACACAATTTGAATTCTTCGTTCATATCAATATTCCGATATCTTTATCGGTTTCCCGATAATTCGCAAAGGGTTCCGCCGTGACCTGATAACAACACTCGACAATTTTTGTTGGGGCGTGATTGTAGAATACGAAATCTCAATTCACGTTTTAAGTGGTCTTCCAATGATTCATCCCTCAACTCATCCAGTTTCACTTCAATACTGACGTGCTCCATTATATCACCTTCCCACTCATAAATACCATACACATCTTTAACGTGTTGAGTGTACTGCATATCCAATCTCATGCTCTTGTGTTCCCACAAGAAAGTCTCCAACCATTCCCATTGTTTAGAGGATTGCAAATCAAATCTCTTAAGGGTGAAGATTGGTTCATTCCATCCCACCACGATACGCAACCACCCGCGATCTATCAATGCACCTTCGCTGATTCCGTGAACTCGATCAGACCATTCATGGTGTCTCTCTTCCCCGATCTCATAAAACTTACCCCGTGGGTCTAGAAAGCCTCTCATGGTTATTTTGGCTCAGGTATGTCCAAACAAGTTAGGTCAACTTGATAAAGCAAATTGTACCTGCGAATCATAATCATGCTGGCACTTCCATGACCCGGGTTATGTGAAGCACACACTGTTCCTATCGCGGCACCTGTACCATCCAAGAACTCAACAGCCAACAACCGTGCGTTATATGGCGTCCCGTCTGGTGCAGTGCCTTTGATCTCTGGCTCTACTATCGCTTTGACTGGCAACCCAGGAAGGTCTATCCGAACTGATACGCTTGACACTTCGACACCTGGAGCAATTGCCGTGGCGTTCTTATCATTGTTCTTCGTTACATAAACTTGCCACATCACTTCTGCACTGGCCGTACTGCACAAAAGCCCTATGTTTAGTAACAAATATAGGTATGTTTTCATTTCAAAACCTCCACGGTTAGGGCGGGTTCAAAGGTTGTGGTAGCATCTATTTGAACGGTGCCTTTATTGATTCTCTCGTACACGATCTCTTCGGCTCTTGCTTTGGCAGTCTCCGCATCCTTGGCGAATACCAACACACGCAACTCTACATCTACAGGCACTTCATATTCGTACACTCGTCTCTTCATCTTAATCTCCTTCTCGCTCTTCCTTGATGCACTCCAACTCATCAACAAGGTTAGCGATCTCTAAATCTGATAGGTCTGTCCACACATGCAACTCATCTATCATAAAGTCCAATGTAACATACCCACCCACAACGTAACTTTCCACCAACTCAAGCATGTACGTATATGCACTGTCCGTTATTTCACTGGTTGTGTTGTCATACCGTATGTATGTATGCTCTGCTACAAGTTCGTCAAATACTTTCTTGAGGTGGTTGCTGTTCATTCTTAAACTTCGTCAACTCTTCTGTCAACTTAAACTTGGCGTACTCTTTGGCCTTCTCATACACTGCGGTCGCATCAGCTTGATTAGGATTAAATATGTCAATAGGAATCAACAAGCTGGGCTTTAGGTGAATTATCTTGGTCTTGCCGATCATGTCAGGCCACACTTCGGATTCGTGCATGGCAAACACTCGACGGATGATCTCAAGGATTGGTAGCTTCTCGTTCTCTAGGTAATGGTCATCTACTGCGACGTGTTCGTGGCTAAAGTTACTGACGATGATTAGATCAAGGTCTGGTTCCACATCTATCAATGCTTGGGGTAGTTTCTCTTTCACCACAGCCCCGTCGATATAATTAATCTTCCCAATCTTCTTGGGCATGAACAACATAGGAATAGACGTTGATGCCCTCACCTTGTCTGATATGGTTCCTGTATGGAACAACTGTAATTGGTATGTGTCCAGGCTGGTTGCCGCGATATACAATGGGATATTGGTTTTCTCGAATTCATCTTTATCTTTCAAGGAATCTTTCAGGTAAGTTTCAAGTTTGTCACCAACCACAAAGCCTGTGAAGTTCTTGGCCTTTTTGATTATAAATTCATAGAGAAGACGCCAACGTGGTTGAAGGTCAATGAACTCTTCTACTTTAAGGGATACCATCTTGCGGTACATCGTTGTCTTGCTCAAGCCGCAAGCGTAGAAGGCGGCAATGATGCTACCTGCGGATGCCCCCAAGATTACATCTGGCTTAATACTCAATCCTTCTAACTCATCCAGGGCGGCAACGATCCCCGTGTGCCCGTAAACTCCCTTAAGGGAACCACCAATCAGAATCAGCCCCACCTTCATGACTTTACGTTAAGGCTTCCAATTCTTTTAGCGATAGTTGTAAACACTTTAACCAACCGCTTTTGGTTAGCGCGGGTCAACGGAAGGCCACGATACTTTGAATCGCTATCTTCGCCCACATTAAACTCCATGCCAATGTACTTAGCATTGTACGGGTTGGTGAATTTATAAACGGTAATCAAACTGTCTTTGTAAACTGATCTCATATTATCTCCTATTTTTTCTCTCGTAGACTTGCAAGCATGTCCCGGCGTTCTTTCTCAACCTTTTTCAGATTGATGCCAAAGAAGTCGGCCAACAATGATTCGATACTTAAACATGCTGGGACATATGGAAACTCATAAGAATCCCCTTTGCCCTGTTCGCAAACAATGAATCCCTTTTCACTCTGCAACCAATCCAAGAACTCTCCCACTGCTTGAGACTCTTTTTGTACTGCCGCCATCTTCTCACATTCTGGATACTTTTTCATATTGTCCCCTTTTACCAACCACAACGATCTTCACTATTAACTCTGCGTACTTTAATCTTACGCTTTTTGGCTCTCTTTGTCAACTCTTGTTTATATAACTCTAGAAATTCTCGTTGCACATTTCGACGGGCGACTCTACGGCGTCCAAGAGGGATACTACACAGCGCGTCGATCTGATCTACAGCGACTTTTAATAATAGGTTAAAGTCTTTCTTCATATTCTTTCCTCCAAGCTCCATTCCACCATTCTATTAAGTATCTGGTACTCCAATGCAAAGCTATGTTCTCATTCAACTGATCCCCAATCTCTCGCGCCCGATTGAAACGGCGCATCCAGTATTTAATCTTCTGACTTAACTTCAAGGATCGCCTCTACCCACGTATGGTGAACTGGTATCACATCAAATATCTGCCGCCCGATCTGTACTGGCTCTAGCAACTGTAATCCATACATCTGTCCGCCATCCCCCACAGCTTCTATCTTAAGCTCCAATCCAAGGAACGGCTTCAATTCGTTTAGGTTACGGATGCCGAGATACCCCAACGGCAACTGCGCGATACGCACCATGTCTCCCTTCTGAAAGACAACACTCATCGTTCATCGCTCCCACAGCATCCACCATTACCAAGCACTTGTACTTCCTTCTCAAGCAGGGCTATCATATTCTTTTGAATCTCAATGATTTCCGTGAGTTGTTTAATCTGGAACTCATGGTTCGCTAACAAAGCTTCTTGGTTCTTCAAAAGGGCTTGATCGTTAAGGCGAGATGCTTCCTTCAAATCTACTAATTCCTTTGAAATAATTAATGACGCATCATCTGGTACAATAGGGATATGAATTGGTTGATTCTGTTCGTGCTTAGGCCATACATTTCCATCACTCATAAAGACCTCCGTTTCCTACAGTATACATCCAAAGTTACAATTTGTCAAGGGGAATCTAACAATCACGGGAGACTATCTGTTCTCTCAGGAAGTTCACGATATGCTGCGCGGTCGCTTCTGCTGCCTTTGCTGCTTCCTTCTCCAACCATGCTTCCATGTCATCATCGCGGTTCATGTCGGCCAGCTGACCTTTCTTAAGCTTCTTGTTACGCTGATCTATTTCGTGACGATGTTCGTTGAGGGTTAGCCGAAAGTCTGTCATCAATAAATTGAACAGCATGTCTTGTACCCGTTGATCTATGTACTCCGCTCTCCGTCTACGGCGTTCTGCTGCGTCTTCGCTGTCACTCATTTGTACTCCTTTACTCTTTTGCGTTCAGCCCACCATATTCTTAATCTTCTCCAAATCAATATCTTGAGTGCCAACAGTAGGAACCCAAGTATGTACATTTCTAGCAATGACGAAAGCCGAACTTGGGCACCCATCTTAAAGAACCCCTGTTCAACTTTCACTTCGATAAAGCTATTGTGCTTGGCGTCTGCTAATCTCATGCTGCTCCTCAATCCACACGGACAGTTCTAATGGTGTCATCTGCTCGTAACCCCACATGCCAATTTTCGGGCACATATATGCTTCTGGGTTAAGTCTCAAAATATCTTTAATGTGATCTTTCCTCAACCGATTGCAGTTCTTGCACCTGTCCATCTCTATTTCGTTCATACTGTTCCTCTATATCCCGCCAATAATCCCGCTAAAATGGCGAGGTATCTTCTGGTATAGTATAGGGTGTTTCGCATGAATCCTTTTGGTAACGTGATCTTGCGTCGTCTGCTACATCTATGAACACACACGCATCCATAGGCTTGAACTCGTAGTTCTCTAGAAGCCTGATGAAGGCTTGCCGATCCATGTGACCTGTTACATAAAGCTTTCGTATTGTTGCTAACATTTCTCGCCCTATTACTTTGTGTGCAACATTATAATTCTCTTCCATTCGTCATTGCCTCTATTCCTTCTTTACATCTATGAAGAATGTAATCATCCCAGCAAGCAGGTGTAATCTCTCCATTCTCCCAGGTGTTGTAGTAAATCTTCTTGCGCCCACAATACTTACAATTCGATTCTGACTTTGATGTCTTCTTGCGCTTCATAGTTTGCACGGGCAAGCCATTATGTATCGACCTTTAAGTCCGTGACTAACTCGTCCCTCCGTTACGGGCTTTATAGCATACCTTTATGGTATGCGCGTTACGACTGTCGCGGTTGGACAGGAGTGAAGCCAGCCGATGAAGGCTGCACCGCATTATTTATCTGATCTGTCTTTAGAAGGTTGAACGTTGATGAAGGGAATTGTACCACCACCCATAATTGTATCTGGCAGTTTACCATCCCATTTGCTAATGGCCTTTACTTGTGCTTCAATGCGTCTAAGCTCCAACAACTCTGACGTGATAACTTCACGTTGCGCTCTTAACCCTGCGGCTTCCGCTTGGGCTTTAGCGACTTGTTGTTCTGCTTCTGTCTTAACTTGGCGAAGAGTATTCTGCGCGGTTAAGGCATTCTGCTCTGCGATCTGCTTCTGCTCGATAGCATGTGCAAACCCTTCACTGAACTTGAAGTTCGTGATGTACGTCTCTGTCAACACTAAGTCTGCTTTCTTAAGAAGCAAGGCCAAATGTTCTTGCACTTGGGCTTTAACAGCTTCACGCTTTGTGATAAGCTCTTCGGCTGTATACAATGCCGTCACAGCTTTTACTGCTTCTTGTACTGCTGGGTGGATAACCTTCTCACTATAATCTTTACCATAGTTCTGATAGATTTGTGGTACCGCTTCTGCACTTGGATGAACGTTCAATGTAACTTTGGTTGAAACATCCTGCAAGTCTCTGCTGGCTGCGGTTGTCTCGAACTCTTCTTTCTGAATCCGAACGTCATATGTGATAGCACTTTGAACGAAGGGCATAATCAAATGGAACCCTTCCCCCAACGCTGTCTTCTGTACGCCATTAAACTTATCGAACACTACAACTCTCTCACCTGCACCGACGATTACAATTGAACTGGCAATGTTGGTAACACCAACAACACCAATGAACATGAAACCAGCGGCTACAACTGTGCCTACTCCGAACTCTTTACCTACTACTTTCTTGAAGACATAGGCGGCAATGGCCGCTGCTCCAAGGATGAACACTAGGAATGACAACATGTTTACTGCTCCTTTACTTTTATTTGAACTTCAAATTGTTTCAGCATCTCTACAGCTTTGGCTCTCTGCTCTGGTGTCATCTGTTCTAGAATACCCGCGATTGCTTCAAGAGCGTCTATCTTTTCCACGCTTCTCCCGTTCCTCTCTGAGTGACTGTATAATTAATGGAACATGCTTATCATCTGTCAACATCGTCAAAGCTTCTTCATGCAGTGTGTAGTAATTGTACGTCTCATTGTAATCCCCTTCACACCGGATTAAGCACATCCGCAACAACGCCCAGCATGTCCCGCCTTGTACTCGATCATTGTCTACCCACCATCCGCCAGGGATTGATTGCGTCAACTCTTGGTTCTCTGAGTCTCTGATCTTCTCTATCAGCTTACACATCCTAGTTGTGAGAAATGGGTTCACTTAATGTCCCTTAAACCAACCGTAATCAGGAACATAGTTGACTCGATAGAAGGTGCACAAACTTGTACGGGAACAACGCTTCTCTCCCTTCTTACATAGCGAACACCGTTTCCGTTTGGCTTTCATTGGAACGTTCATAGGTTTATTAAACTCTCCGACCCGCCCCAAATATAAATTAGAATAGACGCAATGGCTTCCAAACGAGTTTGTCGAAAAATATTGTAATACATTGGTTTGTCATCTTCGTCGATTGTGTATACTCGCCATATCATACCGCCAAGTGTTGGTACATAATGCAGGTGCCATTTCCTCATAAGCCGTTGCCATCTGTACTTCATCCTCAAATATATGCAATATGGATGGAGACTTGGGTGTTTCTGATAATCTCTACTCATTTGGTTTGCTTCCTTTTGGTTAATTATACGCTTAAGTTCGACGATAGTCAAGCTTATACCGCTCCCTTAAATACTCCATAGCCACTGCCATTTGCATTGGATTCATACCATGCTTCTGCAAGGCGTCAATAAACTCTTCTGTTGTTACACGCCCGTCCATCCAACCATATCCTTTCAGGCGTAGTTCTATCTTTGAAAACCATTCCCAGTTCATTGCTTCCCAATAAATCTATACCAACGTTGCACTGTTCGATCTGTGATGAAGTCTTCTGTCTTCATCCACAGAATTATAAAGGTAAACAGTCTGATCCATCCGGTCATTGTACCAATGTAGCTGGGTCTATTTCTTCAAATAACTCTTTCACATCTGGTAACAATTGTGCATTTTCATGTTCAATGAACTGTACTTGAAGTTGATTGATGACCGCTTCCAAATCTTTAATACGTCGTTCAATTGGTGTAGTTCCGTCATCTCTATACACTGGCAACTTCTTTAGCTTGTAAACTTTCATAATGTCTCCCTGTGTTTTTCTAATTCATCTGTTATCATCACTGCCCAATCATGTGTGATCCCAAGGTACTCCAGTTCTTGTATGAACGCATCGTAACCCCAAATGTTTCTGAGGTACTCCAATGATCTACGTATAGCAAAGGCAACCTTCGGGTCTACCTTCTCCGACTTGGCAATCATTTCACGCAATTTTCCTGATCCCATTTCAGAGAAAAAGTAATCAGTTGGTGGGGCTTTGACTGGTTCGTTCACCCTATCACCTCTTTGCCAAGATTATAAATACCTTCTAACACCGCCCATACAATCGCAACTGCTGGCACCACTGTTACCAGTAGAACCAGGGCTATCACTGTTGCGATTGCCAACATAATCACTGTTACCAATCCAGTTAGAAAGTATCCAATGTGTTTCATAAGCCTTTGTATTTCCTGAACTTCTCAATCATTTGGGATATCTTCACACCGTCTCCATCAAGCTCTGTAATTACTTCCATGAACTCTTTCTCATCCAACTTGTCAATCGAATCAAAGAAGTCCCACATCTTAAAGGCCAACTCACGGCGGCAATGCTTGATGACAGATCGCATCTCTTCCACACTTGATTGCTTCTCACACTTCACATCAGCATTAGGTGTCGTCGCCATACCAGGGAATATCGCTAATGATGCACTCTTAATTGTTTTCCATACTCCCGATGGTTTACCACAATTACCCCCACAGTATTTACAATCACTCATTACCGTTTCCATTGAATGTCAATGTAATGCCATTCATTGTGCTTTCCACTATTGGTTGGCTCTACCCAATAACCTAACTGGAAAAGCGCATCAATCACTTTCTTAATAGCTTTATCAGAATAGTTATTGACTCGAAATGCCGTGGTGTATTGCCCATTTGCAATTGCTTCTTTAATCGAATCCTCTATTTGTAATGACAAGTCAATGTACTCTTTATCTTCTTGATGTGCAATAGCTACTGCGGTCTTAGCTGCGGAAATCTCAGCGGTCTGGAATCCTTTGGTTTGTTTTGCTTCCACTATGCCTACTGTGAATAGACAGATTACAATTAAAGTAAACCATTTGTTCATATCATTCTCCTTTCTTCTCGTTGTCTGCCCATTCAATCACTTCGGCCATCAATATTGGTGTCAACTTACATAGCTTCATGTCGTCAATCAAATCCTCTTTGGTCTTGGTTCCAGCAATATACTTCTTCACCTTCTCATCTAAAGTCTGCACTGCCCCCATCGCGCATCGCTTCCAATAACCAGAAGGGGCTGAGTGTGCCATCGCTTGGAATATATAATCACCCTTGACGGGGTTCTCTACTTCACCAAAGAAGAAGTCTTCAAGTGTCTGTTCCAACTCTTTCTTCATTCTCCTGTCCCTCGCACTATCTTACGCTTTTTGATGTCATAAGTCAATACCTTGTTGGCTTCTATTTCTTCAATGATCTCTGACAACTCTATTGGAGTCGGCTCAATCTGCATCAGCCACTCAATCAATGCACCCTTAGATAACTTATCGAACACATATGCTTCTTGAACTTGCGCGAACACCTTAACCATTTCGGTTGCCACTTTAGCTCCGCCTATATCCGCTTGGCCGTGCTTCCATTTCTGCATCCAGTCATAGCCGACTTCATGTTTCATGACCAAATTATAAATGCGTCTCTCTACATCGTGGAAGGGGCTTGAGTTAGTGTAAGTGATGTTTCCCATTTGTCTAATACCTCACAGAATTCTAATGCGTTATTCAAAATCATACAGGTGATGTTCTGCCACTTCTTTGCTGGTGGATACACTCGATACATCGCCATCAAAAAGGTTTCTTTCTCGTTGTACAAAACCAACGGTTGTCCTTTCATCAGAGTCAATGAAAAATCCAATGGCACACGGTTTACATTCAAGAACTTATACTTCTTGCTTCGGTATTGTGTCGTAGCCCTCTTACATACATTATACATTTTATTTGTAACAGGGTCAACAAGAATCGAATTAAGTTCGTACCTTTTGAAGTAGTCTGATACTTCTTCTGGGGTCAATGGGATCATCATTTGCTTTCTACTATCGCATCCGTTGCGGCCATCGCACACAGGGCAATTATAACTGTAAACATCCCCGCTCCAAACGCTGACAGCCCAACGCCAATCCAAATGGCTCCGATAGCCCAACCCTTCCAACTATTATTTCTTTTCATTCGCCTTCTCCAATCCATATCTGTAACCTGTGATCCCTGCTCCAATGATAGCGGCCAGCATCCCCACCAGTCCACGAACGGCGTCTGTTGATCCTGCAACCATCAGAGGGGTCGTAACCCATCCCACCACAAAGAAGCTCATCAATTGAACTATTCTCAATACGTCTTTCATATCTCTCCTTTAATTATAACTCAGGCAGTTTTGTAACTCCCACCAAACCGGCTCAACGAGCGGCCTTGAAAAGGCTACTGGTAGTACCCTACAAGTGTAGGGTGAGGCTAATTGTAAGTTATAATCGTTTGTTTCAAATCCTCTCTACTATCTCTTAGGCATTTGTAAGGGTAGATGCCTCAGTTATAATTCCATATTTATAACGTTTTAGGCACGTTCTTAGGCATGTGCCCAGCTGTCAAAGAAGCAATATAACCTACTTTCTTATTGTGGCGTCCTCAACCTCATCCCAAGTAGTTTCTCTCGCTTTAGGGTCGTTCTGCTGCTCCTGATACAAGGATTTTTACGTAAGAAAGCTCTCACGTCACAGTACCCACAGGTACAGGTCTTGGTACAATTACAATTTGTATTGAACTTAAGCTTTTTCATTAGCTCATCCCGTCCTTCTGGGCGTCAAAGAAGCTCAATGGGGTGTGGGCTTTCTCCACTATCCCGTCGATCTCGAACTCCCAATCGGTGTCTGATGTTATCTTCACCACCCTGATATCCCGTCCAAAGTATTGTGAGAAGATTAAGTCTCCTACTTTATATTCCATGCAACCTCCCAATCCAAAAGGGTGACGAGGCGATAAATAATACCACAAGTCCTAACCCTATAATGAATCCTATTATAAATCCTTTCATGCACTTTCTCCTGCTTCTGGGTCTAAGTTGGGGTCGATCTCATCATCTAGGTCAAGGGTATCGTCTTCGTCTTCTGCTCCGACTTCTTCCACCTTCGCATCCAAATCTATATTCTCATCCCACCCACAGTCCAAGCAATACAAATAGTCTTCGTAAGGTTCTCTGGCTATTTCTCCACCACATTCAGGGCAAGCTTTAGGGTCTTTCTTTTTGCTCACGGCACTCCTCCAAAAGTTTAATGTTCTCTGTCTCTATAAGCTCTGCCATCACCAAAGGGGACTTCACTAACTTCGTATGCAGGTAATCATAAATATAATAGTGTCTCACATTGCCGCCATCTGCATCAAACCGTTCCTCTATACGCTTCATGTCGTCCACTACTTGCACCATCATTACGGGGTCTTTTACCTTATCATCCCATGCTGCCATGTTTCGATAGACGATTAGCCCCTTGCCCATCAATGATGTTGTCGCTTTAACTAACTCATCAGGCAGCACTACAATCTTATGAAACGAAAACTGAATCCCTTCATCCCCAGCACTGTACATGGTCATGTTGTTGGCTCTCAACACCAGGCCAGTGATAGGTTCAATCAGAAAGATTGGAGCGATGTCTGTAGCGGTCACGCACTTTCTCCAATGCCCAAAGAGTTAAGTCCCAGGCTATGTCCGTTGGTACTGTCCAGCACAAGAACACAATCCATTCTTTAGGATTCTCTTTGAAGTCTTCCCATAACAAACCTAAAAGAGTTTCAATGGGTCGAATGATAATCATAAATTGTGGGCTAGGTCATTCCCGTAGCCAATGTCGCTCGACCTGAGACTGCTCATCGGGGGGTGGAGCATATCTCTCATTGGTTAGCCCGAACGGGTCTTCTTATATCTCTTTGGAACTTCTCACCATCTTGGCCGTGATCGCTGTCACTTCGCGTCTCGACACTAACACTTTGCAATAGGCTGAGGGTAGCTTCGACATAAACGTTGCTATGATCTCTCCAGGAGCCTTCTGCATAAACTTTATGATGTTCTCTATTCTGTCATTGGTTGGGCTGTCATTAGCAAACATTTCTGCTGACATTTCAGTAAGAGTCGCATCCCATTCAGGAATCTTCTGCCCTTGTAGTTTGTGTGACACTTCGTCGTACCTATCAAGAACGTCGATGCCACGTACAGGGCGTTTGTACTCTTCGTTGATCCACTTCTCCAATGCCACTGCCGCCACATTACCCAAGAATCCCACAGCTACTTCATTAAAGATTTCCTGCGGTATCACTCCAGAGTCCATGTAGTCTCCCAACATGGTGTATTGGTCTGGTGTGTGTTCCAACTCTAATTCAATCTTCTCTTCATTCACAAGAAGGTTAGGATGCTGGGCAATAAAGCCTCGAATCTTCTCATTGATGTCGGCCTTGGTCGCCCATCGCAACCAAATGTCTTCGTTGGTTCTCACCTTGATAACACAGAACCGACGGAACATGGCTTTGTCTAGGGTCTCGACTTGGTATTGTCCGTTGTCTGGGTTGATCGCGGCCACAATGAACCAACCTTTAGGAAGATTATGTGTATGCAGACGACGCTCTTTTACCAACTGGAAGATAGCTTGTCGCACATCGGTAGGCGCACGGTTAAGCTCATCCAAGAATAGAATGCCTCTTGTCCCTTCTTCGGGGAACCATTCGGGCTGAGCATGGGACAACACTTTGTACGCTTTCTTAAAAAGCTTTGAAATCTTATCAAGCAGGAAAGGATAACCAACAAGGTCGGCGGGTTCTTGCGTAGCAAGTCTCAGGTCTACGAATCCAAAGTTCTCTCGAAGTGTCTCTATATCTTTTGGATTGGTAAGATCAAATGACTTGGTGCCAAAATTGCCAAGCTCCACTGCAAGCTCGTTCACAACCTGCTCCACGATCTGTGTCTTACCTATTCCCATCTGTCCTACCATGAGAATGCCATGCCTTACTTGCGCTCTAGCACACCGTTTGATTAGTTCTTTTGCTTGGTCAATCCACATATTTTCCCTCCGATTTATATTGTACGTATTTGTCTTTCAAAAGTCAATCCATATTTTGCTGTTTTCTATCCAGCACAAGAACATCGCCCCAAGGGGCTTTCATATTGGCGTCTATCGTAACCCATAGGGTAGGGTATCGGGGCGCATGGTCAGGAAATGTACCACATAAATCCGTGAAGTAAACAAGCAAATCTGTCTCCACTCTCTTTTCTGCAATGTGGTCAAAGACGGGCACGAATGATGTACCTCCACGACCTTTGAACTTGGGGTCAACCTTCGTATGTGGAGTCAGTTTGTAAACCTTCTGCACTTCTGCATCGCACTCAATAATAGTGATCTTGCTCTTGTATGATCTCATAATGCCTTGAATTTCCACCATGAAAGCCTGTAAGTCCGCATCGGATACGCTGCCACTGGTGTCTATTGCTACGGTTATAAGAAGCTTGCGGGTCGGAATCTTTCCTTTCTGTGTCATCCCGAACCGTCTGTTAGGCCACTTCCAACTGTACTTGAAGGATGCCTTCACTCTCAACCCAACCCATTTACGGAGAAGTCGATGCCAAGGTAACACTGGCGGCTTAAACAACTGGTCAATATCGTCTTGGAGTTTGCCAGGCACTTTACCCTTTAAGCGTTGGGTTTCATCCACCGCTTTCTTAACCGTCTGCCGAATAACCTCTTCTGCTATGTCTTGGCTGTCCCCTTCTTTGTCTCCCCACTTCCCGTGATTGCCAGGAGCGTCCATGTCGAACTCTCCATGCGTAGAACCATCAGAGTTTTTGATCGTAACCTTGGTTGTTCCATCACTATTTTGAGAGAATGAAATTTGTTTTTGATGTTGCTTAAGAACATTGTAGTAATACTCGGCTGGTTTGCCCTTGTGCATTTTCCAATCTGGCGGGTACTTATCCGTAGTGTAAACCCAATCAGGTAGATTCTGAATGTCCTGGTTCACGGCTAGGTCAGCGGCTATGTTCCATAGTTCTCTCTGCCGTCCACCCAAGCGGTTCAAATGGTTCTTGATAAGGTGGTGACACTCATGCTCCAAGATAGCTACACGTTGCTTAATATCTGAAAGCTCTTTCCACTTCTCAGGGTTCCAGTACATTTCTATGTACCCGTTCTTAATCCCCACGGCTGCTGCAAATGGTAGATCAGGTCTAGCGATACGGCGCATCTGTGTAAGGAGACGGGCGTAGAACACTCCGTCATTTCTCAAAAGGTGTACAACAACCTTTTCGATGTCCTCCATGTCACTCATCTGTTAACCTATCCTTGGTATGTGGCATTTCGTAAAGTGTATCAACCAACTCTGCCAATTTCAACGTGGGCATTTTCTCATGCAGTCTCTCAACAAGTGTTCGTACACGAATAGTTCCTACTCGTTCTTTCAATTCCACACTTTCTAGCTTCAATGTATCGGTGCAAAGCTTTAATCTATCTTTGAACTCTGGCAATCTCAAACGATAAGCTACAAAGCAATCATCTGTAATCAATATGGAACTCGCATCACATGACTGAACCTGATAGGTTCCCTTCTCTAAAAATCTACTGCCACTGGGACTGTTGATAAGTTTCTTTACCAACCGCCCATTCTCATCGTACTTGTTCTCAACATTCTCTACAAGGTTCACTTTATCTCCACTTCGTATCAACGGAAAGGTGTAGTACGGACTCATACCTGTTAGAATTTCTAAAAAGTTGTTCTCAATAAAGTTTGCGCCTTTTTGAGTTAGCTGCATGACGGCCATTTCTTTGTTCTCTACCTTGTCTTTGTACACCACAGCGTAGTTATGTTTCTGAATGTCATCGAAAAAGGATTTCTGAGTGAAGACCTCACCTAGATCGAATATCCCATGCTTGTAAGAATTAAGAAGAAACGGAATTGCTGCTGCCGTTAGGTCTTTCTTAACGAAAATGATAGAAATACTATTGGGGGTTTTGGGTTCCATCGACTGATTCTTTGCGCTCTTGAGTGGCGGCTTTTATAATCTCTCTAAGCTTTTGTTCTAATGAAACAGTGAACTCTTGAAACTTTATATCACCGTGGAAGGATTGGTAAATAACCAAAATATTATCTAACAGTTCGTCTACTAATCCTTCAAGATAAAGCTGCATGTCCTTTTCATCTTCTTTGTTCAGTTCTTTTCCATATTCGATACTCTTTTCCAAAATGGTTCTGATGCTTGTTACATAAGAAGAGATCGCATTTTCTAGTTGGGCACTTGGTAGCCCCGTAGACTGAGCACGTTCTAAGAATTGAATACGACCTTCACAAAACTCTTTCCAGTATTCTAGCTGTTCTTTGGTGGAACCGCGATCATTATTCAAAACTGAATCAACAATGTTTGCTCCGTGTCGAAACCCCTCTTGCAATGAAGATGCTGTTTGTCTTTCAATTTCTGCTTCGCGCATTAGATCATCATAATGACGATCAATATATAATTGATAAGTGCCACGGCTGGATGGTATAATGTCATTGAAGGTGGGAAACTTCTTTTCAAATTCCGTTTTTGTTTTCACCGCTCCATATCCTACTTTAATGATACTATGCAAAATATCCTTCATGGCCTGTGGAAGGTCTTCTAATTTAGTATTGTGTATGGGGGCTGGCTCAGGGGCTGGCGGCGGGGTTATTGGCTGTTCTTCATTCATTGTAAGTCCTTGTTGGCACGACCTCGAATGTCTTCCAGGGTCTGTGTTCGTATAATCTCTCCGTTCTCATACACCAATTCCAATAGATCGGTGTGGTGTGACGGGTCTACACTACCTTCACGTACTGTCCAAATCTCTCCAGGGTTTGGCTCGACAAGGATGAGACGCCCCGCCTTGCTCTTCTTACCTGGGTCTGTAATGGGATTCTTTGATACAGGAATATGTTTCCCATCAATTGTAATTTCACTGCACTTCAAAGCGAACTTTTGAGTATCACGGTTCAATTGTTGCAGAAGTGCCCCACCCATTCCAAAAGCAATGTTGGTTGCGCTATAGCCATCATCCGTGGCGGTCTTAAGAATCTCATTGATACTGTCCTGATTGATTCCATCCCCCTGAATAACTCGAACATTGTTCAGAACTTTATAGCCTTTGGTATTTACTGTAACACCGAACTTCGTTTCAAGCAATCGCAAGGTTTCCAAAACGATCTCAGGCGGATTGCCAGAGTCAGGACGAATAATAACCGTCGCTCCTGAATTTATAACCTCATTCTTAAGAATCTCTCCCCATAAATGCTCAACTGCATTCCATAAATTGTACGAATCAGATACCACAGCCACAAGGCTACCAGGTTTTGCGAACTGTGTCAACATATTTCTGAAAGCATCTACCTCATGTTCTTTACCCCAAGCAGTGATTGTAGAATGTTCTGCCGCTGGTATCGAAAATCCCGCCATGCCAGCTTGATAGTATTTGTTAGCGCACCATACGCCAGCGCATGTATCAGAACCCATGAAGTTAACAAGGTGAGAAGCCCCGCCAATGGATGCTGACTCTTGGCTCGACACTCCACGGGAACCAAAGTCATGAAGTTTGAAATTGATTTCAGCATCAGGATTGTCTGCGGTCTTTTTCAAATATCCATAAATCAATCGTTTGATATGCCAGCTTTGGGTAGCCACAGTGATAGGATACCACATACGCATCAACATGGTCTCGAACCAGGATACCAACCAAAAGCATTTAGGGTCTTGGCATTCCACAGTCATCAAAACGTTATGGGTTGGAACTACCAAACCTTCTGGCACTGCTCGAATCCTAAGCGGTATCTTGCCGCCCAATTGCTCAACAACATACATCCACCCTTCCAATGGGAATGGTTCCCCATGACCTGCAAAGAAGGCTTGCGCTTCCAATACCATTTCTTTCGTTATACTAACAGTCAGGTATTTCTGCAAAATATATTGTAACCCAAAGAACACAGTACGATCATACTTTCCCCCACGGCTCTCCACGTATGAATACATACCAGTGGTCTTAGGTGGGTACTGCAAATGATGGGACGCCTTATACGAGTCTGTGTCAATAATGATGTTGTCCATTTATTGCTCCTGGTTTACTTTTAAGAATCGGCTATCGGAATTTTCTATGATAACCTTGGCGATCCGACGAATCTCAATTATTTCTTGATTGATACGTTGTTTGGTGATTCCAAATTTCTGTGCAATGAATAGGTTGGTAGCCTTTGGTGTTCCCGACTTACTGAATGGCATACCGAACAACTCAGGCGCAACCAATACATCTAGGATAAACCCTTGACGTTCTGTCAAACGGGCTTTAATGATTGACAGAAGTTGTTCATGTTCAATATTATACGTATTATCTTTCATGGAAAGCATAGTGGAAAGATTCTTAACTTGGCCTCGCTCCGCCGCATTAGCTTCAATCACACTCTCGTTTATGATTTGCGCTTTAGGCATACGTTTTTTCTGAACGTTCTTCCATGTTCCATCTTTGTAAACATGCCCAGCGGATATTAACGCATTCACAATAGATCGGTGAAGAAGCGTATTGAAAAGAGTGCGTCCCGCTTTCGGAAGATGTTTACGTTTCGCTGGATCAAACTTAAAGTTGGGATCATAATGTCTTGACACACGAATCAGAACACGAACGGCAATGTTCTCTTTTTCGTCGTCAAACAATACCGATGACTTAAACGACTGTGCTATAGTCAAAGCGTCTTCATAGTATTTAGAAACTAATTCCCGCTGAGTTGGTGTTAACTCTTGTGGTGTTTCGACGATTTCTTCATTCATAAGTCCCCCTTATCTTGTATGCCTTCATCAATGAAGGTCTCACCTTCCAAGTCGTCGCGGCGACCTTTCGAGTCTTTTTTTCCAAGATGCTGCAACAACGCTGTCCACAAAATCTTGTGAGATTCATAAACAAGCTTTAATGTAGCATTGTTTATTGGATAGAACGCCACGTCTTGCAACTCTTCCGTACTTTCTGGATTCCCCCAGGTATGCTTTGCTACAAAAAACGATGTGATAATACGCTCATCTTTGGTGTATCTCCAATCATTCATCTGAAAACTGCCAACGTAATGCAACGCATCAGCACCCAGGCCAGATACCGTGGTCTCTTCGTCAAGCTCTCGTACTGCTGCCATCTCCAAGCTTTCATCTGCTGGGTCTACGAACCCACCAGGGAACACCAATGCCCCACCGACAGCCTTGCGCCCCAACAGAACCTTGTTGCCCTTCACTACAGCAATATCTATCGTCATGTGAAGTCTTGGATATTGGTTTTGCGTCGAATAGATGATCCCCGCTCGAAAGTCCGAACTGTTACGAATTGTCTTACCAGCGTCTTTACGAATGCTCGTACCAGATACATCGGGGAAGTTCTCGATCTTGCATGTCTTAAGACTTCCATCGTACTGCTTCAAAAATGAGTCCTTGCCGCCATATAAACAAACTGTACCCATTGGGAACACTGTACGAATCATAACGTCCAGATTCTTGCTCCACTCTTTATTGGTTGGTCTGTCCATCAATGGCACCACAATGACATTAGGGAAGTCTGTCTGAATCATCTTAGCACGGCTTGTAAAGTCTAATGGGTCAACCTTCGTACCCAAGGTGGGAGCGACTCCCAGGAATACCAAAACATTCTTGGCCTCACTGGAAACAAACTCAAGCAGTTTCTTGTGTCCAACGTGAAGCTCTGGCACCTGGAACCGCCCGACCACTACCCCAATGTCGTATTTAGTCATTTGATTCTCTCCCGTTATGCGCCCGTTTGATATCAAGAATCCGCCGCAACTGATCGCGGGTTAACCCCGACAACTCCAAGCTATAGGTATCATAGTTGATGTTGTATTCAAGCTTCCCCTCTTTGATATAAAAAGATGCACGATTGCCCGTTACATACACATCTTTCGCTTCTGGAAACTCCACGGCCATCTTTTCTTTAACAACTGTGTCCGTCTCTTTTTGCTGAACTCGCGCTTCATACTTCGACTGCAACTCTTGAACGAACTCTGTAACCTTGGTATTGATTTTGGTTGCTAGGTCTTTTGTGGTTGGCGTCCAATTCTTCTTGAAGCTGACAGTCCAATCGTCTGAATCAATACGGATATACGTTTTGTATCCCGTATGATGATAATGACCGTTACCTTTTAGATTGGCGAACACTCGAATTTTCTTATTGTAAGACGGATGATCTTCGGGGAACACTTGAATCTTAATTTCAAAAGCATTTTTTTCCCAGCCATTGTCCTTCACCAATTCATAAACAAATGAATTTTTGACAGCAAATAGACCATCCAACTGATAGAAAAGCCGTTGAATCACGGCATTGGCTTCTCTCCGCGCTCTCTCATAGGGTGATTGTTTTGGCTCTTCCACTTTTTTCTCCACGACAGGTGGTGGTATGGGCTTAGCTTCTTCTTCTTTTACAGGATGAATCCCATAGACTCTTGTCAAATTAAATTCTTGAATCAACGCATTGGCCTGGACTGTTCCATGTTCGGATGCCACGCCACTAAGAACCAAACCCACAATATTATGTGAAAAAGGTCCTTTCTGTCTGATCGCCTTACGAATCTGCTCCCGCGCTTCGTCTAAACTTTCAATCCCGATTTTCATAAATCCCCCGTTATTTAGGTTCGACTTCAACGACCTGCACTGACCCCTTCGCGTCTGTGTAAATATAATCCCCTAAACTCTTTGACACTTTGTCCAACAGTTCCCGAATGGTCTCTGGATTCTCACTGCTCGAATTGACGCTCACCAGCACCCGAAACTCTTGAGATACAACGTTGCGTTTAGCCTCGAACTTGTGATCTACAAAGTCCTTCGCTTCATCTAGAACGCTCATGGGAGTCTCCTTTTTACGTATACCCCATTATACACCCAAAATGGGGGTTTGTCAATACTTATTTGAACGCTGGCTGATTCTTTTCCGCCCATGCCCAAACCTGTTCTTCAGAAACTTTGCGACCCAATTCCCGTTCAAGGTCTTGCAACTCGCGGTTCAGCCGCGCTCGACGGGCATTGACCTCACGAATTGGCAATTCCCCATCGCACGTTAGATTCTCAGGCGACAAGGCACCGAACACATCTGTCAATTGGTTCATGATCTCTGCCTCAGTACGAGGGGCTTTCTTGATGCCCACAGTCTGCACAACGACCTTGGTATCCTCTGCGCCAACCTTCGTAAGAAACAACGTCTTGGCTCGATACTTCTTTGACAATGGGGAATTAAAATCACGGGTAGGAATAATGATAGCTGACCCACGCTTGGTGAACTCAACAATCTTGTACGTCTCTGGATGCCCCGCTAGTCTGACTTCATCCCCCGCCAATAGGCCAGAATAGTGAGACGTGATCTTATTGCTGGCTTGGTACTCCCCCGCCTTAGACGCCACAATGAACTTAACGCGCCCCGTCACGTCCAAGTCACTGTACCGCAAGTTACCAGTCTGGAACACGAACCCGTTAGCTTCTGCGACCTTCTTAAGAGCCTCATTGATCTCTGCGTGTAACTTCTTGACCGTTGATCTTTCCATAATGCCCCCTTTTAACGTGTCGATAGTGGTGCGCCCATCGTTCCGGCTTTTACGTCAAACCGTGACGGCACCACATTGCCATACGCATCCTTAAATCGTTTCTCTCCAAGCTCACACTGCCCCGCCCGAAGAAGCTCCATCGCCCGACGGCCATACGACCCTTGGAAATGCCACACAGACCCGTCGTTAATCATCCGCTGAAACATCGCCACTTCATCTTGCTCGTCTTGCTCCCCGTTTTCATGCTCGATGATTTCGTTGATGTTTTCCATGATGTTGTCTCCTTTTTGCGTACTTAAGTATACCATGAAAAGGATAAAAAGTCAAGAGAAATCTTGTAACAAAGTTGTAACAGTTTAATAAACCGTCAGGACACTGATCTCAATATCTTTGCTCAGTTCAGAAGCGACCTGCAATGTGTTCAATTCCTCTTCGTCTATGGCGGTCTTGCCCGTCACTGCCGCCAAAAGAGCTTTGCTGGCGTCCCCTTTAGGATAGAGATAGCCGTTCACTGCAACCAATTTCAGTTTCAATTTAGACATGATAACCTCCGATTTGAGACTTACTACAGTATACCATGAAAAGGACAAAAAGTCAAGGCTTTTTAACACCACACTTGCCACACTTGCCGTCGATGGTCTTGGTAGCACAGAAGCACCCATCCTTGCACAGCGACACTTCAAAGTCTTTGAAGAATACACGCTTAATCCAATCTGCCGCATCATAAGCCCCAATCTCATTGGCCTTGTCTAGGACGGATGCCATCTGATCGTAAAGGCTGTCTTGCCGTGGCATATTATCTCTCGAAGGGCACCAGAGTATTTGGCCGCTTCTTCTCAATGTAATTGGTGCCATTAGAATTGACTATAGATAACGAAACGAATTTGCCATTATTTACAACAGACCCAATGATATAACGATAGCCACAGTTGTAAATGCGCTTCTCCCCAGGAACTAAGTCTTTGGCGGGTTTCGCTTCCACCCAGCCGATCTCCTGCAACCACACCGCAGGTTCCGAAGGCTTGAATTCTTTAGGATTGCTATATATTCTCATGGTATCCTCCTGTTTGTTGCGTAGTATAGTATACCATGAATTGAGGAAAAAATCAAGGGTTTTTTGGATATCTTCGATGTGGTCTTTTGGCTTGTTTAGAAGCTTTTTTCTTAGATTTGCCCTTACTAGGGTTTCGGGGGTTTCTTTTAGATTTAGCCTCAAGCTTTAATGCTATACGAATCTTGCGATAGCATACCAATAAGGCGTCTGAAACGTAGGGTTGTGTGACTTTAGATTGACGGGCAATTTCATTTTCTAATAGTCCAAATTTGTAACGCAATATAAAAATTTGAAATTGTAAGTCTGTAAGGCAGGATGCTGCTGCTTTATAAATATCTTCGGACATTTGGTCACGGCGTTTTCTATCAATAAGAAAGGACTCATCAAGTACGTTAGATTTAGAGAAACGTTCCTCATGTTCTTTTAGGAATATCTCAAGCTCCGCTGGCGATACGTGGACTTCTACAAAATCCAAGTCATATCGTGGACGCCGATCATCCCAATACTTCTCTCTTATCCATTCTTTTTTTTTCATTCTTTAATAACGAAACATGATGCAGGATCGACTTCGGCCAATACATCACGGCCAAAGACTGACACTTCTACGACTACTTTATCCTTCTTCATATATTGAATTTTCCCAACGATACCTAAAAAAGGCCCCGTAGTGATCTCTACCTTCTGACCTATTTCAAGTTCATATCTATCGGCAATGGATTGTGGGCTGCTTTTATCATCAGCAACCTTTCGGATGTGCTTCATTTCACTGTCACTTAAAGAAGCAGGATAGGAGCAACCAGGATGCTTAAGAAGATGCCCACCACAAGAGGTTTGGATCGCCTCTTCCACTTGTCCAGCTTCTATATCGACATTGATAAAGACGTAACCTGGAAACAAGGGGCGCAACAGTTCTCTGTTTTTACCTCTAATCTTCAAGTAGACTTTCTTCTCTGGAATCCAAACCGCTGAATCCAATACTACCGATTTGATCGCTGCTGGTAGCGCAGAGATACGCTTTTGATCTCCAACAAAAGCGACGTACCATTTTTTGTTTGTGTCATTCATTACGAACTCCTTCCATTACTATTTAGCTTGATTACTTCAAGCTTAAAAAATTCATCGCGGCCACGTTCTCTTAGAAACTTATCGGGATCAAAGAACAATGGTAACTTAACATGAGAGAAAGACAATGCCAACTTAGGGAACTTCTGTATCAATCCTTTCTTACCTGATCGTCCTGTTATTCTCTCAATCAACTTCTCTCCAGCTGTATCGCCATCTGGAACCAATAACACTTCGTCAACGAATCGGGACAAGATGCTTAACTGTGTAATGCTCAATGTTGATCCAAGCATACCCACTACATTCTTCACACCACTTTGGTACATCATCAACGTATCCACGTTGCCTTCAACTACATATACTTTGTTCTCTTTAATGCACTCAGCCAGTGTAACACTTAGGCCATACAAGTGATCTGTTTTTTGATAAACAGTATTCACATACTTTAGGTCGGCATTGCTTTTGTAGTTTAATTTACGTCCTGATACTCCAACCATCCCACCATACACATTACAAACAGGGAACAAGGCCGTGTCAAAAAACTTGTAGTCCAATTCTAGACTTTGGTCTGGAAAGTCTGAATCCGAATATATATTACCCTTACCATCACAGTAAGCTAAATGAAACTGACGAATCGTTTCATCGGTAAGATGTCTCTCTTTCTTTAAGTATTCAAATGCTGGTAACATTAGATTGAACACGCTCCAGTCGTGCATTGACTCTCTGCTGCTTTGCTCTCGTTCTCTAATTTCAAGGCTTGTTCCAAAGGTACTGGCTCCATCGGTTGATTACCTCTAGCCCCGTCTGGGTATAGAGTAACTCCCTTGATGCCACGTCGCAAGGCTTTTGATACAGCCATCTTAACCTTTGATATATTGAACGTCCCCACCTTGGGAAGGTTTATTGTCTTGGACACTGAGTTATCTACAAATGTCTTTTGCGTCTTGATCTGGATAGCCAAATGCTGTTCAACCGTTAATGAAAAGCTATCTTCTACCTTGATACCTTTAGTTAAGCACTCCTTAGCCAATGGGTCTATGAACACTTTAGCATCCAACTTCTGGTCAGGCCCTCCTGTATAGTAATTCCTCTTATAGGCCGCACAGAACATAGGTTCAATCCCTGACGTAACTCCGATCATAATTGAAACTGTACCCGTTGGGGCTACGGTTGTAACCGTTTCAGGTGCATTAATCCTGAGCTTTTTAGCGTACTTATTGGCATGTGCCCTGATACGATTGTACAACTCTATAAAAAACTTCTCTTCTTCTTTGTCTATTATGAATGACTTACCTCTTTGAACTAACCACGTATGAAGCCCCAGGATACCAACTCCGATCCGACGATCTTTGTCTACTCTCTCACTGAACTCTGGCAATGGGAACTTCGACTTCAAAGTTCCATTTATCAGCATCTCTGTAAGTATAATAGCTGTGTCCATGATTTCATCAAAGGATTTATGTGCTGCCAAGTTAATGTGTCCAAGATTACAATTCCCATAAGCAGGTAGTGACTGTTCTCCACAAGGATTAGTTGCTATCGCTTCTGGTACAGTTTTCCTGGCAAGCTCTATGTTCCACAATCCAGGTTCTCCATGTGTACACGCATGTTTGATAACTTTATCAAAAAGCTTATTGGCCTTTGTACCCTTGTTCTTGGATTGCTTGACAAAGGTGTTGTCGATGACTACCGATATGTTCATGCCTTCCAGGTCTCCATCTCTATCTTTACACGTTACAAATCTGTCAATAGAATCATGTTGCCAATGGAGCATTGACATTTGGGCTGACCGCCTCTGTCCACCCGAACTCACCCCACGGCCAATGAAGTTTGCAATCTTCATCCAATCAATAGGCCCTAACGTTCTCTTTTTAAGATAGCATCGCATGATGGAATTGAACAGCCCGTCGATCATCAAGATCAAAGACTCAGGCCCAGCCGATACTCCACCCAAAGATTTTATAAGTGTACCCCTGGGTCTAATGTGACTCAAATTTAGAACTACCTCTTTACATTCCAACAACCCGTTAGCTGACTTAAGCAACGCTAACCCCCATCCTTCTCTGGAATCTTCTACTTGGAATCCGACGTTGATGTCTTTACCGTTCTCTTCTGGATTCTCTTTAATCATGTATGGGTATTGGTTCATAAGCAAAGTAAAATCTGGATGACTCCTTGAAATATAAAGCTCTGGATAAAATGGCATACTCTTTTCAACCCTTGTCGTCGGATGTATGATGCCAGAATAATTAACTCCCACACCACCACCCGTCATCAATGTAATACATAGATCGTGACAGAACTTCCCAAGTCCTTTATCAGTTGGGATAACGAAACAGTTGTTGATCTGTGGATAGTCTTTGCCAGCATTAGACCACCACCTACCTGCTGGAACCAATTTATGTTCCAAAAGTAGCTTCTCTATATGCCGTCTTTGTTCGTCTGTTTCCCCACCAAAAGTCGCTACTCTCTTACACGCTTCTTCAAACGTTTCCAATGGCTTTCCGTGCTCATCCCGTAAAGCATATGATCTATTGAAGATAGTTTCCCCTAAAGGGTTTTTCCACTCCATTGCTATACTCCTTATTTCTCAATCAAATTATTATATTTTTCTTGTTCTTCAACTGTCATAGTGCGGGTCTCTAACGTATCGACGTTAAGAACCGTTTGCTCTTCCAGGTTGACGAACTCTCTTATGATTTTAGGTTTCTTCATTTTCTTTTCCTTAGTTTTGTTTGTGGTTGTGTTTTTGTTTCTCTACCCATATCTTGTTCTCTTCCTATGTATTCTACAAAAGTGTCTCCACGAACCAATTTCAACTTAGCCAGTCGTGCCTTGTATCCCAGGGCTTCATCAATGCGTTCCCAAAGTCGTGTCGCTATCACCTCTAATGTATGTGGAAGATAAGCCAACCCCTTGATTTCATCTAAATCTTTGCCGTTCACATCTTCAATGGCGTTCTCAACTGCATTATCTAGCTCATCTAATGGTAGCACTTCCCCTGTTAATGTATCTAGACGCCCTGACCTACTCTCAACAAATACAATCAATCTATGTGCGTTGTCCTTCTTTGGTTTGAGAATGAGATTGAAATAGTATTCTTTACCTAGAACTAATTTCATTCTTTGCACCCTGCACAATACTTGCTCTTACACTTCTGAGGAAGTCTCTTGGTTGTTTCATAATTTAAGACATATTCTTTAATTTCTTTAACCTTATTAAGAACATTATTCAATCTAACTTTGTCTATGGGGATATGAAATTCCATGATATCCTGATTGTTCTTATTCTCGTAAAATACAATGGCTCTTGGAATATCCGTCATGAACATGTACAAATGAACTTGATCTAAATAGTCCTCACTTGGCGTTGATAATTCTTGGAACAGTTCTTGCTTGATTGATTTAAGTTCAAAGATATAAAGAAGGCCGTCTTGTCTATTAAGAATTACAGCATCTGGTGCCCCACGCAACCATAACTCTTTGTTCTCTATGGTGCGCTCTATGAATGGTTCATGGTCTATAACTACCGCGCAACCCATCGCTGGTATGTAAGTTTTCAAATATCGCTTGTGTACTGAATTGCCCATATCAAAAGTCCGTTGCTGCTTTGGCTCAGCTGGTGAATCCTTTACTTGATTCAATATAAGACGAACGATCTTCCTAGTGCATTGTCCAATCTCTGACGGACGTATAGTGCGCTTTCGTTCATAATTGGAATTGGCTGAAGACTTGCTTTCCAAATATGTGTCCAACTCATGAGAAAACCAACCCTTCTCCATCTTTGGCGGTCTCTTGATGATCTTGATTATCACTTTAGTTCTCCAATTTGATACTTAATAAATTTAGGTAATGATCTCTTTAGGATGCCAAGCTTCCAAACAAATCTTTTTTTCCATGTACCCCAACGTTCATTTATAATCTGTGCCGCTTCTTCCAAGGAATAGGCAATTACATCATCTTCAAATACCGTAATCATATGTGGAGAAGAACCAGGTCTATACACTCTGATGACTGGCTTCCATAGAAAGAACCTAGCGTACCCAAGTTCTCTCAAAACGCCTTCACTCTTGCTCTCAGGTGTTATGTCTATCACAACATGGGAACGTCGGATAGCTCTCTTGTCATTGTTCCAAGCTATCAACCCATCCGCTCCTGGCTTGTTTGGGATAACGTCATCCGTGTTTGGAATGTTTTCCTCTATCACAGGGTCTATTGTCGTAATCCCATGACGCCCAAGAATTATCTCAGTAATCGTAGACTCATTCCACAACTCTGACCCTGGCCTATTGGTCATAGCATGTGCGATATAGGCGTTTAACATTAAACTAAGCTCACTTTTGCTTCAACGGTATTGATAATGAAATTTAGAATCTGCTCAATGGGGGCGTCACCACGTACACCGTATACATGCCACTTATCACCATAGACTGTCTTGAACCTATCATACTCACTACGTACAATATTGATGAAGTCTAGATTAGTCATCTTCTCTGGCTGTTCTGTTTTTTGATGTCTCACTTGAAGAACATCATTAGACACGTCAAATAAAAAGGTCACTGTGGGGGTAAAAAAATTTCGTAACATGGTGTCCATGACACTTAAAAACAAGAAACTATACTTGTCAACATCTATTGCATTGTAAGCAAAACACGATGGTAAGAATCTGTCAATCAAAATGATACTTTGTCCGATGTATGGCTTAATATTCTTGTAGAAATTATTGACTTGCCATGCCATATATTCAAAGTATCTGGTATTAGCATTTGATAAATCGAACCATTCCTTGTCATGTGATTCTAAGAATACTGGATATGGTATGGAATCTACCACATGCACAGTTTCTCCTTGCTTTTCATAGAACTCCTTTAGGTGGTTCAGAGCGTAGGTCTTTCCTGATCCGTCTAATCCCTCGAACAATATGATTGGTTTGTTTTCCATAATTCTCCTCATTTTCCAGATGATCCGAAACCACCTTGGCCTCGGTCACTGTCTGACAATTTATCGCTCTCCACCAATGTCACTTGCGGTGTTGGTAGGATGAGTGCCTGACAAAATTTGCTCCCCGCTTCTATAATGAAGTCTTCATACCCATTGTTATAGGCTATGACCAATACTTCATTCCTATATCCTGAATCTATAATCCCAAGATGATTTTTAACCTGAACTTTAGCATACGATGATCGCGTATGTACTTGCATGTGCCAACCCGTAGGAATTTCAAATGCCAATCCAGTGCGAACCATGCGCCATTGCCCTGCTGGAATGTAAGTTCGTTCTAAGGCGTACAGGTCTATCCCAGCGTCGTCACTGTATGCTTTAGTAGGAATCATTGCTTTGGGGTCTAACTTTTTGAAGTGCAAAGTTAAGTTGTTCCGTTGATACACTTTACCCATGAATCCATCTATATCTCCCATGATGAGAGACAGAAACCATAGTTTTAATTTCCACATATTCTTACCTAGCGACCAGTTCTTTCTTAAATTCATATGTCTTAGCCTCTCCCCAATTCTTTCCGACTTTGAATTCGGCTCTCATGGGGACATTCACGCCAGCGATTGGGCGTTCCATTTCTTCCTTCATCGTGTCTATACCACGTTGAAAATCTTCTACATCCACTTCACAATAGATAGCATCATGAACTAAGATGAGCACTTGTCCTTTGATCCCCTTGGTTTTGAAAGCTAGTCTCATTCTATTAGCGGCGTTACATGTCATATCCGATGCTGCGGCTTGAATAGGGCTGTTCATCGCTAACCGTTCATGTTCTTCTCGAACAAACTGCACTGGACTATCAATCCCAGGTAGTCTACGTACTCTACCAAAAATGTCTCTGATCTGTTTGTATTGCTTCACGGTTATAATAGCCATGTCTAGCCATTGCTTAGCAATAGGATATCGTGCAAGAAATTGGTTGATGATCTCTTGTGCTTTCGTAACTGGAAAGGGCTTCCCCGTATCCTGACTGATCTGATCTGCAATGCTCTCAGCCTGTCTTCCATACATAATACCAAACACAATACGCTTAGCGGCCTCTCTCATTTCTTTTGTCACTTGGTCTATAGTGACACCCCAGGCTATAGAAGCAGTCTTTTTGTGGATGTCAGGGCCTGATCCATCATCAGCGGCTACGATGTCTCGAATCATATCTGGGTCTTGGGAGTAATTCGCCCAATGTCTGAACTCTGCTTGCCCATAGTCCGACTCAATCCAAACTTTCCCAGGTCTTGGAATGAACAAACTCTTGATTTTGATTTCCGTACCATCTGATAGAATAACAGGAGACCGTGGTATGTTCTGTAAATTGGGGTCACTGCTTGATAGACGGCCTGTCACTGTCCCATGAATCAAGAAGCTAGAATGCAAAGCATAATTCGCATCTACTCTCTTCTCTAAGCCTTCCACATACTTGCTTAATACACCTACGACCTCTCGGTATTCCAATACCATCTTGGGGATTGGATGCAAAGGGGCTAAACTCTTAAGAACTTCCTCATCTACAGCTGGCTTCTGGCTCTTTGCTGTTAGCTTATTGACGGGTAACTTCAATTTATCAAAGAAGATACCAGCCAATTGATCGTTTGAACTAAAATTGAACTCGTCATCCACGTCTGTTAAATTAGACTCCGCACACTTCTTACGAAGTTCTATCTCTCGTTTAGAAATCTCTTCAAGTAGTTTGCTCTTGAATTGCTCCAACCGATCTTTGTCTAACATAACACCAGTCAATTCTGCTTCTGTCAATGTCTCATTCAACGGCATAACCAACTTACCCATCAATGACTGTAGATTCTCTTCTTCTATTCTAGGCTTAAACAACTCATACAGTCTGAATGTCACATCCGCATCCATACCAGCATAAGGATATAAGACTTCTGGGGGTACATGCGCGTAGTTGCGTGACTTCTTTGATCCGCTGGTATTTTCGTCAAACCATTTTTCAAGAGGATCATTGTATCCACCCATGTCTGTGTAGTTTTGAGCGCACTCTTTCAAATCGTGCATACCTTCTGCGTTCTCATTCAGAAGGTGGTGAGCAAGCATAGTGTCAAACCAGAATTTGTTCACCATGATGTTCATGTACTTAAATAAAAATTTGTTATCGAACTTCCCATTATGAGCTATCTTGATAGCATCATTGGCGAATGTCTTTCTCAACTTCTCTAAAATGTAATCCTTCTTGTCTCCCCACCAATCAAAATACTCATCAATCACTATGGTACTCTTCTTAGGAATCTCTTTGACTCCTGTCTCTACCCATTGCCCATTCACTTTCTTTTTGGTTTTACGCTTAACCATCTCGATATGTTCTTCTGGCCGTCCATTGTATCTAGTGATTGGCAATATGCAAGCTGTACCACTCTGCCAACTGAATGAAATACAAAGAACTTTTCCAGTCATGAAGTTAAGACTGTTGGTTTCTATATCATAAGAGAAGGCGGGTACAGTATTAAGGCGGGTTATAAGTTGATCGAACTTCTCTGGGGTGTCTACAATCACATACTTTCCAAGTTGTCTTGGTGTAAGCTCTTTATACTCAGAAGATTTCTTGATACGTCTCAAATCTTCAATGGTAAATCCCTCAAATTCAGGAGAGCGGCGAAGCGTCATTGGATGATAAATAGGAATCACTTTGCAATTATATTTCTCACTCCAGACTTCGGCTCCACGGGTTCCCTTAATAGTAGAGACCTTGCCAAATATACGTTTCACAGCAATGGTTCCCATAGGGACAATGATAGTAGGTTGGATCGCCGCTATCTCTTTATCTAGATAATCGGCACAAGCTTCGATTTCGTCTTTTTTAGGTTCGCGGATTCTTTCAGGTGGGGGTGCTTTAGGGTAGCATCTTACTACTGTAGTCAAGAAGACCTCTTGAGCGGAAATTCCCGCTTTCCATAGAAGTCTCTTTACTTCTTTGCCGATTGGGCCACCCCATACATCACCAGATTCATCTTCTGGGGAACCAGGCCACTCACCGATAAGCATTATTTTGGCGGTGAGTGATCCCTTGCCGTTTACTACTTTTTTACGACCTTGGCACAATCCGCATTTTTGACATGCGCTATTTTGTAGGTCTAACATTGCGTTTCTTTGCTTTAACTCTTCTTGGTTGCCTTTTCGATTGTTTTGGATACACAAGTTTCCCATTAGCATCTGGGAATGTGAACTCAATTTGTCTTAAAATATCTTTGATCCGTGGGTCATCAGATAATACTTCACCTACTATGTACATAATAACAGTGATCGCATCAAGGTGAGGAATGTTGGTTCGCTTGAACTCATGCCCGTCAATCAAAATCGGAGGCAATTGATTCAATCTAGGAAGTTCAACACCATCTTTCTTAGGTGATGCTGCTTGTACTACTGTATTAGGATTGCGACCAGCTAAAAGTCCACCCTTTTCAACTTGCTCTTTGATAAGATCAGCTGGAGTATCTGTAGGTTGTGGTGTTCTTTTAATCATTGCGTCAGCGAGATTGTGTATGATCTTGGCGGTCTCAGGTATGTCAGACGCCTTCTCTTTCATCTCTCTGCGAATCTGATCTAGCTTAGTTTCTCTAGCCTCTAAGTCGTTCATTTTAGCCAATCTTTGTTCAACTTTTTGTTCAGTAATTCAATGGAATAGTCAATTACGAAGCTGATTGCATACTTCTTCACTTTCTTTTCCAAGAAATCAGGAACCCAAGGAATGTCAAAGTCCAGTAATCGTGATAGAACGTCCACTGATATCTCTTTCTTCTCTTCTCCCGTCAATCCTCCGAACAAGTTGTCCTTGCCAAGTTTCTCAACCTCTGTCAAAACCAAATCAATTGAAGTGAGAATTGCTCTTACATCTTTAACATCGAATCCATCACCACGATCTACAAGTTTAACTTGTGAACTCGTCGATTGAATTGTGTTATATATCTCTTCCGCTATCTTCTTTGTGTCAACACTCATTTTATTGCCTCCCATTTATTATTTTTTACTATATTCTCTTTTGGAGTTAAATATTGTAAATTCCAAACTACATGTAAACCCGAAACTAATTTTCCATTCAAAGGTATTATATGGTCAACTTGATAACCTTTAGGACAATTCCTATAAAATTCGTTAATTCCTTCCTTACCAAATTCTATTTTTCCGCGCACCCGACGTTTTGCTTCATTTTGGTTTCTAATGAATTGATTTTTTCTATCCCAATTTCTATGATGTTTAGCTCGTTTCTCTGGATACTTAGAAATCCACATTTTATTTAATTCTTTACATCGTTCAAGATGTAATTGACGCCATTCTTTACTGAGAATCTTAGATTTTTCTCTATTGTTACATCGCCAATGGCTACTTGTTCTATTGACTTTTTCTTTATTTCTATTACGCCAAGACTTATTCCAAGTTCGTTGACATTCTGAACAATGCCCTTGATTATCACTACCCACTTCACGTTTATCGTGCCCATGTATACAAAAATTACTTTTTTTCATTATCTTTGTTATTTTTTTTATCAGACTCATCTTTTTTAGATTTGCCAAAAAGCTTCTTGAAAAAGTTCTCAACAACTCTTATATCCACAGAATAAGAGACATGAATGCCTTTATCTTCGCGTTTTTTTAAGAAATCTTTGAAGTCAAATCCCATAAGTTTTCCCTATCTTATTATACGAAAAAAGATAGAGTTACAAAAGGGAGCTTAATTGTATTTTAGGATTGTTTTGAAGCTTGTTCAAGCTTCTTGTGGAGATACTGTCGAAGCAGAGTGAGAGTCCTGTTGTTGATAAGTTTGGACACTTGTTTCCATTCGACGGCACCATCGGCGGTGAGTTTGTCTATTTCAGTTTTGCCTTCACGGAGAATATCTAGGTTCATCTCTTTTAGGACGTGTGGAGTTTCGTCAAGGCTGGTAACTATAATTCCTTGATCTCTCAAATGATCCATAACATGTTCCAAACGGGTATCTGTCACGAACTCATCTGCAAAAGTGTGTACATCATTGGGCAAAGGAACGAAATCTTTCTTCTCTTTCTCAGATTTACGCTCCGACCACCTAGCGGCTTTGTATTTCGTTATCAACCATTGGCCTGTGTTTTCATTTATAATTGACTTCGTAGGCTTAATTACAATTCCCTCATGAAGGTTGTTCTCAGTCTCTACTCCAAGCTCTTTGGCGACCGTGGACTGAACATCAAGTAACTTATCAAATATGTCAAGTTTCGGAAATCCTCGGTAAAGCTCTGGCACCGTGCGTAACCCAATAGCATTGGAGAAGCGTACCACGTCATCCCAATCTTGGTACTTACCATTGAGACGAACATCGAAAACTCTGAACTGTTTTTCTTTACCATAGTTGACACCCTTTTGGATGCCAGACCCAAACCATTCACCAAAGAAGATGATATTATCGCCGCGAAAGAATACACTGATTCGATTGGCTAGTGCGGACTCCCTCACCCATTTAACAAATCCCATCACAGAATCCCCTTGCTCATCGTTGGTATGGTCTTGATTGCGACCACCTATACGGACTGTACCCTCTACCAACCCCACACGGGCATTTGTACCATGTATCTTTTCAGTGCAGACTACCTCTGGTTGTAGAAAAATGTTTTGGCATTCTGGTTTCGTTAATGATTCCAAATGCTGATATTTGACGAATCCGTCATTAGAGTCCTCCATACATTTCCTCCTTGCGTGAGTCTAGGCAGTCTTTAAGTTCTGGCTCCAACTCAAAAAGTCTCTCAAAAGTTTTTATACTAACACAGGTCAATTTATCTACAGGCGACGGCAATTCCACGATACAATCCGTCACGTCAAACTGCGCTTCTAGGTCTGTTGTATAATGATCTATCGAAGCGCGGGGCATTTCAACCAAATCATCTGGCTTTTTAAGCTCTGATTGTTTGTAAAGCCAAAATCCAGAGACTTCTGTATGTTCAGGATGCTCCATGACCATTTCTGGGGCGTCTGTTTCAACAATATATTTGCAGTATGATCCAATAATCAAAAATGGGTTTACTGAACCAATAGAATTCAGATTACGAATCACGAACGGCTTGTCCTGATCTTTGTCGATACCTGGGATATCAAAGTCTTTGCTGTTGTCTATGAGATAAAGGGCTATCTCTTTTGTAATCCTATACACGTTATTTCCTCCTATACTTAAAGTAAAGTGCGAAGTAAAAAACTAAAAATGTCATTCCTATGCCGTGGCTAAACACTATCGGCCAAGCTTGAATAGATATGCTGTAAATCAATCCGCATGTATAAGCTGCGAACAAGAAGAACAAGTACCCTGCGCTGATGTCGTCTACCTTCTTTGTCTTAACTATTTTTACAATCTGAGGTACATAGCTCACATTGAAACAAATCGTTGTTAACCAACCAAGCAGAGTATAGAATGTCATCGTCTGCGCTTCTTTGCTTTGGGAGTTAATAGCAACTCTATCAGTTGTATAGCACGATCTTTAATCAGAGGTGGACGTGTCTTCGTTTTGTATTTTGATAGCATTTTCTTGGTTATCTGGATGTCTACAGTTGTCTTACGTATTGCGTTTTCTATTGCGTCCAATTCTAAATTGTATTTAATCGTATTGCGCTTCAATCGTTCTTTTGCTGTCTTCTTATCATGGCAGGGATCACAAATTCGCTGCAAGTTCTTCTTCTCACAAAACAGACGATCATGAAATATATTCCAGTCTTTGAATCCTTTTTCTTCGTCAATGACTGGGATCATGTGATCTACTTCCATGAACTTCCTCATCACCCAATTCCCGCAAACCTGACAATTAAACTGTACTTCATCTACTTTGTGTCTGCTACCATCTTTCTTATATCTGGGTACAGCCCGCCTTCCTTCGTTAAGAACCTCTATGACAATAGGAGACCTAGCAAATATTCTTCTCCAAGCTCCACGACAAGCGGCATTCTCATTCCATGTTCGCACGACGTTTGATTACCCCTTTCGAGTGTCTGATAATTCTGTCTCCTAGACGCTCTCCACCAAAGCCATTTTCCTCTGCGGAACAACCACATGCGGGACATAGAACATATCCAACGGGTTTTGCCTTCGCTTTAACTTCAAACTCTGCAAAAAAATGACGACAATGTAATTGTGTACACAAATATAGATACAAGTTCATGATGGTCTCTCTTCGGCTTTTGACAAGTCCCCCGTCTTAGATACTTCAAAAATACGATGTGCTTTGCCAGCAATGACAGGACTATGAGTAATCAGAATCGTCTGCAACGTAAGCTTCTCTGACACTTGCCGAACGAACTCACCTAATGGTTCTTGATCTGATACACTGACAAACTTAAAATTCTCATCAAGAATCATGATCCTAGAAAGCACTGGCTCCCACTTTAATAGCAGAGCAATCTTCAAGGGGTATGTCACAATATCGGCAATACTGCCGCCACACGAATCCAATATGTCGTATTCCCGCTGCGTGGCTTTGTCGAATACTACAAATTTCACATCCACCTGGTTACGTTCCGTGGACAGAAGCATACGAAACTCAAGGTTTGGGTCTTTGACCTTCTGAAGTGCATCGGTAACAATGTTGCTTATACGATCAATTATCTGCTGCCGTGTCGTATCTGAAAGGGTTTGTAAGAATACCGATGCTTTACCCAGCGTATCTGTGTCCCGATCAATGGCTCCTAGCCTGTCATTGGATTGCGACAGTTTCCGCGACAAAGTGTCGCGTCTGCCAAGCTTGACATAAAGCGCGTTATTCAACTGTTGGTACTCTATTTTAAGATCAATCATATTTATTTTAATGTTTTAATGTTCCAAATACCATCTTACTGCTGCCATAAATACGGGGTTTTCTATTACCCCAAGACGAACATTACATTGGGTGCATAACAAACCTCTGACTCTATTAGTATTATGGTCATGATCTACTGATAATTTTTTACGTTTTCTACAGATAGCACAACGATAATTCTGTTTTCTGCGTAATCTGTCAAATTCTCCTTCTTGCATACCATAAATTCTTTTATAATGCCAATCTCTATGAAATATTTTATCGTGAGATAACCCATGAACAAAATTCGGATTCTTCTTCCCTTTTCTGTCTCTTAAAATAGAAAGAAGCTTATCCCCATTATTACGCATTTTAATTGGTAATTTTCTACGATCTAAAAGCATTGAACTGCTCCAGCTGCGCTTTGATGTCTTTGACCTCTTTAGAAAGCTCTTCTTCCTGCTGCTGAATAGCGGCCTCGATGCCCTTGGGGTCTACTCCTAACGCTTTGCACTCTTCCAAAAGCTGCGCTTTCTCGCTCTCTAGAGTCTGTAACCGTGTAGCAGTCTCAATCTTACGCACTTGGATACTCTCAAGCTCTCGTTTCAATCTTAGAATATCGTCATCAATACTCACTTAAGCACCTCTTTCGCTTCTCGAAGTTTTGTCAAAATCAGTTCTAAAATTTCCCCGCCTACATCTTGCGCTTTCCCGACCGTTCGTACTACTTGTTCAATGTCGATGTCCTGAAACGATGTCTCTTCAAGGCTTCTAGCAAACTGTTCAATGTTTCGTTCCTGCTGTTTCAATATCTCTACAGCATCCACATCAAAAATTTCATGTCCTGGCCGCGAAGATGTCAATTTCCTATAAGCTACATTTAACTTCCCCTTGTTGACGGTAATAAAAAGCACTTGAGGAGTATGATCTCTTTCAGTAATCTTCCAACGGCTGACCGCCCCAGGATTGATCCATCTTGTTTTACCATTGGTGTAATCAAATGCTACATGGTAATGACCACACAACACTAGGTCTGCATTGGTCTTGATATCTTTGGGATGAACAAATCCCCACGGCATACTGTCCGTTGGTATGACATAATTATGGGAGAGAATGATTTTTATATGATCGTCATATTTGCTGTCAAACATGTAATCTTTATTGAAGTCAAGGGATGAGTGAACTGCCTTTACCACCACCTTCTCTTTATCTTGCCACACCATGTTCTCCAACCGCTCCACCGCACCTGACTCAAATAACACTCCCAGGCCACTGTTAATCACACTATCCAAATTGTACCCTGTGATGTCATGGTTCCCGATCACTCCCACTATAGGCTTACTCAACATCTTGCACCAGTCAAGGATATGAACCACCAACCTATGGGACGGCTTCTTTGTATTGAAAAAGTCCCCACCATGTAGAATCACATCTATATCTTCTTCATTACAAATATGCAGAACCTCTCCAAGCTCATCAAACTGCGCCTTCATGATGTCATCCGTCCGACCTTTCGGCTTGTCATCGCGGTAATGCGTATCTGTTAGGAACAAAAACTTAAGCATTAAGATTCTCCAAAATCTGTTGGCATGTGTGATCGTCTATTGAACCAAAACATGTCGGACACTTCTGATTCTTTTGAAGTATAGCTACATACTTCTCTTTTGACAATCGTTCTGTGGTAGTAGTGTCTTCCAATAATGTTTTTGTGGATTTGTACACAGTCGAAAATCGTTGCACTCGGTCGAAAAGTGCCCTTATTTTCTTAAGAGAGTCGAATTTCTCAATAAGGTTGTCTGTGTTCGTGACCGTTATGCTTTGAAGTTCTGCATGAAGCTGCTTGATAACGGTATAATCCTGCTTCCAGGAAGAAACTCGCCCAAACAACTCTTTCAACTTCTCCAATCTTTCTTGTGCTTGCGATAAGCTCTCGATACGCTGCCCAATCTTTTCCAACTGAATCTTTTCTGCATCCAAATGATCGAACTGTACAAGCTCAACACCAAGGTCTAACACTTCTTTTTCTAGGACTGTCTTCTCACCACTTAGCCGTTTCTTATCCCTGTTGATCTCTCTTAGAGCGTAGTCCAAATAATGCGCCTTTGATAGCTTGCCAAGAACTTTAGCCTTATATGCCCCAGGGTTTGACAATAGAAATAGGTTGTCCAATTGGCTTGATAAGTTCAAGTTGATCTCTTCTTTGTCACCTACCTGCGCCTTAAAAATATGCAGAAGCTTCTCAATCTCTTCTGGCACATGCGTACCAAAATTGGAATAAATCTGCTCTGGTAGCTCTGGCACCCGCACAACGTACCGATTGACCTTTTCCCCCTTCTCTCGAATCACCACGGTCTGGTTGTCCATGACCAAGGCGATACGACAAAAAGCGGCTCCGTTCCGAACCCAACTTGACTCCCATTGTCCGAAAAGGATAAAAGAAAGGGCACGAACGATTGCGCTCTTCCCGCTGTTACCTGTTCCTACAATGCAGTTGAAGTTAGGATGGAAGTCTAAGACGGTCTCTTTATGAGACTGAAAGTTCTCAATCCTTAACTGCTTTATCCACATTATTATTTTCTTACGGCGTCAAATACTTCTTTTGTTTTTTCGTAATTGAGTCCGAAATCAGCCAAGATTTCTTGGAAGGTTTGAACGTCATGTTTCCGCAACTGATACTTTTTCTTCTCGTCATCGTATCGGACGCGCAACAGCTGTTCATACACTAACAATGACCGTTGGTACTCATCTGATCCTTCCCAATTTCCTTTCCACACCACAAGAACAAGCTTGCGATTGGTGAAGGCCGCTAAGAGACCGCTAACAACTCTGATGGTAGCTCTCCACGGGGAATTCAGAGAGTCACGAAACACCACTTGAATGTGGTTTACGTTTACATCTTTGAATTTACCAGGGAACCACGACATAACTCTGCTGATCGTTTCTTCTACACTACTTACATTTCCGAGGGAATGTTCACTGCTCATTTGATACTCCTTGCTTTGCTTAATTTTTCGACTTTTGCAACAAATTGGCGTTCCAGAACCCCTATTACAACCATGATAATCACTGTCAGGATGGTAGTTTGCAGGGCTAGGAGAAGCTTTCCGAAGCCCACGGCCATCCCAATAGCGGCCACTACCCAAATAGCGGCGGCTGTTGTTAATCCAATGACTTTATCGCGGGTAGTTATAATTGATCCAGCACCCAGGAACCCGATGCCTTGGACGATATTTGACGCGATACGGGCGGGGTCTGAACCTGTAACAGAAAGGGATAGGATTGTGTAAAGGGCGGAACCCAAACAAACAAGGGCGCATGTACGAATGCCAGCGGGTTTGTGGTTTATCTCCCGCTCAACGCCCACCAACATGCCCAAGATCATTGCATAGAGTAATGTAATGAAGGGGTTAGTGTGCAGGTATGTAAGAATCTGAGAGTAAGTCATCGACTGCTTTCCGTGCCTTTATGAACTTCTTCCAATATATTTCTGATAGCTTGCCGCCTTTCTTGACGAGTCCATTATAAGCTATCATACCGATTTTGTAATCAGGATGCTCTTGATATTTCCATGACAGGACTATAAGTGCCAATTCCGTGTTCACTTTGATATCAAACTGGTTCTTGTTAACCCCAGCGTCTTTGCAAGCTTCTGGCATGATCTGGAAGATTCCGAACTCTTTACGAGTCCCGACCAAATACTGGTCAAATCCAGATTCCACCATTGCCATCGCTATCAAGTCATTCCTGGTATAGGGGCCATTAGGGAAATACTTTGGTAGGTAGGTATCAATCGCTTGAAGCGTTTCGCGGATGACGACCACTCTGGCGGTTATGTCATTCCTAGAGTAATACTCGTCAATGCGCTCCGCTTCCTGATAGTATTGGAGTTTCTTGGATATCTTAACCGAACTCTCAGCCCGTTCAACTACCGATTTCCATTCAACGACCTTTTTGGTAGCGAAGACGACCAAGATCAAGATGAGGACTGATATGGTTGAGTAGACGATTTTGTTTTTCATACTTACATTATACCATGAAAACAGCAATTTGTCAAGAGAAAAGATCATTTGAAAACCCTTAAAGGCAAGGTCTTTCCGTGGGGTCATCATAGTCTGGCGGGAACCCGTCATCATCATCTTCATCATTACGGGAAGTGAACCCGACGGACTTAAAGTCTTTCTTCTTAACGGATGGTAGGGCTTGTTCAAAATGTGCTGTCTTTACAGATAGAATCTTATTCTCGTCATAGGACTTCCCGTCGATAGCGTACAGGATCGCTAAATTGACCAATTCCTTCACCTGGGCACCCGTCAATCCATTTAAGCCTTTAGCCAGCGTATCAAAATCCACATCAGGGTCTAAGCGCACCCCATTGGAAAAGAGCTTCAACATTTTAATGATGTTCTCCCCTCGCGGTTCCCCGAACTCGATAACTCGGTCAAATCGCCCAGGACGCTTGAGAAGAGCCTTTTCCAGTACCTCAACATTGTTGGTTGTGGCAATGGTAATAATGTTGCGGTTCTCTTGGATGCCGTCCAACTGATTCATTAGCTCTCCAAGCACCCCGACGTTTGAATTCTGATGCCTATTGCCGCCGAACAAATCTATATCTTCCAGAAACAAAATAGTTGGGGCTAAATCACGACACATTGACACAATTCTTGTCACATCTCTAGCGTCTTGTAAATGGCGTGGTGTTACCCAAACAAACGTCCAGTCGATTAAATTACAGAGAATTTTGCCAAGCAACGTTTTACCTGTTCCAGGAGACCCGTGGAAAATCAATCCCCGTTTAATCGTCAATCCATTTTTCTCGTATACATCACTATGGTCAATAATGTTCGCTAGGTTTTGACGCACTTCGTCTTTTCGTTTGTCATCTAAAACTAAATCATCCCAAGTGTATGCCCTATCGAAGGAAATGAATTTGCATTTGGCGTCCATTTTTTGCCCTTTCAAGAAGTTGTTCTTTCTTGAATAAGCTAAAAGGTCTGTGAGAATGTTCTGTCCAGTTATAGGTGAGTCCTTGCGGCTTGACACACGAAATACGGTGTAATCAGGTCCGTGGTCAATATCTAGAATGTATCGAATCCCGTCTTTCTTTAGAAAGAAGCATCCCACATACAAACAACTTTTGTATTTTTGATATTCGTATTCGATATTGGCGTAAGAAGGTGGGTAATCTCCTTCATGCCCCAGGTCAGCGGCTTTCTCAATCTCAAATTCACGCTCTTTCAGAAAGTCTTCCAAAGAAAATCGGACGTACAAGCCGTCCACTACGGAAACTCGTTCCTGAGCAAATACCATACCTCTATAGTCTTCTACTTCAAGGTATTGTATGATTGCTTGCTGTTCGTAATTTGTATGCCAACTGCCCTTGCGTCTAATGTCTATCCAATCTTCCTTCTCGAAGTCTGGAGTCTTTTTTTCATCGGCCACAATGTCTCCAATTTAGTTTATTTTGCGATTATTCTTCCACGGGGAGTCCACCAAACATGGACTTTTCCGTAAGTGGTGTCATATGGGGTAATAATTTTATTGAAACGTTTATGAGTTTCAGACGATGCACTATCGGCGCGTTTGCAATGAACTTGTCTCAAATCCCCCTGAGCGAAGTGAGTTGTTGTTTCCCACAATACTTGTGTTGGATTATTGTCATTGATCCCTACGGACAATGCAAACGGGTCTGTGCCGACCATACAGCCGTTTACTATAACTTGAACATTCCCTACATGGTTTTCCATGTAGTGATGAACATGTCCTGTTAAGAACAATTCGTATCTAGGTTCATTCATATCCAAATTTGCATTTATGCTATTGATCTGTTTTTCAATGGATGCAAGAGGAATGGATTTTCCTGGATTTCCAACATTAAACACCGTATCACCATGCGTTGCGTATATGCGATGACCTTGTACAATAACATCTGAATATGGGGCTTTCGGGATATTAATTGTAACTCTTTTATCTTGTGCGAAATACGACATGATGTTAGATGCTATCATAGTTTCAAATGAATCGAACTTCGCAACCATAGCACGATCTTTAGATTTCTTGTGCATCACACGACCATGATTTCCAGTCTGACATTCAATACGAATTTTTGGAAATATGTTCAGAAGATACGAAATGGCTTGAATGTAATACCCCGAAGTCCCCCATACCTGCTCTGCACTCAAGTCAATATGTCCACCTTCTTGATCGTGAATGACGCCAGCGATATTGTCACCAAGAAGAAAAATAACAAGTTCTTCATGTACCATCCGTCGTTCGATTTTGAATGTGGCAATTTGTTCACAGAGCAATGCAAGCCTGTGGGCAGCAATGTCCCAATTATACGCATTTAAGCCTTTGGTATGGTCTTTCGTGAAATTCGTTCCGAAATGTTGATCTGACCAAATCGTACAAATAGACCGTTTACTATTATCTGATGGGGGAGACGCAATCTCTTTAAGATAGCGTTTGGTTGCAGTTTTATCAAGAATTAACGGCCTTATCACAGAAGTTCTTGTTACTATTTCACTCAATACTTGAGGAAATTTTCTCATTCTTAATTCTACTTCGCCAATTTCTTTTTCGAGTTTTTTAACATAGCTATTCTTGTTTTTGTTATCAACAACACTTGCCAAGTCTTTATCTTCAAAAGGAAAATAGGCTGTCTGCAAAGAAGTCAAGCCTCCTACTTTTCTTAAATCCCACTCTTTGAATCCTTCTAATTCTGAAATAACTTGGGATTTGGTAAGAGAAGCTGGGTGAACGTTCAGCTTTTCCGCTATTCTCTTAATTTCAGCAACCAATGCCTCTACAAGTTTAGGACTTTTCATCTACTTTTTCCTCCGTACCTTTATGAATTGCGGCCAATAATTCTTCTTGGAGTTTTTTATCGCCTTTAACAGCTTCAAAGGCAGCATCTTGACCTTTCCAAGAAAGAGTCTTGAACTTATACATGGGGCCATTCTGTTCAATCACTTGCCGCTTGAGACCCATCAAAAATAACTCCCTTACTCGGTCTACACCTGTAAAGTAGTTTACATCCAATTCTGCTTCACCATATCCTGGCCCCACTTTGCTTTTGGTAACACGGAATTTTATTGTATGACCAACCTTTCTCTTTTCTCCATTGATTTCACCTTCAACAAATGATTGACTTTTGATACTTACATTCAATCTTATAGATGAATAGAAAGGCAACGCTTTACCACCAGAAGTTGTTTCTGGATTTCCGTAAGCAACTAGAGAGGAACGAATTTGGTTAATGAAAATGACTACTGTCTTTTTACCAACCAAGTCATTATTAAGAACCTTTAGGGCTTGACTCAACATTCTTGCTTGAACAGCCATATGGTTATCTTCCATACTGGCTTCTCGTTCTTTCTCTGTGGAGAGTGACGCAATGCTATCTAGAACAACGATATCAAACAAGTCACTTTGAACCAACTTTCTCAATACGTCTAGAGCTTTTTCTCCACCATCAGGCTGTGTAATTGTAAGCCTCTTTGTGTCCACTCCCAATTTACGTGCCCAATCAGGATCAAACGTATGTTCTGCGTCGATGAAAGCGGCCTCCCCACCAGTACGTTGCGCTTCCGCAACCGCCAGCAAAGACATCAAGGTTTTTCCACCTCCAGCTGGGCCGAATATTTCGATGATACGTCCTTTAGGATAACCACCTGTTCCAAGAGCAAAATTCAATGTCTCAGAACCACTATGAAGTGACTCAATTTTAACAGAAGGCATGTCCTCTAAGCGTCCAATATGAACACCTAAAGCATCTTGGATATCACCCAAGAGTTTATCTACAGCATTTTTAGCCATTGTATTTCTCCTTAGAACGGTATGGTGTCGTCTTTCGTGATTTCACCTTGAGGGACAGCTGAGGCAGGTGAAGATGTAATTTTGACTTGGGTAGACCCAGGGGTTGTCACCTGCGCGGCTGGTTGACTGACTTGAGGGGCTGCACTAGGCTGTGCTGCTGGCTTAGCGAAACTAGATTTCTTATGAGCATCTGGAGAAATTCTAGCCTTATCTCTGTCTGCCATTACGCCAAGATCGGTTACATTAGCGAACCCATCTTTACTGATAACAACAGTTGCCCGAACGATGGCTTTCTTAAGCTGATCGGATGACAATGAATCTCCGATATTAGCTCCTGATACTCCAAAGGCGGTCAACCACTTGTCTAGTTTGTTCCCAGGTGTCCAAATGGACGTTACCAAACCTGATGCAAACCCACCCACGAACGGCTCTTCCAAAACTCGGAAAATGAATTTAATGGAAGGTGCCCAATCTGGATGCTGTTTGCTCTGGAACGGCTCTATTTTAACGACTTCTGCTACATATTCCCGCGATTCTCCAGGTGATCCTGTGATCTTGGGGGCTTCTGTTTTCTCGTATTGCGCTTCTTGTTTTCTGAACTCTATCATTGTATTCTCCTCTTAATTATGTTATTGTGATTTGTTTGCCTTGTTGCGGTGTATATTTATTTGTTCCTAAATCGTCACGACGTATTTCTCCCAATTCCACACCCATTTGAATAACTGTGATCTGTCTTGACAAACTTTCAAATGCGCTTTCAATGTTTTTGTAGACTTGTTGGGCAATGTTACAATAACTATCTGCCCGAATGAAATCCAATTCAGCATGGTGCTTCTTCAATTCCAAATCGGCGCATTTTGTACTCGCCAAGGCGGAACGAAGTTCTCCTGTTTTTTGGGCTTTCACATCATTGTCAGTTGCCAAAAGCGAATTGATCTGCATTTCCAACTCTGTATTGCGGCTCTCAAATACAATCTTTGCTTCCGCACGATTATGAATAGCTTCTACAAACATGGAATTGACATTATCTTTCTGCGCTTGAGTTTCGGATATTTTAGCATTGAGGGATGCTAAACCAATTGATACTGGGTCTGGATCAAGGTGGATTTTTATTTCTTTAATGCGGTCAAGCCGCACCTGGTAGTCTTGGTCGGTCAAAAGCATTGTGTCTCCTTATCCTATGATCTTTGCGATATCACGCTCAGTAAGCATTTTCGCTTGGGCGAAAAGTTTATCACTTTCTTTCGTGAATTCCTCAGCAGACTTCACATCTACTGTTTTCATCAAGGTGGTCATGAACTTCTTGTAGCGTTGACCAGCAGACACCGTTTCGCTGTACATCTTTGTGATCGTGTACGTCATTAGTTTTTTCCTCCGTAGTTATCTAGTTTATTATACGAAAAATGTTAAAAGAGAAATAGTAATTTTTATTAAAGTTTTTGTAATTGTTGATTCAAATTGGTCAAAATCTGGGATACCCCTGTTGGAGATATGGGGTGTGAAAACCTTACGTCCAAATCTCTTAAAATGGGGAGAATAGCATCCACCTTGCTTGGGTTATTTCGCAAAAATTCCCTTACTGTATGGCTCACTAAGATATTCAAATCGGTGTTAAATTCAAGAGGTTCATCTTCTATACATATCCCGTTAATCTTCTCTTGCAACTCCTGTAAATCAACGTCTACCCCCTCTACCTTTCGTTTGGCAATCGCATAAGTGGTATTGTCCATCTTAGCTACAAAGGCCGTTACATCGCCGCCTTCTTTACATGCCCAACAATACCAGGAATTGGTGTCTTCATAAACTGTAAAGTTTGGACGCCCGTGGTCATCATGGAAAGGACAAAATGCCCGAAGTACGCTTCCTTCGTGCTTGATGTCGATTTCATACTCCGACAGGATGCTTATGATGCCTTTTTTGACGCCCATAGTTCTTGCTTTATATCCTCAAACTTCTTAGAAATTCTTTTCAATCGGTACTTGATTCCTGGTGTCGTCAGTTCTAGACGTTTAGCAATGTCGCTAAGGTTGTATCCGTCCATGATGGACTGTAACATGTACCTATCATTGCTAGATAGCTTGTCCATCAATTGTTGTACTAATAGCTTGTGGGTAATCTGAGAATCCAACACGTCTTCTTTTTCTTCAATAAATTTGAACAATGGGGCAATAAATTGTCTATCTCGACTTCTATTTTCTGCTTCATAATCTTGCTGAGAAGCTCCCAGAATAGTGTCGAGGCTTACATATAAAGAAGATGGGATTCTACCCATTTTCCGTTGCTTTCGTGTCAACCCTTTCCCAGCATACCTAATGTGATTTTTTCTCGCATAGTCCATTGCAAGATTTTTCAAAACATTGGTCAAATATGTAATGAATTTCGTAATACGATTCCTGCTTTTGTACGCTGTCTTAAAATTTGATACTGAAGCCAATAAACCGTCATGAATAATGGATACACAGTCTTCTTCGGATAGGTGATGTCTACTTTTCCATTCCATCTTCAACACCGAAAAATAATCTGATAGTTTGGTCAGGACTTCTGAGAAAATCAAGTCTCTATACTTGTAATACCCATCACTTTCGGGGATGTTCTTTTCTTTCTCTTCAAACCATTCCAACAACTGTTCTTCGTCTTTTGCAGATAGACTCATAAATGCTCCTTAGTGTAGAATTCTATTCAAATCGTATTCGCTGATTTTCATGATATTGGTATTCATATTGAGAGTGACTTTACCACTACCGCAAAACCTGGAGCCAGATAAAGTCAATACTCCTTGGCCTTGACGAGTCGTGTCTAGTTCTTCTTGGTCGTTGATCTTCCAGGACATAATCAAATCCACATGTTTTAACGGTTCTCTGGAAAGACCCATTTGGTGCATTTCAAACTGTGCAGTTTCACTCTTTAATCCGTCAGCATTGACGTGCATGATGGTTAAGATTGGAACATTGAGTTTTGCAGCTAAGTTTTTCAAATCCATCGCTACGGCTCCAATTTTTTCCCACCCTTGATTCAAGGTTTTATCATCAGGAGACATAATACTCATGTAATCTACAATTACCAAATCCACTGCGCCGTCAATTTCTAAATCCTTGACCTTTCTCTCGATGTAAGAAATGGAACTTAAAGATCGTGGAACGCTATCTATATAAATTTGCTTGGTCTTGCTAATAGATTCCAAGAATTGGGTGTATGTTTGAAATTCAGCATCAGATAGCTGCCGACGTTCAATCCTATCCATTATAAGTCCTGTAGCACGGCAAGCCAAACGATTTTCAACCATTTCCTTACCACCTTCATTGACATGGTAGTAAATTCTCTTTTTCAACAAAAGATTGTGATAGGCAACATTCACCAAAAGAACGCTTTTGGCACTCTTAGGGGAACCCATGATGATTGTGACTGTGTTCTTTGGAAGACCATTGGTAATGTTATCAATGGTGCGGTATCCTAACTCGATGCCTTTATATTTTTCAGGATGATTCTTGGAATCCAAATACTTAAAAATCATCTCTTTATGATTCTCTCCGAAATATCCGCTTTCCAATCCAGCGGTATTAATTGCCCGTTCTAAAGAGACGATATCAGACTTCAATCTATCTAATGCTTTATCGGGGTTTTTATCCGCCAAAAATGAAACGCTGGCTTCCAAAGAATTCTTAATACATGTGATCTTATAGTAATTTGTGAATTCATCAAGCAACACATTGAAATCAGAACAATCAGGTAGCAACTTAACTTCTTCCAATAGAATTGTAACTTGAGACTGATCTTCTGGGGTCATTCTTTGGCTCACCCGTAAAAGTGATTGTAAAGTATCCGTTCTCAAAACTTGACTATACCGATCAAAATTGTACTTAATAATACGGAACAAAAGTTTTGTCTCTGGATACTGAAAATAGGCTTCTGTAACGTGCCCATCAATAGCAAGTTTGACAATTTTTTCGTCTCTTGTAACTTCGTGAAGAAAACTTTTTTCTAATTCAATCATTTCGCAAGTCTCCTTGGTATAATTTGATATTTTTGAGCATTGTTGGATTTCAGTTGTCGATAGTCAAATTGGGCGTCAATTTCTATGAAGTCTAACCGTTGCATCATCACAGAATAAAGTCGAGGCCCATAGTTAGCTCGAAGAACATCAGGTTTTAGGTTGCTGGTAAGAATGGTGGGGCGTAGATTGCTGCCACGCTCTTTGAATAAGGTGGTAAAGGTACTGGTAATCAAGGCGTGATTACCTGGAGTGTGAATCTCTGTGCCTCCGATGTCATCTAACAAAAGCACTTTACTGTTCAAAATACGGTTTTCAAATTCTTCTTTCATGGCCTTATCTCTCCAACCGCCTGTCACTAGATTTACACAGTCTTCCAAACTAGCGAAGTACCCACTGTGTCCCGCTTTAATTGCCTCTTTCAAGACAATGCACCCAAAACTCGTTTTTCCAGTTCCGCAATCGCCGCATAACAGAAGACCTGTACCACTATTGATATTGGTATCCAAATTGTCTATATAGGTTTTGATTTTGGCTTTTACAGAAGAAAGTTCTGGCTGAACGATATCATCTAATGTCAGAACTAAATGCTCTAGGGGGATATCAGCTTTGACATATGACCACTCAATATGCAACTCATCACGACATGGACAAGGAAGTCCGCTTCCATGACATAGTTCACACTTTGATCCGCAATACTCTTCTTGAAATTTTCTAAGATACTCAAATTTTTCTTCACTAAACATTTGGTTTCTCCAATTTTTTCTTTTCTTCCTCTATCCAAGCTTGCATATCATCAGGAAGAACAACATCTGGACGCTTTTTCTTTTTCTTCTTACCAACACGGGCTAATCCTAGATAGTCTCTAACTAAACAAGAAAGAAAGCTTATTGTAATAGGCAAGACGTATTGTGGGTTCTTCTGATAGAAGGTGAATGACCAATCCAGAAACGCCTTTACGTCTATTCGGTAGCGACCGTTCATTTCAAACAAATCTATAATTCTTTTAATTCTCATACAATCAGCATCTACATCTTTTGTAACTTTATCGGCTCCATATGCTGTCTCACATTTACTGTAAAAGTATTTTACGAAATCAAAAGACATCCACTCATCAACAGAAACCTTTTTAATACCCACTTTCGTCATTACCAACTCCCATCATCAAAAATCAAATCATCAACAGAGTTTACATCTTGCATTTTATAACGAGATTCAGTTTTATATATTTTTTCACGATCATTTGCATGAGACTCTAAAAACTTACAATTTTGATCGAAGATGTCTACTATATATGCTTTGACTTTATTATACGGTTTACGCAAAACACGACCGATTAATTGAAACGCATCTACTGATGATGCTGCGGCTTTTGCGTTTATCAAAACATCTAAATTTGGAACGTCGATGCCTTCACCAAAAATTGTTGTGCAAATAACGATCTTTCTTTTTCTCTCATCAAGTTCTTTCAAAACATCTTGACGCAATTGTGATTCAGATTCTCCGAAAACAAAAATTGCAGTCGGATCAAATTGCTGAAGCATCGCTTCTAAAATCTTCCCGTGTTCAACTTTCGTAACTGCGATCAAAACAGTTTTCCCTGCGGAAATCGCCTTCAAAGCCGCCTGTGCGATGACTTTATTTCGCTCTGTATTGTGAACTACTTCAATGTCATAAATATCTGGGTATCTCATTTTGTCTCTACCCTTTCTTGGATGCTTAAACAAAAACATTTGGACTAAAGGAGGTACAAGGTATCCAGCATCAATCAATTTGGATGCTGATATATCAACAATGATTTTACCTTGCCATGCTTCAATCAATAAGTCAGCATTATCTTCTCTCCACGGGCTTGCGGACATGCCAATTTTATAAAACGCATTTTCTGCTTTTTTATGAATCATGGAAAACGAATCCGAGGGCACATGATGACACTCATCTGTAATTAAGCAGTTAACGCTCTTCACGTAATCCTGTACTTTCTGCTTTTCTGCCACGGTCTCTGGTGCATCTGGAAGGAATATGGTTTTGGCATTTCCATTCTCGTCTTTTTCTTCCCGTTCACGACCAAAATTGTAACAGGCTGCAATAGACTGAACCATCCCCACTGTAATAGGTTGAATGTCTTTGACTTCATCCCCGATACGACCAATGTGAATTCCCAAAGCTGCTTCCAAGCGAGAAATGATCTGGTAGAACACATCTGTCTTATGAATAAGTATGAGTGTAGGCACGTTTAACTTGGCTACAACCCCGATAAACACGTTTGTCTTACCGCCGCCTGTCCCTATCTTTACAATGCCTCTTTGCTTCTTAATCGCTTCATTAATCGCTTCATTCTGGTAGTCTCGAAATACAATTCCTTTGACCTTCATTTCAGAACCAATCTGAACTTGCGGCCTATTATCTCTCAAATGACAGGAAATGCCAGCCTTCTTAAGGGCGTCCACCACATAATGAATCAGCCCCGTTGGAAATGATTGACTATAGGGGCTGAACAACTTCACAGTACCAGCAAAACGATTATATTTTCTAGCATAGAAGGCTCCTGGTATTTCATAAGACGTTGCCATGTCAATGCTCTTAAGAATCTCGTCTGGAACCTCTCCTATAATCTTTGACCTAACATTGTTGATCTCAATTTCTATCATGATACTACTTTTTGATCGTCCCAATATCGTTCAAGAAGCTGCATTTGCAAATCATTGATTTTGTCCAAATCAGGCCCATATGGTAGTTGACTTTTTACATACGCCTCTTCTATCAAAGATTCAAACTGGTCAGCCTTGGATAGAACTTCTTCAATCTTGAACTTGCCAATTTTTATATCTCGAACGAGCCTATTATGAGTGATAGGAAACGACAAACGGCCATCAACCAAAAGTTCAAGACCTTCGGTCAACAGCCGTATCAAATGGCTTGCGAATTTTACATCGTAGCCGAATTTCTCGTAATACTCAACCCGTCCGCCTTCTGCTTGTTTGAAAAGCAGTTTTTGCTTTTGGGAATGAGCATAACCAAGAAATCTATGTTTTACTTTTTTGCTTATAAAAAGGGGAGCCGCCATTAAAAGTTCTGCGCCGTATGGATCACAATTAATGATGTGCTTTTTGTCTGCAAATAGAATTTCAACGATATTGGGGTTATTCTCAGCGCATAGTTTGATGAATTTAGGAAGAGAATATAAAGTGCAGTCAGTATCGCTCTTGTCATTGCGATGCCCTGAGTCAGAAGGATTGGTTCTGATCTCAACTTGTTCACACGTCTTCAACCCCATGACATACTCTTTGTCAGGGATGAATACCCCGACGTAATCTTTGTCGGAGTTTTCCGTTTCGGTTCCGTATAGATGTGAACCAACCATAACCTTTAGGATAAGGTTACGTTCAGCCATTTCTCTTTCTTTCATAGCTCGTCGTCCTCTAAGTCTGGGTGTACAATTTCTTCGTCTCGTAATGTTAAAATCGTTGGGCCATCGTCTTCTATGGCGATCATGTGTTCCCAATGGCAAGCAGGTTTTCCATCTGCTGTCACTATCTTCCATTCATTAGGTTCCACGATCTTCCCGTCAGGGTTCCATGTCAAAATCGGTTCAATACAAATCACCATGCCAGACACTAACTCTGCGCCAGGGTCTTTCACCTCGACATTTGGGATGGAAGGCTTCTCATGGATGTTTCTACCAATCCCATGACCAACATAGCGTTCGACGGCTCCATATCCTTGCTTTTTAATGTATTTGGCAATGGCATTGGAAATGTCAGCCACATGATTTCCAGGATAGGCTTTCTCAATACCTTCCAATAGGGCGAGATACCCGTGGAGCACAAAAGCTTCCACATCGGGGTTGACCTTTCCTATTATATAGGTCTTGGCTGTATCACCACAAAAGCCGTCTAAACTGGCTCCTAAATCTAGGGTGACAATATCGCCGTCTTTCAAAATGTAATTGGAAGGGGTACAGTGTATCACTTCTTCGTTGACACAAGCACAAAGAGTGTTTGGGAAGTTTCGATAGCCTTTGAACACAGGGATGCCGCCATTGGCGCGAATAAATTCTTCCGCTTTGGCGTCAAGTTCAAGGGTGGATATTCCAGGACGGATTATCCCTCCCAACATATTATGAGTCTCAGCACAGAGTTTGCCTACAGCTTTCATCTTGGCAAGCTCTTCGCCTGTCTTTATCGTAATAATGGCCTTACCTCTCCGTAATCGTTTTTCGTGAATTTACAGCGTTTTTAATGATTTTAGCAAATCCGTAACTGTTTCTACATTTCTAATGGTATTCTTAAGTTTATGAAAATCTGTTATTGCATCCACATCTTCTACAAATTGTTGGCTCTCATTTGGTTCTTTGTAAAATTGAGCCGATCCAGGTTTCACTGGGTTCAAATAAAATTGTTTGTGTCCATCTGGAGCAGTTCTGAAATTTCCGTACTCGTCAAGAACGGCGATCACTTCATATCGTGCCCCACAAATAGTACAGTACGCCCATTGCCAATCTGGGGTCACTTTACCACAATCTCTCAAGGAGTTTTGACAGGTTATACAAGGCATAGAATCAATCATTTGTTTCTCCTTCTCTTCGTATTCATTATACGTACTTTCTTTTTGTTTGTAAAGAGTTCTTTGAAAAACACCTTGGGAATACGCTTTTGTAACACCGCCCGAACAACCTTCTCCACCTTGCAACAAACCAACTCTTCTTTGTATTGTTGATGCTTGTGCCCCTTGCTGTTGTTATAAATTCGCCACTTATTCCGTAGGGTTTGGTCTCTTTTTATAACTTTCTGCTTGGCGTTGTCAATTTGGTATTGAGTAAACAGGTCAAATACAAAATGTGTCACTTCATGATAAATGGTCATACATTGCTCAAATGGCGGATCGTCTAGATTTACGTCGATCCTGCAAGACTTTCGTCCATCTATTGCACTGTAGTATCCACTGTCTTCATCTTCTTTAGGTCCATTGAATCTACGAAAATACAGGTTGAGTTTGACTTTCATACCTGTTACCCCCTTAAAATTATTTTTGCCTCACTAAAACCCAGAACAAATTCCAGTTGAACGGTTGGGGGTCTATTTTCCGCCCAGCAGGTACTGCAATGTCCTTGTGTCCTACGATACAGTTGTCTTCAATATTGTACTTCAATTTCATCATTTTTATAACCCATGCCAAAGCGTCATATTGTTCCCGTGGAAATTCTTCTACACCATCTCCAACAAGTTCGATTCCAATGGAAAAGGTATTGACATTTGTTTTCCCATGTAGAACACTATCTCCACAATGCCATGCCTTGTCTGCTTCTTTGACCATTTGATAGATGTCGCCGTTTCGGTCGATGACATAATGGGCTGATACTCCGCTTTCCTTACTTTGAAACCATGAAAGGGTTGACTTTGCAGTCATAGCCCCTGTGTGGTGTAATACTACGGCCTTAATTGTATCTTCATTTCGTGATGAAAAGTTAGGGGACTGTATAAACGTCACTTGGCGAGGGTTTGCCACTGGTACGTGTATCACGGACACCTCTTGGGTCGGTTGCACCATATCTAGCACCGTCTGGTGCTTCTCTAACAGGCTTTTTACCAGCTTGGCGACGGCTCCCAGAACCACATTCACCACGGCTTTCTTAATTGTGTCTTTGTTGTTACTTATAATTTCACTGAACGTACTCATAGTCTTCTCCTAATTGTAATTATGGCAATTGAACCCATGAAACGCCATTGTAATATTCTAACTTATCCAAAGTCAAATTGTATCCAAAACTACCTCTAATGATCTCTGAACCTTGAGGCCGGCCAGCTGTATACCATCTTGCCAACCGTTGAATCGTACCAAATCGACGGTGATCTATTGTCGATGTAATATCAAGTGTTCCAGCGTTCCAAAGTACATCTGACAACCATAATTTTGTACTATCACCAACAACAGAAATTGTACTCTTTCCAACTGTGCCACTTATCGAATCAAAATATATATGATAGGTTCCAGTTGGGTCTGTGTCAAAATGAATATCTACAGGAGTAGGAAAATCGGCGTTATCAAATGCTAAACCATCTATAACGGCTAGTTCTCCACCAAGTAAAGGTTTAACAGTTACGTAATCTCCTATACCGTGTGGAAAAACATCAATCATTTGAACATAAAGACCGGAAGCAATTGGAGCCGGATTAGAAACATCTCCAGCTATGATTCCTGCTTGATGTTCACTACGTCTATGTGAACGAACAAGTTGTGATTCTGTTAACCCCAAATCATCAGCAGATAATCCATGTGGGTTAATCGGTGAAATAGTTCCTGTTCCTACTGATTTTACATGATCGTCCAAAGACAAATCCAAATTCCCAGTTGAATAAACGGCGGGTCTATCAGTGATGCCAATATTATTCGTTTGAATACCAACTCGCAATTTAGTTGTTCTAAAATGTGAACGTGGTGCAATAGAAATATTAGAAGCGACAGCAGTGTTTATACCAGTCAGATTGACAGTTCCTAAAACAAGATATCGACCTGGATCAGGATTTAATCCAGTTGTATTAACAAGAATTTCATAGCCATCTGTTCGTTTATAAAATTGTTTTGTACTTGTAATTTTATGTAATGTGAATACTGAATCATCTGTTGTCTGAACATAGGCAATATAAATATAATTAATAAATCCAGTTGCTAGTGGTACATCAAAACTTCCAGTAGAACGTGGTGTGCTAAGAGGGAATCCTGCTCCATTATCAGTGGTATGTGTTAAATTAGAGGTATCATATGTAATGAAAGCATTATCAAGTAAAATTCTCTCTCCATTTTTGTAGGCGGCACCTGTATTAACCTGGACATGAAAAAAGTCTGTTAAAGTTGGTTCCAAATCTTTTCCGACAATATTCAAATTGCTAAAAAGACCATCGACAACTCCATCACTATATACATCCGTAATTCGTTCTTCAATTGCGTCTGCTTTAGAAGTTTGCAACCAATCAAGAATTTGTTTTATTACTCTTTGGCCTGAAAATAAATCTGTAAATTTCATAATTTATCCTTTATACTCTTTCATAAGAGACATAGGGCGTGTAACCCCATCGTCCATCAGAAGCAGATAGTGGTTGAACTTGAAGTGTAAAACCAGTGGTGAATCCAAAATAAAATTGAGAATGACTATCAACCCCAGAAACAATACCAATAGCACTGGCTGAGTTAATTGAATTTGCCACATACGCATAGTTATTTACGGTTCCCCAACCTTGTCCTGCGTTAACACCAGTTCTTAAATCATTAAATGTATAGGTATGACCATCAATGGTGAGTTTGAAATTGAAAGATGCTCCACCGCTATTTGGGTTAGAAGTCAAAAGCCATGTAGCTCCCTTCAAAGCTCCCTTACCACTAAATGAATATACAGTTGTAAAAGTAGAAGTCGAAAAGTCAGTCCATTGAAAAGCAGTACCAGTATCAGCTACGTAGTGCATTGGTTTAATTAAATCTGTAGCAGAAACAGTGTCTCCAGTAATTGTTATATAAGTTCCGTCAACATTAACAGCTAAGGGTGATCCGCTACCACCAGACAGACCGTTACCAGCCGCAGATGATGAAATACGTAAAGCATCTGCTGATATTTCCAATCCTGAACTTACATTAACTGATAAAGGTGAACCACCACCACCTGCTAAACCATTGCCAGCTACAGAAATATTCAATTCATTGCCAGTAATACCGCTTGCTTTTACTCTTAAAGTATCTGCATTAATTTCTATGGTGCTATTATCTACATTTACTGCCAATGGCGATCCCCCACCACCAGACAAACCATTGCCGGCTACGGAAGTAGCTAGTTGGGCGGATGTTATGCCACTTGCTTTTACTCTTAAAGTATCTGTATTGATTTCTATTGTGCTGTTGTCAACATTAACATCTATAACGCCAGATGAATATGCTAAACCATTGCCAGCAATTGTTGCGGCAACTCTAACATTGTCCGCAACTATTTCTAATCCGAATGATGTATTAACAGCCAATGGAGTGCCATTTCCACCAGATAATCCATTGCCAGCAACAGACGGGTCTATTTCAGATGATGTAACCGCATTTGCTTGAATATCTCTTGTGGCGATTGTTCCGAATTTACGCCGATCTATTAATCCGGATAGGTCTCCATCTCCTGCCCCCATATCTCCTGGATATAACCAGGTAATGGTCACTAAAAGAAATTTTGAAATATCTGGCGTAGCTATAAGATTAGTTTGTGTTTTCTGAATTGTTTTAGTGGTTCGATCTACATAAATGTACCATAATCCACTTGGGTCTAAAGCAGTGAATAAAACATCTACATCAGATGAAATATCAGAAGAAACAATTACATCACCTCCAACATGTACTCTTTCAGTTCCCGTTAAGGCTTTGAAAGTGATGTAGTCCAATCCTGGATCAAGTAATGTTACAATGGGGAATAAAGCAGATGTCGTACTAACTTCATTTGGTACAATGAGTCCGTTGGAATGGAAAAATTCTTGATGTTCTTGAATCGTACTTGCAGGACTTAATCCAATATCAGTTGGGGACAATCCATGTGGATTATTGAAACCAACGACACCTGTCCCAACTGCACGTACATGGTCATCGGCATAGATTTCTTGATTTGGTGTATAAACAAGAGTTCTATCACTCTTGTCTGCTAATGTAGTATGAATTTTTACACGATAATGAGAGATTCCTCCCAAAACTCTATTCGCCTTACTTATTGTCGTTGTGGAGACTACACCTCCCGCAGTTAAATCGACATTACCCAATTTTAAGGCAACAACGGATGGGGGCGTATTTACTGAAGTGACAGTTATCTTATATCCGTCAGTTTGTTTATAAAAAATCTTTGTGTTTAATAATTTATGCAAAGTAAAAACGGCATCCTCTGTAGCTTGTAAATATTCAATCCAAATATAATTGTTTATATTTGTTGTTAAGGAAACATTAAAACTCCCAGTAGAACGTGGTGTGCTGACAAAACTTCCTGAACCATCGTCTGTTGTATGTGTAGCATTAGCTCCGTTGTATGAAATAGACTCGTTATCTATATTTATTCGTTGCCCATTAGTATCGTAAGCTACTCCAGTTCGAACGGTTATTTTGGGTGTTGCTGGTGTATTAAGAGACCCCACAATAATATCAAATTCATTTAACAGATTCTTAACAATTCCATAATCTGTTAAGTCAGCTTTTCTTTCCAGAATAGAATTATCTCCCGCATCTTGAAGCCAATCAAGAATTTGTTTGATAACTCTTTGTCCAGATTTCCAAAATACTTTCTTCATAAATTCTCCATTATGTTACATACTCAAAAAATACTAATACATGTGTTGGTATTAAAAGTTTTACCAACATTTCTAAAATAGATTTGGGCAAAACAAATTCACCTGGATTCAAAATTCTTATAATCAACCCATCTGCTAAACTTGATTTACTCCATAATGTCATATCTTCATAAATTAATTTTCTAGTATGAACATTCGGATATGGAGTAGTCGTCAATGGGTAATAGATAGGAACAAAAGGATGACTACCTGTCCACGGTGCCGTTAAAACTAAATTCGTTGAATCTGTAATAGATAGTATTTTACCAGTTACTCCATAATCATCCATTATGGTGTCTCCTGGAACCAATTCGTCACCAAAATTTGTCGATGATCCGGTAACTGCCGTACTACCATTTTGAAAAGTAATAATTCCGCTTAAATGTACAGCACTATTATAGTTTAATTTGTATCCTGTTCCAGTTCCAGTATCTCCTATCCACGGGCGTTTTAATGTCAAATTGATATTACTGTTTACTACATCTACCAATCCAAGAACTAAACCAGCTGCATCAGTTATTAAGTCTCCAATATGAAGTGCTGATAGAAATGATGTTCCAACTCCAATAATTTCGGTATCTCCATGTGTGAAAGTAATGACGCCAGCGAGCATCAATGAATTCGTCAGATCAAATATAACTGGGGTAGGATCGGTTCTTTCTCCGATATCAAAAACTACTGTTAATACATCTAAAGCTCCAGGAGCCGTTGTCATTTTGAAACCTGGAAGAGGAACAGCGAACCTATCTTCTACATAAGCATCTCTGGTTCCAGTATTTGCTGGATTATTTGGAGATAATGGGGACTCATATACCGTGTAATATCCTGGGTCTTGTGCAACTCCATTTTTTAATACTACCAACGTTCCAGGAGAAAAAATACTGCTAGTGGAGAAAAATTTTCTTGTTCCATTTGGAGCTTCTGGTGGTATTTCTAAAATTGTATTGAGAAAAAAGTCTTCTCTATCTTTAATAAGCAATAAATCTGGTGTGACTCCTGTGAATGACCGCACTACTCGTTGTATAGAATCTAAAGTGCCCCCATCTAATGAAGCCAAAACTAAATTCTCTAAAATTCCTCTATAATCAACAAATTGTAATGTTTGCGGTTTAGAAAAATTAAATAGAGTTCCAAAATTATCAAAAAGTTGTTCATCACGACAAAGAGAAATATAATTATTGGTTACAGTTAAAGTATTTTCTAATGTGACTTGATCTAACTCTTTTCCATACATATCAGCAATTTTATAAAGTTTTGAACTTCGTTGCAGAACGGGTTTCAATAAGTCCTCTTTACCATAAACATGATAATCTGGAAGATTATTTATAATATTTTCCGCTTCTTGAACCTCAGTTTTTTGTAAAATCATCCAAATTAAAGGAAGAGACCAAGCTGATGAAGTTAACCCAAATTTTGTACGAATTCTTGCATACCATACTTGTGTTGATCCATCTATTCGGGGTGCTACTTCAATAGCAAATCCCTTTCTAACATTTCCATTAAAATACTGTAATGCTGTAAGTGTATTGAAAGTAACTAGATTTGGAGACCCAAAAGAGGGGGTATTATCTAGTTGAAGGTCGAAGTCAGCTGTCGCTAAACCAGGACTGATAAAAGCTTCTTGGAATCCCCAATGAAAAACATAAACATTATCTACATTGGTTCTGTAAAAAGCAAGATTTACTGGAACGTCTCTATCAGACGCTCCATAGAATCCGCCTTCGTCTCCACCGCCGTAAAAAATGCTGTCAAAAAATGAAGCCATATTATATCCTTACCAATGTAATGTGTACTGAACTCTCAATGATTGGGTATTTGATTTTGTAATGATAACTGGTAGTGTGGCATAAGTAAAATAATTTCCTCTAGCAAATTCAAAAAATGATCCATAATATGTTGATTCACCAGTATCAACAGCGTATGCTCCAATTATTTTATCAACTGTTTGGTGCATTATGAATGTTTTCCAAGCATTGGTGTTTAGATACTGATTATTTAGCCACGCCGCTACCATAGCAGGTTGATCCAAAGTTGTTATAGATGGAAATTCCATAATATAAGATTGACCATATATGGTCATTAATTTCCCCGTGACTGGGCAAATATTCCATGCTTGTGAATCCCCTATGCTCAATCCAAAAGAGATTGGACTTGGGACAAGAGATACTGCTGCGCTAGTCACAGGATTAATCGTAAGAACTGCTGCTCTATTGCTCGATTCATTATACATGAGACCATAAATATTAGTTCCATCTGAACACCAATCATAAGGGTATACTTGCGACCAGTTATTAGGTTTTGTATAAGAAATATTGAATCTTCCATCAGTTAAACTGGTTGTGTTATTGAGATTAAGAGTAGTAGCATCTGGGATACTTGAGATAGTTTTGGAATTTATACCTTGAACAATCGTATCTCCGGGGTGCATACCCGCTGTATTAGGAACACGAATTTGGGTACTATTCAGAACTTCCACAATAAAAAATGGAATGGATTGTGTGGTATTATTTGCTAGGTCTCCAAAAGTAATCGAATTCCATCCTTTTGTAGTTCCAACAATTAAATGTGTAGCGTCCACTACTATCGTGATTGTTGTAGTATAGGTAACACCTTGAATTATTTGATGTATGGTATCCCCACCAGTCATCCCTGTTGTACTATCTACAACTAAATGATGTAAGTCTGTTACAGAAATAACTTTGAATGTGCTATTAGCATTGGTTACATCTACAGCTAATGGTACATCTGTAACCTTCTGGAATGTAGTTCGTGGTACATTAGGATCATAAGTAATTACTATCCAATATTCATTGCCACTCGCACCATTTGGCGTGAAAATAATATCTTTCTGTGATGCACTCCAAGAACCTTGTCCATTACGAGTTGAATTGATTGTTTTTTGTTGAACCAAAGAAAAATCATCATGATTTATAACAGCTAATAAGTTTGGTTTGGTTGTACTATCAATATTCGCAATTCTAGAAACAAAATGCAATTGATGGCGTCCAAGAACTGTTTGGAAACCAGCATAAGTATAATGGTCAGCATTTCTCATTTCTGGTACTTGTGCTATCTGCATCATACTATTTCCGTTATTACTATTTGGGACAAGTCCAGAAGGAAAAAATCCTACTGCTGCAATCTGTCCATTTCCTTGTGTTGTCCCCCATTCATATACCCATTGAATTGAACGGTTACGTTGATAACCACTGTCTGGATAATTTGGTAAATAAATTCCACCACCAGTTCCACTAATTGTAATAGCATTTTGATAATTGAAACCACTAAGTCTTCTATTAACACTCGTTGAACCATAATTACCATTTCCATCATATGTAATCCAATCCGTCGTATCTGCTACAACAAGATTATTTGCATCTGTTACAATACTTATAGTTGTCGTTCTAAGGCTGGCTACCCAACCAGTAGTGCTTCCAACTGTAATATGTGTCCCGTCATCTACACTGGTGATCGTTGTTATATTGGTACTTTGTTGAATTGTGTCTCCGTTTTGAAGACCAACTGTTGACATCAATATTAGATGTTGCCCATCAGTAACTGTTCTAACACAAAATGGAATATTTCGTGTTGTATCAGAAGCGTCTGAGACTAATTGAGAAATTGTATCCCCAGAAATCATTCCAGTAGTATTTGGATACACATATAAATGTGTTAGGTCTATTACTTGTCCTACATAAAAAGGAAAATTATGTGTAACATTAGTTGCTTCTCCAAATCCATTCCATCTATACACTCCAGCATAAGCTCCATCCGCAGAAATACCATAATCTCCGCTAAATAATGCGATAGCCATGTCACCACCACCTATTAATGGCAAACTATAAGTGCCAGCGTATCTACCATTATTTGCAAATTCTTTATAGGCATGATTGGCTTTTTGTTCAAATACCAAACCTACAGAATTCTTAAACTCTAATTCTTGGTCAATGTGACCAGTTGCTTCGTCAATAAGTGTAAATTTGAAAATATTTTCTGGTTGTCTTATCTCCAAATCTTTGAATGATTCTTCTGGGTGGTTCATTTTAATTCTCCTTAGAATGTCGATATTAATGCACTTGCTACAAAACCTGTTGTATCTACAACAACTAGATGATTCCCGTCTAAAATGCCTCCAAGACTAATAGTTGTTGAGGCAAATCCTTGTACAAGTTCATCTCCTGTTTGCATTCCAGTTGTTGAATCTACTGTCATAAGCATTGTGTCATATGGGTCTATGAACACGATAGTAAAATGTTTCGGATGTGTTGTATCATCAGCATCTCCACCTGAATAAAATTCTCCTGTTGACTCTGATGGAGTCGCTATAAAATCTCCAAATGAATCATCTAAATTTTCTGATGTCTCTGGCGCAGATAATGAGATAATATCTGCACTTGTATTTGTCATAGTTGTGGTTACTGGATCAGTAGCAAAAAAATCAGATGCGGGTTCAATAAAATTAACTGATAATGGAATCGTTTTATTAATTAATTCCACCAAAGAATCACTTGGTGAAGCTACTACTCCAAAGGTATTCAAAGCATTAGATAGAATAGTTTTGTCGAATGTAATTGCATTAACAATATCAGCGTAACTCGTTGCAGAATCTAATTCACTTCCAACAGCATTAGCTACTCCATTACCGTCCAGAATTAACATGTTCCCAATATAAACTTTACCTAATAAAATTGACATAATTAAACCACAATATACACGGTATGAGGGTCATGCGGCGTTATGGCTGCGTACTCTGTTGCCGATCCAGTCCATATTTTGTCCCGTGTATGTTTTGTTTCAAATTTCCAATTAGCATTATCAGAAAAAATGACTGCCCCTTCATCTAAAGTGTTTATAATATAGTTACTATTACCATCAATTGTTTCTGCACCAAATGGTTGTATGGTTACTATAAAAGAATTTAATTCTGGCGAACCTCCGGTTACAATCCGTTTAATTTCATAACGTTGTCCATTATTTCCAATAGCAGTTGGCAAAGTAACTACAATAGAATTTGCTGTAACATTTGCAAGTACATAAGAATCGGTTAATGCAAGAGTTGTATTGGCAGTGATATAAATTGGATTCGCATTGATACCACCTGGAATTGATATTTGTGTCTTAAATCCAGTATCAGTAGCGATTACTCCGGAACCCACAAAATCTAAAGTTGAACGTTGAACTAATGGCGTACCTTCATCTTGTATGGTATGCCCCCCACCACCACCGCTTGAATTGATTGTTATATTATTGCCACTTTGATTCAAAGTCACATTTGTACCAGATACTAAATGCACACTTCCAACAATATCTGGGTTAAGATCGGCATGAACGCCAGTAACTGTACCAGCATTGGTATTTACGCCGTCTTGAAGTTCATCAATATCTTCTGCATCGACAATTGATCCGCGTCCTTTATAAGAAACAAGTACAATTAAACCGTTTTTTGACGGGTCAAATAAAATTCTTCCATTTATATAATCTACTTTGAATTTATTAGTCGTTGGTGGATTAGTTGTCTCTACATATCCTGGTATACTAATAGAAGAAGGAGCCTCTAATAATGGAACTTCAATTAAACGAATATAATTTGGTGATGAAGTCGAAACTGCTGTAACCCCAATCGTATGTTGCTCATTGAAAATTAAAGTTTCTTGACCTAAAGTTCTTTGGTTTATTTTTGGCTTAAATGGTATAGACATTCCTGCCCCCTTATCCTAAAATCACAATACTGGTTCCATTGTATCCCTTAAATTGAAAGTCTGTTGTATTAAACCAAACTTGTCCGGTAAATGGGGAACCTGGGTCGGATGAAACTGTTGTAAAAGATGCTGCAACATTAGTATTAGAAAATTGTGTCCAATTAATAGTGTCTGTTCCAACTACTATATTACCGTCCCATACAACAACCCATCCCGTACTGACATTAAGAGTGCCTGTCTCTACAAATGTGTAATTTCCACCCGAAACCTCATTAGATGGTGTTCCGTCAAAATCTGTAGCGCGTGTCCAAGCTCCAGAATGTGCATTATAGATACCATTGTTTATGGCTGAAGTTTGATTCTTAACAAGAACTCTGTCACCATCAATAACAGTAGTACCGTCTACAGTTAATAGACCGCTTAGAACGATGTTGGCCGTTGTTGCAGCACGTACAGACTGTTTTGGATCAAGGCCAGCGGAAATCCCATCGACATATCTCTTATTGGCGGCGTCTGTAGCAACGGTTGGATCAGCAACGGAAGTAATTTTACTGCTTGCCACATCAACGGTTGTACTACTAACTGTCATCTTAACTACATCATCAATTGTCACTTTCAATGGTAAAGAATTCTTAGTATCAATTGTTGATGCAATTATATCTGTTCCATCTGCTTGATAGCCCAACCCTAATGGAAAATCAATAAGTGCTGTACCTGTTGGAAAAAACTTAAGGAGTCTATGAAATCCGTTAGAGAATCCTTGAGAAATATTCAAATAGAAAGAACGATCTGCGGCAAGACCTTGATTAGAATTATAAATATGTACAGAACCATCCTGTGGCATTGAAATATTAGGTTCCCCACTACCAACAATAGCATGTGAGAATAAAATGGTGTCTTGGGCTGACCCCAGTTTGAATGTTCCTAAATTATCTGTTTGTCCATAAAAAGAATTCGATGGTGTGTAACTTAAAAATACATCCCCAATGCCATCAAATATAACTTTCTCCCCTTCCAAGATTTGAAAATCACCATTGGGAGTAAATCTTGCTACTTCAAACCCTGCAATTGAAAATCCTAATGTATTAGAAAATGGTTTTGAGATACCTAATGAGGTATCAGTTAAAAAACTGATTCCAGGCAATGAAAATGATCCGTCTCCAAATTGTGCTTGACCACTTTTCAATCTGGCAATTTCAGTAGATGCTACTGTAAATTTGAAAAAATTACTACTATTTATATCCAATGCTAATACGTTCAAAGCTGGATGTTCAATACGAAGTGCACTATTGGTATTATCTGAAAATGTAGCACTTGTTCCACCGACTGATCCCAATACATTGATAGGAATCTGAGTTGAAATTAAAGACGTAGTGATGTCTAATTGTAGAAGACTGTTCGTTATGAATCCTAAATGATTAGAACCAATGCGGTACATACCAAGACCGCCTTGGGTAGCAAAACCATAAGCTGGTAGAGCCAATACACCGTCATTCGCTTGTACAACAGTATTTGGAAATGCTGTATCTGCAAACCAAATACCACTAGAGGTAACTTCCCATTTGAGACTACCATTTGTGGAAAAACCAAGTCTATCTGTCCCGCTATTATAAATTCCCGTATCCGGATCTAAAGCAAAAGAATAACTTGGGAGTAAAGCTGTTCCCGTTCCTACTTGTAATTGCCCATTAAAAACAATATGAGAATCATCAAAAATCTGTAAATTAGCTGTTCCAGTTGAACTTACAAATTCCCAAGCATCTACACTTTCATTCCACCGTAAACTTGTTGTAGGAGACGAACCTCTAGCTGCTGTAAATAAAGCATTTAAGGTTGGAGAGCCTATTTCTCCAGCATTTATGGTTAATATTGATCCGTCGATAATTAAATTTCTAGTTGCCGTGACATCGCGTGGAAATATGAAATCATCTAATGGGAATGAGAGTGCTGTACTGATATTATTTGGGTGTACAATTTCATTTACTAAAGAACCATTGGCATTCAAAGCTACACCAACGGGAATTTGTAATTCATTAACATCCTCTGAATCTACTTCTGATCCTAAACCTTTATATGAAACAAAAATTGTATTACCATTTCGTGCAGGATCAAAAAAGATATGTCCTACAGAATAATCTACAGCGAATTGAAACCCAGTTGGTGCTGGGCCATTAATATCAACTTCGCTATATCCAGGTATGAAAACCGAAGAAATTAATTCTTTTAATGGGACTTCAATCAACCTGATTCTATCAGGAGTTGAAGTAAATACACCAGATATTCCTATAACATGTTGTTCACTACTAATAGGAGTCGCTGGACGTTTATTAACTTTAGGTCTATATGCAATTGACATTTTTTAATCCTTAAACGGACGTTATGAGCAATATCTTGGCACGGGGGTATTCGACTTTTGTAACTAGCAATCTTTGCTGTATATCTGGTATTGGTATCCCATTTTTAGACAGGATTAAAGTATTTACATTCACTGAATCTACCCCAGAAACTGATTCTATGATTGAAATAATATCAGAACGATCAATACTGTCTCCAAGACCAAGCACATTTATATTTTGTGTTAAAGATGTTTGAATTTCAGAAATTGTGTCTGCAACAATATACCCAGGTAGTAGGGACACATCAGCTTCAATATCTATTGTAGCCAATGAAGCTTCCTTGACAAGAATATCTGTTGTTACAATATGAGCGTCTAATTGATCGTATTGAAATTGTAAATCTTCTATAAGAGAATCATACGCATAATTTATAGTGACTGCGGTTCCATCATCTGGGTTATCACCACCAATATTAAAAACAATCTTATTTTGGAGTCTTGTACTACCATTCAATAATGTTGTTGGGTCTTCGACAAATTGATAATCAGTATTTTGAATAAATGTATGTGGGACTGCGCCAAAAATACCAGTAACTCCATTTGGGTCGTCAATAGCTATGGCAGGTTGGTGTGAAAGAATAAATTCTTGAGACCCACTAATAGTATATAAAACTAGGTCAACGGTATGAGATAATACTTCTCCAATTATATAAACATCTACTTCTCCGCCAAACTCATCTCTTAGCATCTCTGGATCATTAGGAGAAACAACTATTGCATCTATAACATTAGCGTTTTCCCGTGCTTTTGATTCAATACCCGTAGGAGTACCAACATTATTTCCAGAAAGTTTAATTTTAATACGATCAGCAAAATCTATGTTAGATTCTACATCAGTCCCGCCTGTTGAAGCAGTAGTATTTGTGATGCGTGTAATTCCAGTTATCAATGATACAAGAGTCCGGATTGTTCCAGCACCTACATTGGTAATTGCTCCAATAGATTGTGCTTGAATTGTGGCCGTTTGTTCATAAAAACCTGTTGTTGGGTTAAAATAGGCTGGAGCTAAGCTAGAATCAAAGAAGAGTGATTGGGTAGTGACAAATGTTACTTGTGGAGTTGTATTACCACCAATAGTTGAAACAACAGTGCCTGTGGCAATTGTAACATCGCTACTTGTTGTTGAAAAATTAGAAATTTGGAATGTTACTGTTCCCGTAGAAGCACGTCCTGCTGAACGAGTTAAATTAAAATTTGCACCTAAAGCGTCCAATTCATCTGTAGTCATTTCATCAGCATAAATAAGACTTTGCAACTTCTGTGTGTGTGATAATTCTGTGTATACTTGATCGAATTCCTCTGCGGGGGATTCAATAACAAGGTCTCTTACTACGGAACCGACGAATGTGGCAATATTGGGGATTGCCGATGCTATAAACGAAATTGCATCTGCGATTATTTGTGATTTAGTTCTAATAGCCATGATTTATCCTCTTATGAAAGCACTATGGTATCTGTTATAGCTCTTTTGCCTGATCGTGATATAACTGATACGCGAATTTCAAATTTACCAAGAGCGATTTGCTCCACTGATAGAGATTCAAAAATATTTGGTACTTCATCATCATTTGTATTGTCTGCGTTAACCAACAAAAGAGTTGCTAAGGCGGTTTCTACTTGATCTTTCAAATGTGCCTTGATTTCTTCGATGTTTACTTTATTTCCAACCAATGTCTGCAAATCAGTTCCATAAATTTCAAAATTAATATTTTTACCTACTTCTGTCAAAAAAATCTTGTTCAAATCTTGTCGCAATTTATCAATACCAGATAAAGTCGCAAGATCATTAATATTATCCAATTGTAAATCATTAGATTGTTCCCCAAAATATTCAGAAGGCTCACCAGGTTGAGGTGGTCTAGGATGTTCAATATAATTTGTCTCTGTAATTATTTTTAGGTCTGACATTTTGACTCCTTATGGGCAAAGACTTGCGATTGCGTCCACCATGTCCTGCAATCTACGTATTTCTTCTTCTTTTTTCTGTTTAATAGCATCCTGTACTCGTATTAAATTTGTAATTCTATTGATATCATACAATTTCTTATATACAGCTGTTAAATTTCTCCCCACTGCACTATCTTGCACTGTTTCATTAAGTCTGGCAAGTGCGGAACAATCTGCTGCTTGCTGAAGAGGCCCAAGTAACAAGTTCAAATCTGTTTTTACTTGATTGATAAGACCATTCAAAGCACTGATTCCCAAACTGGTTATCTGATTAACTATATTCAATCTCTCAATCTGCAAAGTCAACAAATCTATCTCCAAGGACAATCTAGCAATGATCGTGTTCAATAATGTTACAAAAGCTCCTTTAAGAATTGGGTTTCCACATAGAAAAAATAATATGAATGTCTTTACGCAAGGTGCTACATCAGCCATATTATCCTCCGGCCTTTACTGTAGTGCTGGCTGTTGAAATTCTTCCCGTGATCGACTGTGGATACATTGCTGTTAAAGTAATTAACGCCGCCTTCAACGCATTTGCTAAAGCTGTCGTACTCCCTGGGTCGGTTGCTGGTGGTAATGCTGTAAAAATTGCATTTTGAGTTGTCCAAAACTGCCAATATAGAGGGTCAGTTGTTGGATTAGCTACTGTGCTATCATTTAATCTAGCAACTCCAAAGGTGCCACTATTCAAATTTATCAACGATGAGTCCGCTGTTATTTGTCCAACTGAATTCAATACTAAAAATCCAGATGGCTGCAAAGTTATTAAAGATTGACTTAATCCTATCACATTATCACTTTCTATAGTGATCGTTCCCATAGCATCTATAGTTATATGTCCTATGGGTATTTCTGTTATAGAACCTGTGCTTGGAACTGTCGTGCGAAAGTTCCCAATCTCTATGTTATTATCTTCATCAAATTTATAGGAACTTCTGGTACTCGTTAAATGATTAATGTTAGACTCGAAAAACCCGTTATCTCCTGTTAAGATGACTTCTCCATCATCATCCGTGTCTTCGCCGCCCAAAATCAAAAATTCTTTCTGTTTTCCTGATTTCAGAGCTACAGTTCCATCATTACCTAAAAAAAACGTTCCCCCTGTTCCTGAAAAAGAGTCTTTGGGGTTTTGCGTTCCAGCAGCCTCAAAAAAAACCTCTCCAGCTTGCAAAAAGTTTTCTGTATCATCGGTACTGCCTCGTATACCAACCCCATTCTCTAAAAACCCTTGTGGATCACGTAAAGAAGTCAATAAAAATGATTTATAATCGTCCGTAGCGACAACTAAAACAATACTTCCTTTTAATGGTTTTCCTTGGTTAAAGAGAGTGTGAGGCACCCGCACATCTGTGAGCAAATAATTATCGGGGACTTGTATCACGTTACAAGTTCTTGGACCAGTATATGTTTGCAAAATACCCTGTTCTATACGAAGCATTTATTATCCCTCTTAAATTTCACTTTCTTGAAATTGCTGTGCCAATTCTGTTAATGTGTCGAGGTGTTCAAAATTAAAAGCCGATACTCCTGCTGGAACTTTGTTGTTAAAATAACAATCACGCACATATGATAAATTAACTGTAATTGTCGCGGTTCCACCAGTATTGATTGCCTTACTAACACCAGTGATGTACCCAAATTTATTGTTTTTTGCATCAAAAAATGTCTTTCCTACTATCACTCGTTGGTCATATCCCATGACTACAGTTCCAGTCCTCAAAGAAGCATTATGAAGTCTTAAAAGATATTGTGCATACCGGATCAATCCAGACCGTCTCTGTTGTGTAAACTCATCTCTTGTAGTTTTATTATTTGCAGCATTAGGGTTTGAATCCGCAGCGGCTTCTATGAATCCATACTGCAAAAAGAGTTTACCATCCATGAATGAATAGAATGAGTTTTCAAAAACCTCGTTAATTATATCTGCTACATATGCTACTTTTTGAAGCGTTACTAAATTTGTTGATGTCTCTATATAATTCGTATTTATTATATTCAAAGTCAAACTATTCAGTGTTGATTCTGTATTATTATATTGAGGTGCGCGAATCTGAAATTCTCCATTTGGCTGTTCAAAAAATTCTATGAAAGATTTTTCTTTAATCTCATCTATAATCTCAAATGGCGTCTTCAAATCTGGGGCATATCCCTTTAATACATCTGCAAAAAATAGAAAATATCCTCTTAAAGTATTTATTTCTTCTGAAAAATTTATTGGATGTCTAGTCCCACGAACTGTTTGTAAACTTAAGTTATCTGCTATGGTGGTGTCTATAAAATTCTGATCCAAAACAGTTGCCGATCCAGATTTTTCTATTTGATTGGTAACAATTTGATTTGTAACTGGGTCAATATGAAACTTAGATACCAAAACTGTTGGGTTTTTTTGCTCTGTACGAATTTGATCTGTCAATGTAGCTAATGATGTTTGATCTAAAGGTGCTCTGTATGCAAACCCATGTCTTTTCATGACCAATGATAATAAAAATGGTGGAATGGTAAATAGATTAGTAGTAAATTGATTACCAAGCATAATTACAGAGATGTCATAAAAGCTCGAATCTGGCACAACGGTTTCGAAAATCTTTGCTGCTGATGAATTACCAGTATCTATTTCTACGGCAAACCTAATTCCATATATTGACTTAAAAAAATCTAAGAAAACTCTGACCATCGTTTTATCAGCATAGTTGGTGGTATATGCTGTGTATTCTTCTGGTGTATCTGACAAAGCGATATCATAAAGAGATGATTGTAATACACCCTGTTTCACAACCCGTCTTGTAGCTCCAAAAAGTCTGCTTATTCCATTTCCAGAAATATTGACGGTTTCTACTGACCCCACTTCTGATGAAACTGATTTCACCATAATAAATCCATTAAATTCATTAGAAAAAAGAGTGATGTCTTCATCATCTGGATCGGGACTAAGAAGAACTGATTCCAAACGTAAATCCCCTGCCGTCAAATGATACAATCCAGATTGATCTATATTAAAAGTGATCCGGCCAGTAGCTGGGTCTTTTATTCTAGTACCTGTTAATTCTGTGATTGGGGCTTTGCCTCTATATAAAAATACAGATATCACATCATAAGGCTGTATTAAATCCGATATTTTCAACCCCTTTTTGACTGGTAAAATAGCTCCTGCTTGAATCGACATCGAATCTGGCGTTGTCCCACGATTTTTCTTTGCTTGAACGATTATATTTGTAACATTCGTGATATCATTAGAAGAAGCTTCATACTGTGCTAAGTTTGTAAGATTATTGGAGCCAAGTCTTTGCCCCTCTACCAAAAAATTTGTATTCAATTCATTAAACGTCAAAAAAACATTCTGCATTATTACAGACCATGAATACGTGTTTTCGCTTAAGTCTTGAGAAAATGAATATGATGATATGAGATCGGTAATATCGTATTTACTAAAATATTTTGATTCATTTAACTCTACAACAAATTTATCAACTTGCGGAAAAGAAGCAGTCGTGGGAGATGAATTCCCCACTTTTGTGAAGGTTGGTGTGTATTTATACAGAAACACCTTCATTTTATAATTATCTATAGTTTGATTCTCTGACATTAAAGTTTCCTAAAGAAATTGTCAACTGTAGACTGAACTTTCGTGATATCTATTTGCTTGTTAATGAAGTCTTCTAGTTTATTGATCTGACCATTCAAAAATCCGGTACTGGAACGAGTCAATGCGAAGTCCTCTATGGCAAATTTCTCCCCAAATAGTAACTGGAATGTAATGGTATAGGCAAATCTGTTGGGGTGTCCTGTGATATTATGGTCAACTTGTAAATTCTGTATGAATCCCTTGTACAAACGAGTCTTATAGAATAATTGACTAACTTTATTGGTCTTCTCAAAGTTGTTCTTCAAAAATAACAATTCATTATATGCCGTGTTGCCAGCAGAGTCGCCAGTAATAGTCAAGATTTCAGGAGCATCATACCAAACTTGGTATTTGACTCCACCCTGTGTATTCAAAGGAGCAAAAACTACTCCCTTTTGGATATTAAGTCCTGTTGGATTAACTGAAAATCGTAGATTATTTATTTGTATGACGTAGCGTGATGCCATATATTACAGCCCCTTAAATTGTTCAGCTAATGCCGCAGGTCTACTGTGAGCCTGGGCACGTCTTCGAGCACGTACACTTTGGGTCATGTTTCTTTCTATCGAAGAACGATATTTCACACCCATTGATTCATCCATTCCGGCTTCATAAGCTACTGTTCCTGGACTTTTATTTTTCGTAAGAGAATCAAACGTCATTATTTTTACAAATTTATCAAAATTATTTGCGAAACTTGAAAATTGAGGCATAAATGTATCAACAAAATCTACTGCGAATGTACCCATTGCTGTAGCTAATTTATTCAACGGCGGAACCATCTGTTTTTGAGCCGCAAACCCTTCCTCTTGGGCTTTCTTAAATGCCGCAGCAGCTTTTCTAGCTTGCTCTTCTCTGGCTTTCATTTCTTTTTCCAAAGATTCTTTAGTTACTTTCTCCGTCTCTGTTCCAACGCTTGCTTTCCATTTTGTTAGAACCAATTGCATCTCTTTAGCGGCCATTACAGGGTTGTCCCCCATATTGATACCAAGAGTTTCCATTCCTTTTGCTATCTTGTTCATGGCTGATGAGTCTTTGCTTGTAAAAGTCCCGCCCATAATTTTATCAAAGAACTTCATTACATCATTGAATCCAAGCCCCTCTGCTAATTCGTCCTCAGAAGGCATACGCCCTTTTACAAAAGAAAGTATACCCGTAAGTTTTTCAATGGTCATTGAACCGAGAGCACTTGAAAAACTTGCAGCAAATTTTTGTGCATCAGCGGCTGAAAATTTTGTGTCTCCTAATTTTCTAAGACTTATATATGTTGAAGTGAAAATTTTTCTTGCTTCGTCTGTATTGAATGTCAAATTACGCATTTCAGCATTGATGTTAATTAAGCCATTGAAAGCATCTTTGAAATTTATACGAGCTTCCGTAGCTACATCCGAAGCACTCATAAACATCTTCCCGACTTCTTCCATAGACATGTTTTGCGTCTTTGAAGCGTTAGTTACCATGTCTGCTACAGTGCTGGCATCTATTCCAAACTTAGACATTGCATCTCTGATAGCTTTCCAAGCTTCAGGGCCACCTTCTTTCGTGAGTTCTCTCAACGCATCAGGAGCTTTAGATAGTTCTGAGACCAATTTATTAACATCATCGGCACTTTGCCCCAAAACTTGTCTATCTTGACCTAGAGCATGAAATGCTTTTTGCGCGGCCTCTACACTACGGGCAGATTCACCCAATCCCTGTCCACCTGCGCGTAATTGAGCTTGTAACTTAGTTAAATCAGCCAAACGTTCTGTGCCCAATTTGAAAACAGCTAGAAGACCAGTTACAATTCCAGACATAGCTCCCATTGCCGTACCCAATTTAGGTAGAAGTTCAATGAACCCTGCCAATTTTCCGGCCATTCCACCCAAAACTCCGCTACCTTCTGAAGCCAATGCTCGTAAACTCTGTGCTGCGAGTTGTGGTTTGTATGCTGTTTCTACTTTTTGAACTTTTTCAGCGTGTTGTTTTTCTAGTCCTTCATGGATACCACGCGCTTCTCTCTTGGTTAACCCTTCCGTCTGAATTTTCTTTTGAAGCTTTAATTCTTCATCCAACATCTTAATCAGGTCTTTCTTCTCTTTCAAAAGAACAGTATGCTTATGACGTTCAGCGGTCTGGATGACTTTGAGATATTTTAGGTGGATTTCAGCGGCTTTCTTTTCGTTCTCTTCCACAATCATTGGAGAAATACGAAATACGCGCTTCATTTGGTCTTGTATTTGGGCAACGTCAAAAACGTCCTCAAATCGAAGTTTATCTACTTGAAGTTTCGGTAGGGGTTGGTTCGCAGGATTTTGTCCTGGGTTCTGTGGCGGTTGATTTGGGTCGATTGGGGGCATTAACTTACTACCTCTATGGTATCAAGATCGTCTTCTGGTTTACTGTATTCTTCTGGGTGTTGTACGCGCTTCTTAAGCTCAGAAGGTGAAATGCCCGACTTGCTATGGGCAAGTATCTCTTTCCAGATTTCGTCGTTATTTTCGTCAGAAACTGCTTCTGATACAGTCTTTTCGTCCCAAATTTCGGCTGCTGCTTGAGGATTTATGAACCTGCAAATAAGCTTGAACTTTTCTAGGTCTTCTTCTTGGTCTTTGTAATAATTGGCGATGGCCCACATTACTTGTGATTCGGAGAGGGATTCAAAGGAACTGCTAAATGGAGAAATATTAAGGGCTTTTGCGGCTACCCATAACGTTCTGAAAGGGAGGTCGTTATCAGTTACTTTTTTTTTAACTCTTCCATGACTTTCGTCTGTTCTCCAGCCACATCAGAATAAGCGGTAAAGATTTCTGACAAAATATTATACTGCACATTGTCATAGAGTTCTTTGGCTTGCTCTTTTGTAACTGATTCACCATTGACGGCATCTGTGGCCTGTATCAATACAGCAACTTGCAGATAAGTGAAACGTGCTGTTACATTTTCAACGGCTTCTGGAACGGAAGAGAGAGCGATCTGTTGTTCAATTGTAGATAACGTATGCAATTTAACACGAAGCTCTTTGTTTACTTCTACTTCTTTTTCGATTCTACCCAATTGGGCGAGACTTTTCAAGTCCATTGCTAATCTCCTTTGCTAATCTTTTGCTACACTTTGCTAATTGTAAATCTTTGGTCAACCGACAGTTATCACCGAGCGTCCAATTAACTATGAGACCATTACGCAACGTCAGTGGCAGGGTCGCACCCTACTTGATGTGTCATGTTACATAAATGTCTCCTTCTTTTGCTTCAGGTCTACTTGTAGGGCTAAGAAACCACCCGTACCTTAGCTAATGACTTTCTTGGTGTAACCGACTTCAACGTTCTGCATAACCCGAAGGTCGCCCGTGATGTCGTATACTTTAGGAAGGTTGTGAAACCAGCATCCTTCATAGATTGTAGTTTTGAAAGGAACATTTGATCCTTCAGGTGTTCTTTCTTCTTTCACAATAATGAATGGGATATTCTGGTCTATGATGCTCTGTGCATCGGTAAATCCAAATGCTTCCAGCATGTCAGACTCAAAAAGAACAACGCGATTCAAAGTAAGAGTGCTATCGGCAAGTCCTGGGGTTCTTTCCACCATTTCTCCGGCTTTAGCTGCGTCCAACTCGTATCGTGGGGTTGTACCTCTTGGGTTTTCCTCACTGAATGAGATAACAGCACCTATGACTTGAGCCTTCGCTGCCAATGCTTGAATTGCAGCTGCGTCTCCACTCGATGCGGTTGCAAGGTCTCCCTTGATTGCGCGAATTGTAATTGATGTACTTAGCCGCGCTGTTGTTACTGGTATCTTTGCCATGTTAAATTCTCCTTATTTCAATTCTTACGCCGTTGGACTCAACGAGAAGGTTATCAAGATGAAGTTCAAAGGAAATACAGGTGCTATTGCAAATGAAACATCTATCTGTGTTGGGTCTAGATTGTTAACTGCTGCTGTGATATCTTGGAATGCCACGATAATTTCACTCGTAACCATGCTCGACAGAATTGAACTTTGTGTTGACTTCACCTGTGAAGGTGTTCCTGCTAGAATCTTCTGTCCAATAAAGATATTCTCCAAGATGCTCCGCGAATTTGAAGCAACAAAGTCGATAATCTCAACAACAGAATACTCGTTGTTCTCTCTGGTCGAAACATCGGTTGTTACCTGTTGTAATACGCGAATGACACCGCTGATATTCTCGATAACCATAACACCTTTACTCAAAAGTTGAATTTTCTCTTGGCGAAGAAGTGTGTCTGGCATATCAGAAAATCCTGCTAACGTTTTATGTGTCAAAGGATCAGCAACATCAAATGAGCGGCTGGTTCTTACACCGGCAACAGCGGCTGCAACATATGAACCATCAAGAAGAGTAGCTTCATCATCATTTCCAACGAAATATGAAACTTCTGATGCACTAACAAGAACCATTCTCTTATGTACAAGAGCTTGTGCCTGTGCAGACAATCCAGCAACTGTTGTGGGGGCTGGCATTGATACAATGGCCGTTCGCTCTTTACGTTCTGTAATGGAACTTGCAGCAATAACATGACTCTTTAGATAAGCGTGAAGTGTTGTATTATTTGAGAGAGGAACAATAATATTGATTCCATTAACTGGAGCTAATTTGTCGATAGCTTGCTTGAATTGATTTAGAATTGATCCATCGGCGGGGTCTATTTGAATCAAAGCAATTGCACTGGCTCCTTGAGCAAATACAATTTCTGATCCCAATGATAGAGTATTTGTCGTACTTACATCACCATAATCTGCAATGACATCTGCCATGCTGAAATAAAACTTAGGAGTGTAATCAGCTGATACTTTATCATATTCATAACTGACTGTATATTTCTTTGCGGCAGCTGGTTCTTTAGAACTTTCTTGAAATGATCCAACTACGAAACCAATTAATGAATTCGATGTTCCATCACCAATCAACAGGGAGGTGTTGTTGGTAGCGGTTGTCGCAACCTTAACTTGATTTGAGACCGCAGTTACTAGAACAGTGGCATCAAACGCTGCTTCTAATGCTGTAGCTACTTCTGCTGCTGTTGCATTAACACCAGAAAAGTCACCACCTACAAAAGTATAGGATTGTTCACTTCCACTTCCTATAGTAACCTTAAAAGTTTTTCCAGAGAGACTTGCAGCTGTAACAACAGTGATATTAAAATTCGTTGTCCCCGTGAGAGAAGCAACAACCGCTGGAGTCCAAGCTACATTTCCACTACTTAGAACATAATCGGTCGTAAGATTGTAGACTTTCAAGTCTTCATCTGTGATTGTATCGCCCAAAGAAACAGCGGGATGTGCTAATGCTGTAGAACCATTATTACCATCGTCTACGCCATTCGCAATAGTTCCCCTTGTTACTTCTTCCGCTGCGACAACGTTAGTTGTTCGTCCAGCACCAACCAAAGCGGCAACACGAACACCACCAGGTAGCACAGGAAATGTGCGAACTGGTTTGAATTGTGAAAATACGCCTGGTTCTGTGAAAACATTATTAATAGCCATTTATACGTCCTCCCTAAAAATTTTCCTTCTTAAATATATTTTCGAAGTCCAGTGTCTGGATCGAACTTTGTTCCTTTCTGATTTTCTTTTGCGATCTCTTCTAAAAGTCTCATCACCTGATTGACTTTGTAGTTGACAAGAAACGGTGTCAACAAATTTACAATGTTTTGAAACTTCGGATCGTTTATCAAATCACCAAGCCCACCAACTTTTGTCATAGAGTTTAGAAGCGTCTTTGCTTCATTGATCGCTTCATCTTTTAACTCTACTTCATTAAGAATCCTTTGTGCTTGTGATAAATATACAGACATTTCCAATACCTCGTAATTATAATTTTCGGACATAGGTCTATATAAACATTCGAAAATATTATACTTTTTACGGGATCAAAGACAAAGAGATAGGGATTTTAGCCAAGGTCGTTCCTGGCCCCGTATCATCATGCCATTCTGTGTAAATTTCGAGTGTCAAACCACCAGTTATAAACCACCTGTCCCCATTGAAAGACCTCTTGTCCTGGGATAGTGTGGTTCTCTTGACTTCTATCCCCCTATCCGCTAAATCATCGTTGATCGTCTTCAAATGGTCATAAATCCTGTCTACTATTTGGTCTTTGGTCTTAAGGTCATCAATTGTATGTACAGCTATCGTTACGTTCATGTCAAAGCTGGTGAACATCTCATCGCTGATCTGAACTTTGTTGTTGTCCAGCCTCGTTCTGTGAGAATCAGGCCCCAAATACCGCTGTTCTTGACCTGGTACAGTCTCTACCGTAATCGCGGGGAAGAATACAGGCTCCTGAGATAGGACGGCGGCAATTACAATTCTCGTATTGTCAAAATCGTATTCCCCATCAATCGTCTCAGCATAATTATAATCTGGGTCGCCTGTAAAGATACGTCGCAGGTTCAAAATAACGGCTTCCCGTACCTTCTTTGATAGTTGAAATTGGTTGCTCATTAGTCGCCCTCTGTGTAAAAATAATGAATGTCTGTTTCTGGGTCATAAAACCAGGCCAATTGCCCTTTTGCGTCATTTATCCCAAATGCAATGCCAGGCTTATTGATTAGTACCCGATGTTCTGGGGGTAGTATCACCATCCCTACGAATTGCCCCAAAGTAAGAGGTCTCCCTTCATCCACAATGCTCTGTAATTCTGAAGCGTCTGCGATATTGCAGTCCTCTTGATCTAAAATTGTTTGACAGGTATCCCAGAATCGCAAACGATCTGATGCCAAAAGTTCCCGTAGCCAGTTCATGGGATGCCTTAAACCGGAATCTTATAAATTGGGGCGTTTCTCTCGACTTCAGTGGTCTCAAAATCTTGTCTTGTTACAAAATGCTTCCAACGCCGTTGATAGGTGGTCGTGATCCAGAGTCTTTGTCCATTTCGACGGACAATGAAATCACCATTCGACAAAACTGGCTCCCAAAGCGTCCAGGAACGAGGTGTATACACTCTACGTCGTCCCCACTCTTCTATAACAGCAGCTTCTTGCCCACCACTGATTAAACTGACTACGATCTCGATAGGTTTGAAGTATCCACCAACATATCCTGTTCCGAAACAAATAGGTGGGTTTTCCTGTTCATGGTTTCCATCTTTCTTATAAACTTGGTCAAAATTTGGGCAGCGCGTACCAGTATGTTTCTTCTTATATAGAAGAACACGCTCTCCACCCATGTCCAAAAGCCATTTGTAACGATTTCTGATTTCCAGAAAAAGTCTTTCTTTGGAATGGGGACCTCTGTTAGAAGTTCCTGGCAATATTTGAAGATGTGACATTTTGTTCTCCTGCAATCTTAAATCTTAATTTTTGGGCTATACTTTGTTTGTTTCGACTTTCTTGTGACCACTTTGTCCCAATTCTAGCTTTTGAAGCATTTTTTATATGTTCGGAAGTTTGCTTATATCCTAAATGCGCCAACTTCATTTTTAATTTCGTTTCTTCTGAATGTTTCTTACCACGCATTCTACTAGGATTACTTTTCCGAACACCATCACGTATTTTTCTGCGAATTTCATCTGTAAAAATCATTTTTGATCCAGAAATCTTTGCTTTTGCTTTGAATTCTTCGGTTCGTTTTATTCCAAAACTGTTTCCTGCTGTTGGGCTGATATTATATCCATTTTCTCTATTATAACTTCCATATAAATCCAACCAATATTGTTCTCGGTCTAAAAGTTTTTCAGCGTCATATACTAACTCTAAAATTATAAATTCAAAGGCAGCAGCTTCATATTTATTCCAAGCTGCTTGTAAATGCGCCGAATGATGTTTGTTCTTACGGAGTCTATGCAAATGTATATTCCATCTGCGATTCAAAGATATTGCCGAACCCACATAAATCTTTCCAGATATTTTATGTCGTATTCCGTAAATTCCAGACTTTATCATAAAATCCAATAGAAAATACAAAGCGCGGCATCTACGGCATAACCGTAGACACCGGCTTTGAGATTTTCAAACTTTCAAACTTCTTATTGTGCAGCGGGTGTTTCTGCGGGTGTACCTACGAGTTCAGAAAGAAGTCTCTCTTGCCCTTGTAGTTCTAGCCCTCTTGAGAGCAGCTTGTCTTTTGCAGCTTGCAACTGTTGCTGGTTCTTGACTTGTTGCTCTTCTACTTGACGGATTTGCGCCTTGATCTGCGCTAACTCTGCACTAACAGCTTTCAGACGATCCGCAAGGCTCACTTCTTTAGTTGCCTCTGCGCCATTTGCTACGACTTCTGTGTCATTCATTTTCTTTTCTCCTCCGGTGGATTTTACTTCTTGTATGGGTATACACCATACGTTACTTTATTGTACGAAAAAATTTCAATTATAAAAAGAGTTATAATTACTCTGGTTTAGGATATTTTAGCTTTACTGCGTTACAGGCGGCGACATATGCTTCCCAAACTGAAGGGTCGCCATTTTCCTTATGTACCAAAGCGTCTAAACCATCACCAATTGGTGGATATTCAGGTGCTCTCAATTCTCTATAGGATGTAGAATCCATTAAAGCTTCACCTGCTACAAATTCATCATTCGTTGGTAAAGTTTGAACTTCATCTATCCATTCTAAATCTTCAAGTCGATCTCCACGAAGAGTCCATTCCGCATTTGGGCGTATCAAACTCAAAATTTTTGTAATTTTTTCATGGTTATCCATAATTTCCTCTTTACTGGCCGTATTCAATAGCGGTGATGACAGCGGCTGGTGTAAATGCACCGGCTGTTACTGGATATCTCGCAAATCCACCACCACCATTAGTTCTAATTCTCACTCTGTAAGTTTGAGCAGCAACAGAACCTGGGGAATTGTATGTGTGCATACAAATATAGTAATTGTTATTCTGTCTTGTTCCGTGAAATCCACCGTTATCTGGCGCGAGATTAGTACCATTTCTAGCAATAGTAGCGAATGAAATATCACCAGCTTCTTGTGTCATATTTCCAGAAGCAATGACAAAAATTATACTTGTTGAAAATTTAGGAGTGATAGTTACAAAAGATGTTGTGTCAGTAAATGCTGTAGCTGTAGTACTGGTTTGAGTATTTGTAGTGCCTGTAACAACTTGAACAACGGGGCGTATAACATTTCCGCCAAGTTGCATTCCTGTTGGGGAATTAAAATTATGAGTTCCATTGGATGTAATTAAACCAGCGGAAGATATTGTTAATGGATTAGCATGGCCGCTTGTACGAAAAGTCAATGTTGGAGAAATATACTGCATTCCAGTATTTCCGTCAGCTAGAAATGAATAAAATTGCTGTACTTGTTCTCCACCATTAAAAAATCTAGCGACTTGAGTTCCACCAGAAGAAAGATTAATTATATTAGATACAGTAAAATAAAAACCTGTATTGGTAGAGCTATTCCAATGAAGTGCGGGAGTTCCAACTGCACCATCTTCTAGTTTTACAGCCATGTTATTCTACCTCTTCTGTTAAAAATCTGAACTTTTTACCTTCTGGTGAAATTAAGAGAACTTCATTTTTATCTCTCCCAACTTTATCACCTTCTGTGATTTTCCATCCATTATCTAATGCGATATCACCAGAATGGATCGTTTGTGCCCAAAGATTCAACCATCTATGTGTTGAATTACCATTATCATTTGTAATATCTGTAGTAGGTGAGTGATCTACACTAAATACAAGAGCCGTATTGGTTAGGTGCAATCTTTGAATGCCATTAGTTGCGAAACCTATATCATTAGAAGCAGCTAAGAAAAGTCCTGTCGTTGTGCTTGAATTGAAATATAATCCAGGAGCCGCTGCGGTTCCACTTTGAATACCAAAAACTGTTTCAATAAAACTATTCGTATTAGAAACAGTAAAAGTTCTAGTTCCATTTGTTGCGAATGAAATTGCTTCTGGCCCATTCCAATACATACCAGTATTTGTATCACCAGAAAAAGATAACGATGGACTTCCTGCAAGACCATTTGCTAAAAATACTGTTCCACTGAATGTAGAATTATTACCAAAAGTAGTTGTGCCATTTATTGTACGTGATCCTTCAGTCAAAACAAAACTGGCTGAAGCACCAGCATCAGGTATGGTATAAGTTCTAGCACCTGCCTGAGACGCATTAGTTATTAAAGTTGTAGTATTACCCGCGTTATTAACAGATGAAATTCTTAATTTACCAAGATTTAATCCAGAAGGGTAAACATCAAATGTTGCTGCTTCACCATTAATGCCAGCTGAAAGAGAACTTCGTCCAGCTAAATTAAAAATATAACTGCTGGTATTGAAATTTGCATAAATCCCGCCAGTTACAATATACAAAAGACTGTCGCCAGATGAATATAACCCAGTATTAGATGACGCTCCCTGAAAATGTATACCTGGGTTTGACCCCAATCCTTCATAAGAATGAAGTGTTGAACTAATTGTCAATTGCCCCGAAAGTCCTAAACTTCCAGACCCGATTCTATATAATCCCGTACTTGGTTCAGACGAAAATGAATATGAAGGAAAACTTAATGTTCCATCAGGAGCTAAAAGAGGAAATGAAGTACCACCAGTCGCGCTTATTAATTTCCAAGTAGACCCAGTATAAACATAAAGTTCATCTGTATCTGATTTCCAATAAACTTGCCCCTCAATACCACTTCCTGGTAATGTGGCAGAATTTTCAAAAACCAGATTGGCAGTACCTTTCTGTTTGAAGTCTACTTTTCCTTCGCTTCCACCGCTTCCTGTTACTTCAAAATAATTTCCCATCTCATTTTACTCCGCTTTACTCTTAAATTATGAACCAATTTGATCCATCACAAACAATTGTAATAGATTCATCTTGTGTTGTTATAACTAATGTTGTGAATGTATCTATCATTTCACTACCATCTGGGTCTACTGTTACTGTATTTACAGAACTGTCTATTTTTTTGATGACATATTGAAGGCCGCTATTTCCAGAAGCTGCTGGCAAGTTTACAGTAATGGCATTGCTTGTTGCATCTGCTAAAATTATTCCATCGGATGCCGCCGTATAAGACGCCGATGTGATAGTAACCACTGATGGTGCGCTACTAGAATTCGTGTCTACATAAGATTTTGTAGCGGCATCTTGTGGGTCTGTTGGATCAGTTAATCCTGTTATAAATCCACTATTCAATTCAATAGTTAAATTGCTTCCACGAATTCTTGAACCAGTTCGTACTGATCCGTCAGCATCGTAACCAAGTTGCAAATAAATATCTGCCGCTGGATTGCCTTTTGAAATTCTTACGGCAGGATGAAATCCACTAGATATTCCTTGTTCAAAACCAGTATCAAGCATACGATCAGCATCAGCACCAAAATTAACTGAGTAAAGTTGGATTCTTCCACTACCGTCTGTTCCAAGTCCAAAAAATGGTTCATATTCAGTAGAAGCATTTGCAGCTAAACCAAATCCCCCATTCGATACTAATTCTGCATTTGTTCCATCTAAAGAAACTAAAACAGAACCAATTGTGGAGTCATAACTAATCCAAGCATCGTCGCCATTTCCAAGAATGACTTTATGATTATTTGGAATTTTGAAAGCATTGGTGGTCATTCTTGCCATTTCTGTTTGAGCTAGATACCCACTTATAAAAATAAGTTCTGAATTGCTTTCTAAAGTGTTAATAATAGTTGCTGGGGTATTTGTTCCATCAGCATGATAACCAAAACGAAGTGTACCTGCATTTCCATTATTTCCAAAAGATTGTCGTCCAACGTGCATGACATAGTGATCGCCTATATCAACCCCATGATTCCAAGTAACTTCCAAAACATTGAAGACATCATCTATTGTACCTTGAAATACATTATCATTAGTAATTTGAACTTGTCCACTATCTTCCCGAAGATAAATACCAGGATTGTATGTTCCACTGCCATCTGATTCAGTATTTGAATAAAGATACAAACCCTTTCTTGAAGCTAATGTGTTTTCTGTACCACTTGCATCTGATGATAACTCAATACTTCCAATATCTGTATTATATTTCAAAAATGCCTGATTGCTTAATCCAAAAATCAGTTTATTGTTATTGGTTATTCTCAAATCTCTGTTTGTAGAGATATCCCGTGGGAAGGTAAAATCATCTGTTACCACAGCACTTATCTTGGAAGGTATAATAGACCCGTTAGCTAAGTCAGCTGATGTGAGGTTAGCATCTAAAATTTGATCTCCTGGTATTTGTGTTCGTCCCATTATAGATTCTCCAATAAATTTTCTCTTGCTACAATTTCATCTGCCATTTTAGATACTTCTGGTGGTATAATACCATCAGAATCATCATGCCGGAATGTTCCATACAGTGGCGTTCGATTAAAATTCTTTATCTTACTTCCTTTAATCAAAACAATGTAATACATCGTATCTTCCACTGCGAATGCTCTTAAAATTCGCATAGGTACAGAAATTTTCAACTCTAAGTCTTGACCAACCCTATAAATAGCCACGGGTTACGCTTTCCAATAAGAGACACGTACCTTTGATCCAGTGATAGGAGCCATATTAAATGTAATTATAGCTCCAGAGATTGTGTAGTCATTGCTACCACCTTCATCTTGCAAAATACCATTTAAGTATACATGTTCAGACCCTACAGCGGTAGAAAAGGCCAATATGAATGTAACATTTGAACTATCTACTGCACCCAATGGGGTTTCACGGGTTACAATGTTTGTCATTGCATAGGTGATGCCAGCGGTGTTAACTTTTACTCCAGCACCACTTTCAAAGAGAGACGTTCCATCTAATTTTACACTAATGACACCAAATGAAATATCAATACCATCTCCCGCAACAAGCGCGGTAGATGCAGAGAATTGTGTCCAATTAACATTATCTGTGTCTAATACAATATTTCCATCCCAGACAACTACCCAACCAGTACCAGGTTGTGAACCAGATTCAACCAATGTGAAGTTTCCGCCAGATACTTCATTCGCTGGTGTTCCATCCATGTCAGTTGATCTAGTTAGAACTGCGTCAGTGACGCCTTGATCTCCTTCATTTACAACAGAATAAATACCATTTTGTTTAGCATCTGTTTGGTCTTTGACAAGAATTCTATCTCCAGCCACAACTGTTACGCCATCAATAGAGGCGGCTCCAGGGGCAGGAAAGTATGTAGCATCATTTTTATCAATTGTTATCGTACCAGTAACATAACCAGGAATATCTAACAAGGTAGCTGCACGAACTGATTGTTTAGGATCAAGTCCAGCTGATACACTATCTACATATCTCTTGTTTGCGGCATCGGTGTCGCTCGTTGGGTCTCCAAGAGAAGTAATCTTATTATTGTTAAGATCAATTGTTGAAGAACCTTGCATTTCGATACCACTATTGGTGAATCGAAGACGCTCTGTACCACCAGTTGCTATACCGATTTTTTGTGTATCGACTCTAAAGAAACCAGTACCTTGTTGAGCACCAGTGATGTTAATAGAAGGATTTGTAGCATCACCTTGATAAACTTGAATTTGTGCATTTTGTCCCATTACTAAGTCTATTTCATCACCCAATAGAAGGGCACCAACATTTCCGGGCTTAGCACTTGCATTGGTATCTGTTGTAAGCCATTGAATTGTATTACCTTCAACAGAAAAGGCTAAGTATTGTGAACCGTCGCGGAACATACCCATCATGGGGTCACTTAAGAAGGCATAGCCTGGATAAGTAGAAGTTCCATCTAGAACTTGTAGTCCTTCTTGGGTGAATCGTCCCGATGCTGTACCATGAGCCGCGAATGAAACAGTAGAATTGAAATATCCAGTAATTGCATCTTGTTCTGAATAGATACCATTTGATCCAACTCCAGTTCCACCCATTCTAATTGCTGGGAATCCCAATGATCCATAATTATCTCCACCAAGACGATCTAGAACTATGAATGTTTCATCCCAATTTATATTTGCGGGGTCTCCATGCAAGAAAAGAGGATTATAAACACTGGTTTCCATTGTGAAGAATCCACCACAATTAAAATCAAACCCAGGATCACTTGCATCAAAGAAAATATTTGTATTTACATCAGATGCTAAAGAAACATATGTGTTGTCCGCCATTCTGATATTAGAAGCAAATGATACTTCACCACTATCAGCAATAGAAACGGCACTAGCTGAACTGGCGGTTCCTAAAATAAGAGGGTGACTATTTCTAGATTGAATCAATGCAGCTGTAACCGCAGAACCGTCCGCTCTATAACCAATAGATAAATGCTTTTGTGCTGCATCATTAATTGGGGTATTTGTTCGAGAAATCCAAATTTGATCGTAGTCTCCAGCGGTCAAATCTTGCTCGAATATCAATTCTAAGTGATGATCTGCGGAAGTTGCGCCTTGCGCTGTATTGGCATTTCTAATTTTAACTGTTCCATTTGTTCCCATTTCAATACTAGGTTGATACGTTCCACCACCATCTGCATTTACATTAGAGAATAATTCCATACTACCTTCGGAAGCAAAATAGAAATCTCCTCCAGAACCAGTAGATGTTTGTCCTACAATCCCACCAACATCAGTGCTGTATTTGAACCACGCTTGGTCAGAGTTTCCTAGAATTAATTTATTTCCTTCTGCTAATTTAAGACTTGTATCATTAATTCTAGCTCTCTCTATTCCACCTGTAGCAAAACCAACAAATGTGTAACCTGATCCAAATACTCCAGTATCAACTGTAGCCGCATCAGGGCCACCGATAGCGATGTCATCAGTATAATAAGTGTTGGCACCTCCCGTGATGGTTAAATCTGTTGCGCTGAAAGTAGCAACTCCTAAACCATTAACCATGATGTTAACACCAGTATCTAATACATCACTGGTAATACCAGTTGTGGGATGAGATGAGAATCCATAAGCAGGAATGGTTTGATTTGAAGTATCACCCTGAGTTTGACCAGTAAATATATGTGTTGTAGCAACAAAGTTAAGAGGACTCAAAGATTCAACAGTTAGATTTTCTCCACGGATTCTTGAACCTGTACCAACTGATCCATCAGAATCATAACCAATCCAAACTTGTGAATTTCCTACATTCCAATCAAAATGAACAGCTGGATTAAACCCAACCGTTGCAGTTCCACGGGCTATTTCTACAAGTAATTCCTCAGTACCAGAAGCAAGATTTGATTCTATATGTACAGAACCATTAGTATTAAGATGAAATGCAGGAAGAAAATCTCCGCCTGAAAAACCAGCCCCAGCATTACTATAAAGAACAAGATTATTTTGTGCTCCTAAATAGAAATGACCAGCAGCTACAGTTTGTCCACCAATAACAGTACCAGCGGCAGCATACTCTAACCAAGCATTATCAGAATTTCCAAAAATTACTTTTTTATCATTTGTTAAACGAACATTCTGTGAAAAATCAACATCGCCGGAAGTTTGAACGATTATTGCCTCTGTTGAGAAAGGTTTAATATGTAGAGGAACATCCGTTACATTGTCTTGACCACCACGAATCCAGGAATAAGAGATACCTGTTCCACCACCATTCATCATATAACCGATGTCTAGTAATTCGCCGGCAGATTCATTTGCTACATCAAGTACAACATGGCTAGAATTTGCTGCGTAGCCATTATTCATTGAAATAGAAACGTATCTATTATCTACTGATCCCTGAGAACCATCATTTTCAATTAATACAAGTCCAGATGATTGCATAGAAACAAGAGGAAATCCACTCGTAAATGAAAGAGTTAAATCTCCGGTACGTCCTATAACAGTATCCGTTTTTATTTGCCCATCTACGATTAAATCATTTGTAACTGTAACATCAGTTCCATCGGTTGTTAAAGAAGTTGTATCATCTAAGACATTTCCAGTCGCTGGATAATATGCGAATCGTCCAATTTGACCACCATTAACAGTACCTGTTCCTTGTGATGAGAATTGTGTCCAGTTAACATTGTCTGTTCCAAGAATAATAGTACCGTCCCAGACAACTACCCAACCAGTTCCTGACTGTGAACCAGATTCAATAAATGTAAAGTTTCCACCAGATACTTCATTCGCTGGTGTTCCATCCATGTCAGTTGATCTCGTCCATGCTCCAGAATGTGCAATGTAAATACCGTTTTGTTTAGCATCGGTTTGGTCTTTGACAAGAATACGATTTCCGTCAACTAATACAATTGTATCTATTGTTAGAAGACCACTGAGAGCAGTATTGGCTGTTGTTGCGGCACGAACGGATTCTTTGGGGTCTAAACCTGCGGCGACACCATCTACATAATATTTTGTGGCAGCATCTTGAGGGTTTGTTGGGTCTACGACATTTATAACCTTATGGGTATTCATGTCTAATTGACCAGTTGTTGTGTTAATAACGATTAAACTTGTTCCTGCTGCATTGGCGAATTTAATACCACTTGAAGAATCTGCGAACGGATGAATTTGAATATCACCAGTACGGCCTTTCAATTCATTAGTAGAAATTTTTCCATTGACTGTAGCATCGCCTGTCAATGTAGAATTTCCAGAAGCGTCAATACTGTATCTTAAAGTACCTGCTGTAGAAAAACCAAGTTGATCTGCACCAATTCTATACATACCCATTCCAGCACTATTAAAGAATGAATGTGTTGGGGCTGCTGCTGTACCATCTCTACCTTGCAATTGCCCGGCACTTACGATTCCAAGTTGTGTTGTTCCACCAGTAGAGAAGAATAAATTTCCACTGACTTTATACATACCCATCGTTGTATCAGTAGAGAATGTGAATCCAGGTGCTCCTGCTGAACCATCTTGGGCATTTAAGTGATTAGCGTAGATATTTCCTTTTGCTGGTGAACCAGGACTTCCATCTGCTCCTGTACCAGTCAATACAATACTTCCACCATTAGCAGCGGTATCGGATGTTAAAGTAATGTTTCCACCAAGATCATCACCAGATATAGGACAATCACCAGACGTTAATGTTATACTTCCACCACGGGTCTGATTTGCTGCACCCGATCCGAAAGTCATCGTAACATCCCCGCTTGTTAATGTGATGCTACCACCAAAAGTTTCACCACTAGCTCCACCGACTCTAACATCAGCATTTCCAGACGTTAATGTGATACCACCACCCGATGAATGCGAAGGAGAACCATTTTGAGAACCCCCCGTCGTTAAAGTTATACTTCCACCAGTTTGCGAAGCAGTTCCATTTGAGCCTGGATAATCTCCAGATGATAATGTTAAATTTCCTCCTTGACCAGAAGCGGCATTACCAATTTTACTTGTAATAAATACGTTAGCATCAGATACATTTGCTTGTTTAGCAACATAAAAATTTTCTGTAACTGTTTTGCTACCATTGATTATTTGAGGACTTTCTGTCATTACGAAAGTAGCATTTGCACCCGCATCAGGAATTGTATAAGTACGAGAAGCTACAGGGGCAGGAGACGTAATAGTTGTGGTGTTTGTTGTACCCAAAACTATTTGATTGGTTGTTGAAGTAATTGTAACAGGAAGTTGTGCCGTTACATTGGCAGTGTCTACACGCAATTTCTCTGTGCTATTTGTTGTAACTGCCCAAATATTTGCGCCAGGAGAGAATGTACCAGTATCTGGATCACCAGTAAAACCTTGAGAAGCTACGCCAGCTGTACCTGAAATGAATCGAACGGGACTAAAAGATTCCCATTGGACACCATTATGAGACCATCTTTCAGAACTTCCTACAGTAATACGAAAATCAGACCCACCTGTACTATTAAAGATACCAGTTGTTGCTGATCCTATTTCTATATCAGGAGCAACTGCGCTACCCCCACTTTTTGTTCTTAAAGCATTGAATGCAGTCGTTCTTGCAGTTGCAACACGAAAATATTCTGTACCGCCAGCAGCAACACCAACAGAATCTGGAGCTTGACTAAATATACCTGAATTTGAATTGCTAGTAAATGAATATGAAGGAAGTGCATTGGTGCCGTCTGCATTTAATATTTTATTACCAACATTCAAAGCACTTGTAACTGTAACATTTATATTATCAGTTGTTAAAGCAATTGTGTCATCAACAGTTGTTCCAGTTGATGGATAATAAGCAAAATTACCTGCAAGACCTGAATTTACAGTTCCACCGGCAGTATCAGCAGCATCTACATATGACTTAGTGGTAGCATCTTGAGCAGATGTTGGATCAGAAATATTAGTTATTTTATGGCTAGTCATATCTAATACATTATTATTTATTGCGACTATACCATTCGTTGCTATGCTTACGGCATTTGGAGTAGTTTCAGAACCCAAAGATAATGGATAAGAAACGCTATGAACATAAGCTGCCGTAACAAGGGCACCATCAGCAACATATCCCATTCTTAAATAGGAATCAACGCCATTTTTTCCAATTTTTAAGGCCATATGTGACCCGATGTCTACTCCATTTTCCATTTGTATGTAGACAAAACGCGAATCATCTGATCCTTGGAATATATTTTGAAGAGTTATATTTCCTGAAGTTCCTAATTCAAAATAAGGTTCGTAATTTCCTGAACCATCAAAAGCTGAATTAGAACTGATTGCCACTCTACCACCCGCAGCAATATTAAAATCTGTTGATGCCTGATCTTGAGCATATAATGATCCATGATCTGTTGAATATTTTACAAACGCATTATCAAAATTTCCAAGAACCAATTTATTATCATCAGTAATATGTAAATCTCTAGCAGCAGAGATATCTCTAGGGAATAAAAAGTCATCCGTAGGACTCGTACTAATCTTGCTAGGTATTAAAGTGGCGTCCATCGCCTGTGTATCTAATCTGATTTCTGTTATTGTTGACATTTTATTGGTTCTCCATTAAATTAAGATGGGTATACAATTTGCAATCCATCCCCTACTGTTAATATGATCCCTGGGTCTAGAGTGATAATATTTCCTGAAATTGTGTAATCAAAAGATGCTCCCAGTCTAAGAACTATTCCATTCCATGAAACTATTGTTGAATTTGGAATTGGCGTTTGTGATAAAACTATTGTATGATCTGTAATTGTATTTGAAACTGTTACTTCGTCTACAAAATACGTACCTACACTGCTTGGAATATCAACTTGGGTCTTACCCCCGCTATCTGTTACCGTTACACCCGCTCCAATGAAATTGATTGTTGGTCTTTGTGTAAGTGATATACCTTCATCTTCAATAAGATGCCCATTAAGTGATGATAATGGAATAAATGATACTCCATTATCTACAAGTATCTCATTTAAGTCAGTTCTCCAAATCAATCGTCCTGAATTACCAGGTGCTGGATTGGAAACAAGATTTTCAAGTCTAAAATTTAGAGATTGATTATTGTGAAAGTCCAAATCTGCATCAATATCTAGATGAATAGTATGAACACCACCAGGTTTTATTTCTAGCATGTCTGCGGTGATTTCTAAATTAGCAAGATCAATATTTACGTCTATAGCATTGGTAAAAGAGTTATAAACAAGACCTTCTCCAAACACAGCTGAAGCAAACTTACTTGCCGTTATAGTTCCATCTAAAATAGAAATATTTGTAACAGCATCAGTTGCCAATTTTTCTGATGTAACTGCACCATCAGCCAAAATTTCTGTTGTGCAAGACCCTACTCTAGCTTGTTCTTCTAAATTTACTATTCTAGGTTGCGCCATAATTAAATACCAAACTTTTTATAGTTCACTCTGATAAAACCACCTAAGTCAGGTGGATCGGTGAACGTAATTTGTTGTGAAAGAGGGCCTTCATTAAAATGTACTCCTGGCAACATCTTTACACCGTTCAAATATACTTCAACTGATCCTTTTCTATACGGAGCTAGAGTAATAAACAATGTGTTCACCGTATCAATAACCCCAATCGGCGTCTCATCGGTTACAAAATCCAATGGACTGATCGAATTAGGGAATGGCTGCTCTTCAAAGCTGTGATATGTATTCTCATGAACAGGTGTTGTCAGTAACAATGAACTTTCATTGCCTCCGTCATCAACTGCTGTCACGGAATAATAAAAAACGATACCAAAAGTGAATGGAACCCGGTCAAGAACAGATAAAACTGGTGTCGCTGTCTCCCCAATCTTTTGAAAATTTACAATATCTGTTGGTGACTCACTACGATACACCCTATAGTTGGCGATGTTTGTCTCTTGGTTTGGTTGCCAGGTAATCAAATAACCTCTTTCTGCCAAAAGATTGAAAACTCTGATCGCTTTCACTGTATCAGGGCCTGTCGCTGTGTTAACTGACCCTAAAGATGTTAAACTTGTTACAGCCAAAACAGAATTTCTAGCTTTTACACGTCCGTAATAGGTTATGGATGGTATTAAATTTGTAAAAACATATCCAACTGTGGTTACGAATCCAGAAGTAACTACACCTGTGAGAAAACTTGGGTCTGTTGCAAGTTCCACTTCATATTCAGTACCAGTGGGATTTGCATTGGCAAGCCAATTCGCCATTACAGTCGTTGAAAAAACATTTGCAAAACTTGCTGTTATAGGTTGTGCTGCTAAAGTAGTCGCGGTTATGACAGGCCCGTTGACTGATTCATTGGTTCCTATAGCATCGTCCGCTGCCGTCAAAGAAATTGTATGCAATGTGTTGGGAACCGCATTTATAACGGTGATACTCAAAACGGGGAGAAATACTTTGGTCGCTTGCAATACACCCAAAGCATTGACGTAAAAAATTCCCAGACCTGTTATCACTCTAAAAGTGTAATAGGTTAAAGGTGGAGCGGGATTTCCGTCGGGGTTAACCGAAATTGTAAATCCATTGGCTGTAAGTGCTGAAATTGATGGAGCTACCGGTGTTAAGGCCATAATTTATCGTCTTCCTCCGTAACAGGAGCTATATACTTATTCGAAAATATTATACTGTCGATATTGACGGAAACGTCACTAATTTCGCTTGTTTCAGCATTTTGTAACGATGCAGACACAGTTCCCTCGAAATCAATCAGTTCTACGTTGTTTTCTTCAATCTTGTTGATCCGAGCCTTGGAACCCGCAGGAACGATCAAAATTCCGTCGCCAACTGCTTCTGTGACAAGGTTTTTTGCGCCTACAATGAGACGCCCGTTGTAGTCTTCGACTTTGGCGGTCACTTCTACGTCTTCAGTTACAATTACCATGTCACCGACTTTGAAGGCTCCCATCGTTGGAATGGCTTGCCCAGCTTTATCAGTTTTTTCAAGGTCAAGGCGGGAGATTTTGTTGAGGACTGGATCACCTTCGACACTGTATGCAATAGACTGGCGGAGGTCATCTATTGACATCTGATCGTCGTCAGAAATATCCACTAAGAAAGTCACCTTGTAGGTGCCTTTCAAATTCTTTTCGCCTGATAGTTCGTCCCACGGAATTTTGTAATCATTCATAGTTTTGTCCTCTTCTCCTTAGAGTGTCTTCACGTTATGATACGGAATTCCAAGTAAACGAAGAACCCAAAGCAATTTTCAAGAACTGACCAATCTGGCTTTGGAATCTTGGAGTACCTAGACCTTTTCCACCAATTCTGATGATTTCTGTCTTCTTAAAGTTCATGACCATATTCTTGTAGATGTTCAACATGTTCTGATAACTTGTATTGATCTTCTCTACTTGGTTTACACGAACACTGAGACCGTTGTCATTGTAATCAAAATCCTCTAAGGTCGCCCGGCATTGTAGGAATAACTCTGAGAACAAGGTAATTCCAAAATAAAGAACGGGCAATAAATTTTCAGGTAATGTTTCTGTTGTGAATCCTCCCAATGGTGGGAAAAGATTAATGTCAGCCACAAGAACTTCAGAGAATGCCAAAATCTTCTCATCTGTTGTATTAGATGAGAAGTTGTCAGGCATAAGTTGCCGTGATTTCGTTATAATCAATTGCTGTCTAGCTGTGAATGCCATTATACGATCCTTTTTATCAAATCGGTGTTGCCAGCTATTTCATCTGGCGTTATCAATGTTCCCACCCCTATCTTTTTGATCTGCTTAAATTCGATTCCTGCATTTGCCCAAGCTTTTGACACAAATGTTGAACATACTTCTTCATGTTTCGTATCAATCCAGCCCCATATAAATAATCCAAGATCATACCATTGACCAACATTTTCATGCGCCCATTCCAAAGCTTTGTCAATCTGATCTTGTGTTACTTTTTTCACTCTCCAAAGTTCTATTTTATATTCTTTATCTAATTTCTTCCAATCTATAGGTATGCAATGTGACTTAGGCCATCTTGACTCCAACATGTTGTCGGTATTCTCATCCACTATTGCTACATGGCAATAAGTGACATTATGCGGAGTTTTACCAGTCACATTTTGCGCCCATGCTATGAACCATGCAGACACATGAAAAACAGATTTTGGTCTGTACAGCAAAATGTCTCCAGGACGTAAAATCTCTTTCTTAATCATTACTTCCATCCAACAATATTCAATGCTACTTGAGAATCTTGTGAACCAACATTAACAAATTTTGCTCTTATATAAATATCAACTATTACACCGGGGGCTATTGTAATGCTTGATGGAATGACTTTAACAGTTGGCACATCAAAGAGTCTATTCCCACTTCCAAGAATTTTATATTTATTTCCAAATTTATTTAATGAAGTAAATGTCGCTTCATTATTAACATCAGAATAAAATCCTACTTCAAAATCTACATAATCACCTGGATTGGCATTAGTCCATTGAAGATCAACACCTGCAAGTGTAAATGGCACAGAATAATGGGTTCTTGCATAAACTGTTGAACCATCACCTATAGATACTGACCCATTTTCTCCATCAACATACAAATTCAAAGCTTCAACAAATTTTGCAGAAGCTACTTTGGGGAGACCATCTGAACTACGATACTCCAATGGCATATTACAAGTTGCCTTTAGATTTGCTTCAAAATCTGTACCTTCACTACTATTTTTTAGTATGCAAGTTTCCCAAGAAACATTAGCTTCCACTGCAAACAATTCATATTTGTCATCCAGTTCTTTATATTGACCAAGAAGAACTTTTGAACTTACAATAGATTTGAATTGTGCATAATCAAGATCAACTATTTTCATTTTATACCTCTACCCAAACAATAGTTAATGCTGCGTCTCTATTATTTGATCCTGGATTTCCTGTAATCAAAAGTGCGTGATTGGCTGCAACGTGAATTGAAAAATCTTCAACAAAACTTCCAGAATTATTATTTGATCCTGCTTCATATGATTCTATTTCAGCCCCATTAGCAGTGATCGTAGGTGTAGATGTTGACAATACAGAAGCTGCTGGAGCACCACCCCCAATGTTCAAAGAAGTTGCTGCTTGCGATGTACCATTTGCAGTTACTGTTGGATCGGAAAATACCTTAAAAACTGCGGAAACGTTTGCTACAGTTGAACCAAATCCAAGTTTATAAACATAAAGTGTCTTTCCACTGCCCGTAGGATTTCTTACTAAAAGTAAAGGATTATCAGTACCTGATGTTGGCATGTTAACATTGAACGCCGTAACATATACCTTATTAGCGGAGGTGTATGCTGAAATCGTAGCGGCAGTAGGTGGAGTTGTTCCTGTGGTAGATGAAGTAACATTAACAAGTAAATTTCCCGATGAGTCCACTTGCAAAGATGCTTGTTGCGTATTTGTTAATGTTGGGGCTGTTGAGTTGTATTGTCCACCAACTAATTGAGACTTAGTTGCTGCTGTTCCTGGAGATACTGGGCCATCAGATGTATCAAGAACTCGTAATTCTCCAGAAGTCGTTAATGATAAAGGACTTGTTTGTGCTGTTGTATATGATGGGGCGGCTGTTGTCACTGCGCCCAGAGTTAATGCTCCCTGTTGTCCAGAAGTTGTAGACCCTTGTGAAACTTGTAATCCAGTAACAGATGTATTCAATGCTAGACCGTTAGTCGTTCCAATATTAGCTGTGACCGTTCCTGATACTGGCTGAATGACACCCGAACCATCTACTAAAAGCCGGGTAGCTGCGAATGTCAATTTATCTGTCTGAGTCTTTACTGACGCTAAAGTAGTTTCCGTTGAAGCACCAGTTGGCAAAGAAATCGTCCCACTGATATTATTTATATTCCAAGTACCACTTTGTGTAACAGCTAAAGTGGCATTCGTAACATTAACATTCAAAGATGACCCAGTAACAGTTAATGCCGTTCCACTAGCTACCAGATTAGTACCGATTCGTCCAGATGAATCAATTACTAATTGGAAGCCAGAGGTCTCGTCAAATAATGATACAGGCTGTGAACCCTGTGCGCCAGATAGATCAGGCATTGTAGTCTCCTACTTTATTATACTTCGTAACCTTGAACTGTGCTATACAACGGCTGTGCCTGGTTATCCAGGTTTGTACGAATAATTTTTACACTATCAGTTGTTGCAACTAATAGTGGTTCTGTCAAATGCCAAGGAGCTTGTCTTTCTGATTGTGTGAAAAGAACAACTCTTGTTACTTCACTGCCCGTTACACCTGTTTTAATTTCAACTTTGAATTTACCAGAAGCCGAAGTAATAACATCTGTTAAATAAAAGTCTGCTGCTGGTGTATATGTATGTGTTGAAGTGGCATTGGTTGCAATATCACCAGAAGTGTTTTGATCGAATACATTAACCTTATCGCCTGTTCCGCTAACTGCTACATTGATACTACCGTCAGCGTTAATTGCTAAGAAGTCTGTCCCATCTCCAATTTTAACTGAATCTGAAACATGTGTCAAATCACGAATATCAAGATTAAGTGCATCAACTGTTAATGACCCACCATTATCTGTAATATTTATGCTGCCATCGGCATTGATTGCTAAAAAGTCTGTGCCATCTCCGAGTTTAATTGAATCAGAAACGTGAGTAAGGTCACGAATGTCTAAATCTGTTGATTGAACTGCTAATGCCCCAGAAATAGAGGTTAAACGTTCCCAACTTGTGCCGTTGTGAGCATATGATAGATTGATATTTAATGGCAGTGTTTGGCTATCCGCAATATCATCATCATCTACATCTGTAACCGATCCGGTTACATCTACATCAATAGCGGCTTGGTCAGAAGCCAGAGTGACTCTCTGTGTACCAGCATCCGCTGTTCCTGTGTTAACGGAAACGGTTGTACCGTTGACCCGCTTTAAGTCTGTACTTAAGTTAGTACCAACCTTCGTCTGAACTTGTAATTCTTCGACGGAAACGGTTCGTACTGGTAGTGAACTGTCAAAATCTCCAGCCATGATTATTTATCCCCTTGTTGTTTAAGTTGTGCATCAATTTCAGAAATCTCTTTCTGTGAAGCCTTCATATTATCATCTATCTTTCGTAACTCTTCTTCTATTTCCATTTTTCGTAGCTCTAGTCTTTGTACAGAAAGAAGCATTTCACTTTTATGTACTGTCAACCGTTTCTTATTTAATTCTAAATTAGGTTTGATGTCTGCCATATCGTCTCTCCTATCTTAGGTCAAGTCGCCTATCAAATTTGTTTTGAACATCTCTGAAGAAGCTTTGAAATGTACCACAGAAATTGTAATTGCTGATCCAGAAGCAACTTCAATAGGTGTCTGATATGGCAAAATGATGGTTCTGTCTGCTTCGCTTGTTCTACCACCACCTACCTGAGTTCCATCCACCCTAATAAAAAATTCTCCAGCTACATCTCCCCAAGCAATGACTTGTGACACCAAAAGGGTACTGGCGGGTATATAACTCAAAATTGTAGTTTCTACATTGTATGGAACTGAATCTTCATCAAACTGATTGACACCATTTAATGGTGTTTCTGAAACGACATTGACGTTAAGAGCCGACCCAGTAGAACTTAACGCGATTCCAGTTGAAGAAAAAAGCCGTGTATGAACTTGACCGCTTGTGGAATTTACCCGTTGCCAGTCAATTCCGTCATATCCATACAATAAATTTGTTGTTGTGAGCCGCGACAATCCAGCAGGAACTGAATCGTCTTCGTCGTCCAAACTGTTTGTTAAATAGACATCAAGTCCTTGCTTCCCAGCTGTTAAAGTTGATGTCAGTGCGGTTCCTGCTGCGTCATAAAGTCTTGATTGAACCAAAAGCTCATGATCTGGAGAAATATATGCCCGATCATCTGTATTGTAATTTTTTAACTCTACTGCGCCAATTTGAACATCATTCATGTCCAAAGTAATCGTGGAACCAATAATTAATGATCCATCATCCGTTACTTTTACAGGAATCCACTTACTGTCTGGGGTGACACCATACAATACTGACGCTGGGTCTTGCGACGTTAGCGTTAATTCGTCTTTTTTCACTCCATATAATGGTGGTCTAATGTTTGACATGACTTACCTCGTCTTAAGCTATTGCTTTTGTAATTGCGTCATCTACTGAAACAACAAGTATTGCTGTTGGAATGACATTTGCCTTAAAATCTACTGCGTTTGTATCTTCTGGTGTACGTGCTAATTCTACCAAAAATACATCCACAATTCCAGAAACCTGTTTAACCAAAATTCCTATATAATGAAAATCGTGTTTCACATAATAGGTAGTTCCAGCCAAAGCAGTTCTTTCTGTTTTCCAATTATCATAAGTAGGTTGGAATACGTTGTATGATGCCATGTGAATCCTCCGTTAAAGATTTTCTAAGCGGTATTGAATATTATTCTTGAGTTGTGGGGAGTCTATTTTTGAGAGAAGTTCGGATAAAACGCCCTTATCAGTGCAATTCTGAATAAATTTCAATCTATTGAAAAAGCTTAGTTTGAAAAAGTCATCTACTGCTTTAACGTCTTTCAAATCTGCTGGTGCATCTTGCACCTTCGGGGTCTCTTCCGGTTGTTGTTGAATGGGCTGAGCCACTTCAACGGAAGGTTGGGTCTGTTGTACTACTGGTACTTCTACTGGCCGTGGTTTACGTTTCTTATTATTTTTCTCTAGGTCGCTGAATTCTACTCGTACTGCTCCAGAACGAACATAGCTTCCTAGACTTCCTACGGCTAATGATTTCTTAATGTCTAAAGGATCAAAAATTTCAATGGGCACCATATCGCCCTGTTTAACTCTTAGCGCAAATTTAACACCAGAGGAATAAAGTACGACTAAATCCTCAAAAAGTAAACCATCCATTCCGCCATAAACTGCGACTCTGTATTGTGGCATTATATCTCCTCATTTCTTTTCTTTTGTGCAACTTCTTGTCTTAATTAATTAGGTATTCTTAAAAGCTTAAATCCTGATCCACCAGAATTTGCACTACCAACTGTCACTCTTTGGAGTGCTCCACTATCTACATCCCAAAGAAAGAAACGAGTATTACCAGCAGTAGAATCTGAGTCTACTTTCATAGTAATCGCACTGCTTGTTGCAAATCTAATGTATGGATTACCACCTTCCACATTTCTGATATTACAAGTGGCACCAAATAGCTCGAAATTCCCGTCACTTATACCGCCGCTTACTATTAATCCAGAACCTTGAGTGGCATTACTATACAAAGCTGCCCCTTTAGTATCTGGCCCTTGTAGAATAGAGTTATCTCCATCAAATAATATACCGCCAGTTGGTTGGTTAAAAAATGAAAAACTTGGGGCTGTAACTGTTCCGTCAGGAAGTTTAATTCCACTTGGGTCAAGTTCCATAAGGCGTTGGGCACCACCTGAGTAGTAGTCAATTCCTAATGAATTATTTGTTGCTCTAATTTCAAGTCCCCCACTTGACCCCATATAAATTTGGTAAGTGTCATCGAAGGCTCCATCATAGTCAAATTCTAGATATGTTTCACCAGCAGCAGTGAATCTTATACCATCATTGGCAAATGTATAAATGTGTGTACCACCAGCCGCATATCCAAATCCAGGGTTTGATCCACTGAAATAAAAGAATCCATCTGTTGGGGCAGAAGAAAATGTATAAGAAGGATCAGATGGAGACCCATCAATAAGTTTTATACCTGTATCTGTTATTTTAGCAACGGTTGTTACGGCTGTTGTTCCAAATACAAGAGGAAATCCATTTCCATGAATAAATGCAGCTGTAACAGCTGAGCCGTTAGCTTGATAACCTAAAGTTAAATGTACTGAAGGTTGATTATGTTGACCAATCTTTATCTGGATATGATCTCCAGAATCTACCTCTTCTGCGCCATAACTTGTAGTAAGTTGTACAAAGTTATTTGTAAAGTCAGATAATTTACCTGTTTGAAATTCTATTTCTCCACCATCTCTTAAATAAATAGAAGGTTCATATGGCCCAGAACCATCTATATTAGTATGTGATTCGATATTTAATCCTTTAATTGAATTAAGTGAATCTTCACCGGAAGATTGACTATTGAATACGAAACCGACAACATCTGAATTATATTGTATCCAAGCATCTCCGCTATTTCCAAAAATTACTTTTTTATTTTCTTGTATCGCCACATCACCAGCATCGGCAATTGTAATAGCACTTGGGGTTCCAGCTGTTCCCAACACTAAAGGAACGGTATTAGTTGATTGAACTAATGCAGCAGAAACTCCATCTCTATATCCCAATATTAAATGCGTTTTCGATGGGTCATTTGTTATACCATCAGACCCGCGACCTACCCAGAATTGTTGATGATCTCCAGCATCTGTACCTTGATCCATGAAAATTGCAAAATGACGATCTGCTTCTGATCCTTGAGGGCTACCGCAATTTCTTAGAACTGTTGTACCACTAGCGTCGAATTCTAATCCAGGTTCATAATTTCCAGAACCAGTTGGGCCACAATTTGGGTATATCCACAATGTACCTGATGAATTAATAGAATAGGTTCCGCTAGGATCAGTTTGACCTACAATACCACTGAAATCATTACTATATTTTAACCACGTATTCTCAGAATTTCCAAGAATTAGTTTTCTATCATCAGTTAAATTAATATCTGAATCAATCAGTGATATAAAGCCATTTTCTCTGTCAATAGCACTCATGTTTTTCTCCTATTAAATATTCGTCCAAGGCAACCCATATTTGGTTGCTAAATAATTTCCGACTTTATTCAAGTCAGTTGAAGACAATGGGGAATCATAAATAATTATCTCTGAAACTTTAGCGTTTGCTCCGTCTTGAACTCCGAATCTACGATCTGCACCAATCGAAACTTGATTTGGGGAATAAACTCTTCCACCACCACCACCACGTCCACCAAAACTTCCAACAGAAACCCCACCTCTATAGAATGTTGCGGAGGTTGGGTCTGTCTCAACTGTAAAAATTTCAAAAGTATTTGCTACTAGATCAGCGGCAGATGATATAGCCCCACCATGACCTCCAGGAGCGTCATCACTTTCTCGATAAACATATTCTGGTGTATCAGATACTGTAAATTGTTCATGAACAGTATTACTTGTGTTCCGAGTAGCAGAAAGAATGGTATAATTAAAATTATCCAAATCAAGATCGGTAAGCGCACTGACAACAAAAAATGTGAAATTTGACGGCGACCCAGCAAAAGTGGGAGCTATTCCAGCTATTGTAAGATATTGATTATCTACAGATTTGTTAAACTCCACACAAGGTAATGAATTAGCTCCGCCTATTGCTCTAAAAACAGGTTGATTTACTGAAGTGACTTGGTTTGCGTCGTTCTCATTGCCAGATTCATCAGACCATGTAGAAACGGAGGCTCCGTCTGATACACCAATATTGCTACCTCTGAACCATCCTGTCAATCCTGGTAAATCCGCAGGAGTAAACGGAACGATGGAAGGAGCTTTTGTGATTGTACCATTATTGGTTAAATTATTAGAACCAAAAGAATCCATTCTCGTTGTATTGTCGTCTTCATCTAATGCCCACCATGAAACTAAACCAATAGTTGTTTTCTCACCAGAAGTGACATCCAAAAATCTCTTGCCCATTCCACCATTATAAATAGATGATTGAATTGTGCTAATAGCTGTCGCCATATCTGCTGGGTTCTTACAGAAGAACCACTCATCAAGAACTTCGTTTCCACCAATACCACCAGCACCATCGTCATTTGCAAACATAACAAAATTTCCACCTGTCGGAGGATTTGTAGTTCTAATGTATGGATTACCACCTGTATTTACAGTTCCACCATTTATTTGAATATTTATAGTTTGTGCTCCAGCATCTGCCCACGCTAAAACAAATGCAGGAACATCCACAGAAAGTGGTTCTGAATCTACGGTTACAGAGGTACTAGGAGCCGCGAGATTCACATTAAATGTGATAACCCCACTTCCAGCACTGACATACATAGAATACTCATCATTTGTGGTATTGAAATCTTCTCCTTTCGTTAAAATGTATCCTTCATTGGTATCTTTCAACATAACCCATCCAGCTAAAATAAATGAATCATTTTGTACGGTTTGAAGACTTGCCGCATCTCCACCGAACAACCAGTTTGAATTATTTCCACTGTTTCTAGCTGCAAATGCCATAGGTGGTGGTGGAGCTTCTTGACCAAATGCCAAAGAAAAGAATGATGCCTTAGCAGACCAGTCATAATCATTATTTGTATCGCCAGTTACTTGGACATCTATTCTCGTTCCATCAATGACTAAATTAACATCACAATTAACATTATCTTTATCTACATATTTTTCAGGTGTTCCAAATGGAGTTACAACATCATTGACATTTTTATACTCAGATAAAAGTCTCGCAAAAATTATATCGTCAGGATTTCCTGCACTTCCGCCCTTTCTCGTACCAATTACTTCCACCATAACCAATATCCCAGAATTTGTTGCGATTTCTACGGCAACAATGAAAGTTGGTGTATTATCAGTAGTAGAGACTGTGCCAGTTACCTGACTCAAAATTTTATTTGTAGGAATAAATGCCATTTTTGATTACCTCTTTAGAATACAAACCAATTCGATCCATCACAAATAATTATGATTGATTCGTATTGTACTGTTAAAATATATGTCGTTTGACCGTCAACTGTTTCGCTTGCATTTGGGTCTATGGTTACTGTGTTTGCAGAACTATCTGTCTTTTTGATAAAATATTGAAGACCACTATTTCCAGAAGCCATTGGTAAATTTACTGTAATGGCATTGCTTGTGGCATCAGCCAATATAACGCCGTCTCCGGCAGCTGTATATGATGCGGATGTTACTGTAGCAACTGTTGGTGCTCCACCTGCATTAGCGTCTACATATGCTTTGGTTGCAGCATCTTGGTCACTTGTAGGATCGCCCATATTGGTGATCTTATTCGTGCCCATGTCGATTGTTGATGTGCTAAGCATGTTGATGCCAGTGCTTGAGAATTTTAATGTTTCTGTTCCACTGATTGATACTCCGATTCCGCTGTCATAATAGAAGCCCATACCAGAAGAATCACCATTGAAATTAATGTCTGGGTAATTTGCTCCACCACCGCCACTTAATTCTGCATTGATCTGACCATAAACAATAAGATCAACATTGTCGAACATGTAAACTTCACCGATAGTGCCAGGGCGTCCACCACCGTCACCTGTTCTATTAGTAATATCCATGAAATATTGACCGTCAAGACTTGTCAATAAATGTGTATTAGCATTTGTTAAAGACGAGAATCCTCTATCTGGTGCGCTTACAAATGAATAGGAAGGATTCGTCTGTGTTCCATCAGTATTAAGAATGATAGATGAATTTTTCATCTCAATACCACTGTTGGTAAAGCGAAGACGTTCTATACTGGTTGTAGCTACAGAAAATGCTTGCGCTGCACTACCAAATAATCCGACACCTTCGTTTCCAAAAGCAATATCTGGGTAAGTAGGATTATTACTGTTGTTAGCAATAATTTGAAAATTACTATCCATTTCTATATTTGAGTCAAATGCTGTGTGAGGACCACCATCTTTCAAATTTCCAGTATCTTCTGAGAAGAAAGTTCCTATTCCATTTACCGAGAATACAAGAGCACCACCACCTGCTCTTGACATTCCAGTTCCTGTACCACCTGTAAATGAATAAGATGGAACAGAGTCTGTGCCATCAGTATTATAAATTTTTGAAGTGCTTTGCATTTCAATACCAGATGTCGTAATTCTTGCTCTTTCTACTCCTGTAACTTTGAATAAAAAGGCAGACGCCCCACTATCAAGAATCAATCTCAACCCACTATTTGAATAAAGAGTTGTATTACCACCATAAATTATCTCTAAAGCATTATCATCATTCGATGAACCAAAAAAGAAACCATGTGTATCTTGAAGAAATTCTAAAGTTTTTCCATCTGCTCCCCATAATCTATTTGTAGAAGCATAATTATCTACAAGAACTTTTGCAGTTCCATCAATTGCTACAGCAACACCACCTGCTGATATACCAAACCCAGTTCCTGTCCAATATAAACCATCTCCTGTGTGACCTGTAAAAGAAATACTTGGTGCAGCGGCAGAACCAACTGGGTGAAAAGCTTCGTTTGAAAATGTTGCTTGCATATTAATATTTGTGTAATTATTTCCAGCAACAAAGTTAACACCAGCATTACCACCATTGGTTATAAATACATCACCAACTTGAAAACCATTTCCACCATCCCCAAAGCCTATACCACCACCATTATTATAAATTGAAGGCGAACTTTGAGCGGTATTTGGTGTAACAATAACTATCGCGGCACCACCGGCACCAGCAAAAACAGTATTCGTAGCGGTAATGTTATTATTGGCTGTGAAATCGTTTGATGCTATAACAGTATCAGCGACCAAATTCAATGGACTCAAAGATTCAATAGTTAAGTTTGCTCCACGGATTCTTGTGCCAGTAACTACGGAGCTTGCGGCGTCATATCCATAACTAATTTGCCCATCTCCACCCAAAGTACGTGCTGTAGTATAAACAGCATGGAAGCCGTCTTCTACTCCATTCTGCATAACTACATGGAATGTTCTGTCTGTATCTGTTCCTTGAGATGAATTTGTTAAATAAGAAGAACCATCTTCTTCAAGTTCAAAAGAAGGTTCATAATTGACTGTCGCATTCGCGTTTATTGTGAAGTCTCCTGGAACATTGAAAACCGCTTGTCCAAAACTATTTGATTGAATATAAAATGCTCCACCACCATCGGTAGCTGCTTTTATCCAGCTATTATCAGAATTTCCAAGAATTAATTTATTGTTTGTACTTATTTTGAAATTATTTGTAACTGAAACATCTGTTCCATCAGTCGTTAGTGTATCAGTGTCATCAACAGCATCACCTGTAGTTGGATAGTAAGTGAATCTTCCACCTACACCCCCGTTAACTGTTCCTGAACCACCGGCTGTTGAAAATTGTGTCCAATCAACATCATCAGTTCCTAAAACAATATCTCCGTCATGAACAACAACCCACCCCGTTCCTTCTTGAGAACCCGCTTCAACGTATGTGAAATTTCCACCAGATACTTCATTAGACGGTGTTCCGTCCATATCAGCGGAACGTGTCCATGATCCAGAATGTGCATTATAAATACCATTCTCTTTAGGATCAGACTGATCTTTTACAAGAACTCTGTCTCCATCTACTGTAAGAATTGTATCAATTGTTAAGAAACCACCAGTTCCTAAATCTATATTGACTGTCGATGCTACACGAACTGATTGTTTTGGATCAAGACCGGCGGCAACACTATCAACATACATCTTTGTAGCTGCGTCTTGATCTGTGGTTGGATCGGCCATAGATGTAATCTTGTTACCACCCATGTCGATTGTTGAAGAACCTTGAAGAGCTATGCCAGTAGAATTGATATGAACAATATCAGTTCCACCACTTGAAAAGTTTGTTGCACCATTTGCAAAGAAAATACCTGTGTTTGCCCCACCTGCATTAGAATTTAATACAGTTGCTCCAGCAGAACCTCCCGTATCAAATGTTAATGCTCCACCATTGTATATAGTAGCCCCACCAGTATAAAAGTCCATTACTAATGAACCACTTACTGTGATCGCTAAGTCTCCAAGCGCACCAACAAGACCCGTGGTTGGATCACTTGTGAAAGTATAAGAAGGAAGAGAATTAGTACCGTCAGAATTATAGATTCTGTGCGTACTTTGCAGTGTAAGTCCTGTAGAATCTACTCTTGAAATTTCTACGTCATGAACCCGCATACCAATCCAGTTACCAGCAGATGGATCACCTGAGAATCCCGTTGCAGAATCACCAAGAGTATATGAAGCATTATTCGGGCCTGTACCATCAGCAAAGATATAATGGGCTGGCTCTAGTTCAATACCTTGTGTAGGAATACTAAATACAGCAGCACCTGCTACAGCTACGCCAATTGTATTTCCACCAACTCGATAAATACCCATTGTTGGGTCACTTGAGAATGAATACGAAGGTAGAAGGGCTGTACCATCTTGATTCAAAATTTTACTTGAAACATTTACTGAATCAGCAACAAGATACAAAGGGCTTAAAGACTCAACGGTAAGATTTGTACCACGTATTCTAGAACCAGTACGGGATGAACCGTCAGCATCGTAACCAAATTGTAACCAATTATCTCCAGAACCATCGAATCTTACAGTACCGTGGTATCCAGCATCGAATCCATCATCGAATTTAACATTTATAAAACGATCTCCAGCAGTGCCTTGACCACTATCATTTCTAAGCCACATTTGTCCCGTTTTATACATTTCAATAGCGGGGCTAAATGAGCCAGTTCCTACAGGGTCTCCAACATTAGAATATAAATCAAACTCTCCACTAGATACTAATTGAAAGGTTGGATCAGTTTGATTAGAAAGGTATGTTTGTCCAACTGTTAATGTATTACTAGAATCAAACTTGAAGAAAGCTTGCCCATATCCAGGTGCAGCGTTTCCTAAAATAAGTTTTTTATCATTAGTTAAAGTAAGATCAGTTGTTATTGGTGTATTTGATGGAATGTAGGACATTTTTAATTACCTCGTTAGATGATGAACCAATTTGATCCGTCACAAAGAATCATGAGAGCTTCATATTGTGTTGTCAAAATGTATGTTGGTTGACCGTCAATTGTTTCACTTGCATTTGGGTCAATTGTGACTGTGTTTGCAGAACCATCTGTCTTTTTGATAACATAAACACGCCCATTAACACTTGCAGCGGCTGGTAGAGTCACTGTAATCGCTGCATTTGAGGTGTCTGATAAAATTGCGAATCTATCTGCTAAAGAATAAGGTGAGTCTGCATCTGTAATTGAAGAAACTGCTGTTTCAATAGCACCTTCAAGATGTATTCTAGAAGATGTGAAGGATGCTACTTGGCTCCCTGATATAGAAATATCAAGTTCACTTCCACCAATTGCATATATTCCAGTTCCAGAATTACTACTAAATGAATAGCTTGGAACACCCGCATTGCCATCTGGGGCTAAAAGGGGAAAAGAGGCGGCTCCAACATTGTCGTCAACATATTGTTTTGTAGCGGCATCTTGTGGATTTGTTGGATCAGTTACATTATTAATAGAGTGGCTACTCATATTTAATGGAGTACCAACGTTTAAGGTGCCAAATCCATTGGGAAGAATATTTACATCGTTTCCTTCTGGATTAATTACTAATGGGGAATTTTGCCAAGATTGTATATAACCATTGGTAGCATCTGCACCAATAGTTATTAACTCCAAACCGCTATCATCCTCTATAGCTAACGCATAAGATGCTGTACTGGCTGGGGAAGCATTAATATTTTGTTTGATGATAACTCTACTACCATTGTAGGTAAAATTATCTGAACCTGTAAATCCACCCGATCCATCACTTATTTGGACATCATTGGTGGAACCGCTTGATGACCCACCACTAGCGGCAAAATACAGATTTCCTGATCCATCATCATGTAAAGAATCCCCAGGTGCTCCATTAACAGATGGTAATGTCAAAATGACATTATTCGATAATGCTGGAACAAATATAATTGCTGAATATGAATCTCCACCACTATAAAGTCTTAATCCAGTTCCTTGACGCAGTTCCAAACATTGAGTGTCATCACGAAGCCTCATTAATGTATTGGTACTATCACCTTTGATAACAAAAGACATTAATCCAGTACCATCTTTATAAATACCAGTCCCAGGTTCACTTGAAAATGCAATAGATGGGTCGCTTGCTGAACCATCTGGAATTAAGAAAGGAAAACTTACGCCGCCTCCACCTCCGCCACTGCTGGCATGTAATTCGGAATCTGGTGCTGATTGAATTATTAATATAGACCCTCTAGCAGCTAATCCGGTAAGTTCTTCTTGTAATTGTAGCAGTTCGTCGTCTGTAACAAGGTCATACAAATCTACAGTTACTGCTGGCAGTAAGTCGATTTGTGTGTGAGTTAATTTGAACGGCAAAGCTAAATTATTTTGAACTTTACGAATAATTGTTGCCATAGAGAGGTCTCCTTAAAAAAGAAAACTACTTAGGGAATGGTGTGAGAGATTTTGTCTCCCACACCACTCCAAAGTAGATTCAACCTAATGAATTAGGTGATTGAGATTTTTACGATACCCTTAGCGTAACGGATAACGAATCCAACGTCTTCCCAGATGGCGAAAATGTCTGCCATTTGGTTAACATCTTTCATTGTCTCAACGCTAACGTCGGTACGTACTGCAAGCACACCAAGGTATGCAGCAGGAGCCAACACATAAACGCTGGTGGAAGGAACAATTACGGACTCTAGAACATCAGTGCCCCAAATGTTTCCGACTTTACCGGCTTTCAGTGCTGCTTCTTGGAAGTTAGGTGCGAAAATACCTGCACCACCACCAGTTCCCGCAGGCCCTGTGTTAAACAGCATGAGGTCTTTTGTTCTAAGCGGATTCAAATAAATCTTTGAAGCCGTCAAGAGCTTAGACCGCAGTGTTACGATAGACTCTACCAAAACTTCTTGGCTCAAGCGGGTTGCGCTTGTCAATAAGGTAGGGTTATTGGTCGCAGCGGTTGTACCAGCAAGTGATGCTACTGGTGTTTGCCCTGTTAGACCAGAGGCGAAGTCAATAAGACTAAAGCCTCTCGTATCCTCTTGAAGCATGATGGAAGCTTTAGCTCTTTCCTGGGTACGGTTAAGAATATCGTACTTGCGGAAGTTGCTTTCGTTCCAACGGATCAAGGGACGTGTTGCAATAGGTGAGGTTTCTACACGAATACGGTCTGCTGTGACTACCAATTCCTGTGGAAGACCGTTGACAGCGATGCTGGCTGCTGGCACATCGACATCTGCGTCGAATACGGCTTCTTCACCCAATGCGAGTTTGTAAGTTTGGAACAGTTGACGAATTCTGCCTTCGTACAAAAGGTCACGTTTCAGAGGTGATAGCATCTGTTGCGCGATCTTCTGCATTCCGCCAGGGGATTGCATCAATCTGGTCAACTTTTGTTCTACCTGAGCCGCCGTGAGACCACGGGCGTAAATGTCGTCAGGTGAACCTGTTTTTAGTTGCTCATTCATTGAAGATAATTCTCCTTAATTAAATTCTAGTCACAAAAATTTTGCGATCTAGTGTACTGCTAATTCAATCTTATAGATCGAATTTTACTCGAAGACGAGTAACTGGGGAGCCTTCAAAATCGAGAACTACTCCGATTTTTTGGCGAGGTCCAGTACCGACAGAGGTGACTTTTCCGTTTTCTTTCGCATAAACTGGGCGATTTAGAACGTATGTGTCAGCCGCTTCATAAGGTGCTCCACGTCCGTCATCAAACAGTTCCAAGATGGAACCGGTTGTGAAGGCACTTACGAGACCACCACGGGCGAAGTTCGTGTAATCGAATCCTTCTCCTGCGGTTTGTCCTGACATAGGTGCAATCGGAGGCTGCGCTGTTGATTCTGCCGCAATTCCGAAAGGCAAGTCTAGCCAAGAACCGTCATCATAAGGTTTAACTGTGGTGGCTGTTGCCAAGACCAAAGGCTGTCCTGCGATAATCGCAGTTACGCCCGTGGCTGGTTTCAAACCCTCAGTACGGTTGTTTTCACGTATAACTCTTACTGCCATAGTATTAATCTCCTTACTAATAATTAGTAGAGTTTTTGCTACTTCTCGTCTCTTCGTCTTCGTACACTAGGGAACTTGGCACTACTGTTGACAAGCCCCATAAATTTCTTCGCTTTTAACTTTTATCTTAAATCATTTACTGCCTTCTGCAATTTCTTGTTGCAGAATTTTTTTGATAAAATCTTACTTAAGTCCGCCGCCATTACCCATAGAATTGAAGATGTCATCTACTTCATGGTCTTCACTAGCTGTGTAATTAAGATGAAGAGGATTTGCAAGTCTGCTGCTTGCCTCTTTTCTAATTTTTACATTCTTAACACCATCTTCAAATGACTTGAGAGAAATGTCATCCATAGCTAGAAGCGTCTTCACTTGCTTATTTACAGCTTTCTTCAAGGCTGCTTCTCTTGCATCAAGCAAGGTAGAACCACCCTTTATAAATACTTCAATTTCTGATTGCTCTATGTTAACCATATCTTTTTGTAACATCAAAGCAACTACTGTCTTGCAATGCTCTGTTCGTGCTTGCAACAGAGAACTAAATTTTTTGGCGTTGATTTCAGCTTCTTGAGCTTTCAATGCGGCTTCTTTCTTGTCAAGCTCTTCGGCTTTCTTCGTGATGGCAGCTTTTTCATGAGAAGCATAGGCTTCTTCTTTGCTAACTTCAGCTGGTTTTTCTTCAACTGGTGTTGGGCCTTCCATCTTAGGCTCTTCTGCTGCTGGAGCTTCTGGAGTTGCAGGAGCCATTTCATCTTTCTTCTCAGATACACCAAGAATAGATTGAAGTAGTTTCATAACAGAAGGTACGTCGAGGCCAAAACCGTCTGGCATACGCTTCGCTTCCGTTCCTGCTGCGTCTGTGACAACGATTTCTTGAGTCTTAGGGTCTTTCTTCGCCGTCATACCTTCAGCAATTACAATTCCATCGTCCAATTTGTCAAATGCACTCTTAGGAGCTTCCATTGGAGCTTCACCTGGTTTAGCAGGTGGGATTGGAGCATCTTCTGGCTTTTGATCTACTGGAACTTCCTCTACCTTCATACCTGGCTCTTCAACTGCTGGTTCTGCGCCGGGGAAATCTGCTTTTTTCTCAACAGCTGCTTCTTTCTTCTCAGATTCTGGCTTAGATGACTCTAAATGTGCGCCGACTTCTGTTTCATCAGCCTTGTGAAGGGCGTCCTGAGTTTTATCAGCTGCTTTGTCTTCTTTTGTCTCTTTACCAGGTTTCACGAAAGAACCTTCTGGCTTAGAAACGGTTGTTTCTGTTTTAAGGTGTTTCTCTTTCTCAGCGACTTTGAATCCAAGGCCGAGAATTTCTGCTGTTTTTGCAAAACCGACTTTCTTAAATGTTTCTACGAGTTTATCACCATAGGAAGCACTTGCTGTCCAGGAACGATACTTTTCATCCGCCAACTGGTCTTCATCCCACAAGTTTTCAACAGAAGCTTTAAGAATTTGTTTGTCACCTTGATACAATGCCCAAGATGATTTCTTAAAATCTTCATTTTTGGTGAATTCTGCACGGACATCTGTAGAAGCTGCTTTTTCTACTCCGCCCTTAGAGACTTTTTCGATCTCTTTCTTCACAGCGGTACTAAATACTTTGCCCAAAGGAGAGTTTTTTACTGCTGCGATAGCTTTGTCCAAAATTGTTTCATCAGTTTTCACTGGTTCTACTTTAACAGGAACTTCTGCTGTTTTTTCTAACTTTTTTTCCATCCATTTTGCAAATTCAATATACTCTAGAGCATTAAGCTTAGAAAGAGCCGATGGATTGGAATTTTCCGCTGTTGGCGTTACTTTGTCAGACATTTTACTTTCCTCCTTGGGAACAGTGCAGCCACAAAAATCTGCTTGTATTTTTTTCTTTGTTTCATCGTCCAAGCTTGCCAAGATCGTTTTCAGGTGTGACTGTTCTGTAGCGTCTAGAGAAGCATTTTTGCTGATTTTGTTTTTCAAATTTGAGGCTATGATACCTTTAATGAACGCACTAGCATCTGCGGGTACATTAACAATTGAAAGTTCATTAAATACTAAGCCACTATTAATAGAAAACGCCAAAGTGTCTGCACCCTTTTGAATTCCATACTCTGGAATGTCCACCTCTGCAATGTGTTTCTTCAAAATGCCAGATGGCTCAAGGTGAGCGCACTTTTGGTCATCATCTGTATGAATGACTGTACCACAAACCGAACACATAGAGGACTCGCAAGAGCATCCCATCGAAACAGTATTAAGTTCGCCCGTCTCAACCTTCCGGGAGATTTCTGGGTGGAGCTTTCTGTCTATCTTTGCTAAGCACTCTATGTAATATTCACCTGTCTCTGGGTCTTCAACAGGATAAGCGTCTAAAATTTTTCCAATACTCTTAACTGGATGATCTGATTCATGGTTCAAAAATAAATTACGGCCAGCAAACGTCGAATAAGAAGCTTCAAGTTCTCTACGTGGAAAGTAATCTCCGTTCCCATTGGGATTCGGGACACCTTTCTCTGCACCCTGATCTCCTGCTGAAATAGCTCTAGCTCTAAAATACAAAAATTCTGCATTGCGCGGTTCAATGACTTTTTGTTCTGCCTGTGGTTTCTCGACAACGATATCTTCGAGTGTTACACCCGCAGCCGCGATCTTCACCAATGATCCAATTTTATGTAGTGCCATTTTATACCTCTTGTACGTTTCCAAAACTATCAACTTGAAGATTTGGAAGGCCGTCTCCCATAACAACTACACTACAATTGTTATCTCCTGGGTGTGATCTCTCAAATATCGGTGCGTCATGTACTAACCCAGATAAAAAATCTTCCAAAGTCCATTGTTGGTTATTCAACTCTACGCATACACTATGATTCGACATTCCAGAATTCCATTGAACTGTCTGATACCCGTCATGTAGCAAATTTTCAAGTGTGGGTCTAGACAAGTCCTGTCGGTTATTACCGATAGCTTCTTTTTTAATGTCAAACCGAGCTTCTTTCTCTGAGGTGATCTTGTTCTTTACTACCTCATCAACCCAGGTTGCAAAATTATTCGTGTTTTTCTCCAAGCTCATATCCGTAGGACTCCAATATTTTTGACCCATATTCTGCGGTCTTATAAAATTCGTCCTTTATGGTACGAGAAAACTGAGTCAACTGACGATCTGTCATCGGAGAAATTCTAGCTTCATCTAAAGCCTTCCCAATGCACCGTTGAATCAAAAATTTGATAAATAAGTCCATGTAAATCTTTTTCTCACCATTTGCTTCGTAAGCATAGGACTGTTCTTCTTCTTTATGTACTGGTTTGTCGTTCATTTTCTGCTCCTTGTCTTTTCTTTTGTACAGGCGTAATTGTAAGGCAACATGCCTGTATATAACTATTCGAAAATATTATACTTTTAGGCTGTTTTGGACTGTGACGCCGCTGCTATTCAAAAGATTTATAACTTGTGCGATATCTTCAGGATTATAATTAACAATCCCGATGGATTTTACCGCTTCGTGAAGTTGATCTTTTGTGATTGAGGGCTGCTTCCACGTTTCTTTGATCTTTTGTACAATCAAGTTTGGGTCAAATGACAGAGCACCCATCTTAACCAACTTAATTTTCTCTGGGGAACCTACTTTATTTAAGGCCATATAATTATTCTCCTGGTACTGCTGGTGCTGTAGGGGCTTCCCCTCCTGGGGCACCGCCTGGTGTTGCTTCTCCTGCTCCAGGTTGTCCTGGTTCGCCTGGTTCTTGTGGCATAGGCGGTAAATCACCCACACTCATTTCACCACCACCTGGAAGCTTACCACCACCTCCACCGCCTCCACCACCGCCACGGCTAGGTTTGCTGATGCTCTTAGGGAGTCTACCGTCTTTTGATCCTTTATCGAATATCGTACCACGTTCATCTTCAAGATTCTTAAGTTCCTCATCATAATTGATATTAGGGAACTTAGAAAGAAGCGTTTTTGTAGAAAGCAAGCCCTTCTCCCAAAAAGCAATGAATCTCTCTTTCTCATCATGCTCTTCTTCGATGTCCAAAGACTTGTTCCAAGAGATGGTAGGAAGGATCAACTTCTTTTTACCATTATCTGTGGTGTAAAAATTATTCTTTTTGGCAATAGGTCTGAAATACTTATTTATCATCCAGTTCTCGAACCTGTCACGAATGACTTTGTATACCATCATTAATTTGTGCAAGGCCATTGTCTTCACATTACTAAATGAAGGCCCTTCACCCAATATGATGTTCTTGTTAACACCCAAACCTACCAATAGTTGGTCATGGATGTATTCATACTCATTGTTGATTGGAAACTGCTTACCAAGAGTGCTCAGAGCTTCGTACTTAACAATATCTGGGTACACAATTGTAAATGGAGGCTGCTGCAATGCCTGGTTAACCATTGATCGAAACTCTTCCAAATCCGCATCTGTCGGATTAATGTTATTGGCAGGGTCTCCGATTTTCCACAATTCTACTGGAAATACATAACGCTGAGCAAATGCAGACTGCGCCAAACGAATCCAGTCCTGATAAATTAAAACTTTGAAAAGACATTGAATAGGACTTGTGCCTCTTGTAGCTGACGGATCAGTCGTGTTGGCGATAATAGAAGCGTGTTCTTCGCTGATAGGAATGTTCTTTCCATTCACTACGGCATCATACGCCTGGGGAGCTTCTTTCTTCAAACGCTCAATACGAGTTTGATCTTCGTCTTTGGTACTTTTGACAAGCTGTTTAAGCTCTTCATTGGGGACAAGTTCCATAGTCATCTTACCCTCGAACATGTCATACTGGATTTCTACATATTCTGGTTCAAGAAGAACGAATTTCTCCCAACGATATAGACCGTCTTCGCCTTTTGTCATGTTACCAAAGGGAATGGCCTCTCCGAACTTCTGATAGCTTAAGCTGGCCTTTAATAGGAAGTCAAACAAGTCAAAATTCTCATTGAAAGACATTTCTTTGTAAAACTCTGTGATAGATTCATCATCTGTGCTGATTTCAAACTTAGAAAATGGATACAGGGAGTGCATTATAATAATTTGCTGGACATATGGCTCCAGGTTGAAGAATATACGCGCCCACTTCAAAATTTCTTGTCTAGATTTTGGAAGTAGCCATGATTCTGTCGTTAATTCTGGTGAATAGAAAAATGAAGACGTAGTTTGGACGTTTGTTGTCGCCGTCTTTTGCATTCCTCCACTATATGACCCGAATGAAAACGTTGACCCCGTTGTGGTCTTACCGCTTTTCTTTACAAGTCCACCTGATTTTGCTTTACCTTTTGCCATTGTTATTCTCCTCTATTCTCTTTCTGTTCTTTTTCTTCTAATACTTTCGCCTCTTCTAATTCATCTGCTTCTTGCTGTTCAGTTTGCTGTTGTACCTCTATCTGTATGCCTTTATCAACACTATTAATGCCTTTCTTTAGGCAATTAATTGAGGCAACAAGATATTCCTGCGCCTGTAATAAATCATTTTTATTGTACTTCGAAAATTTACCACGTACAGATTCAAACACATCGCTGACTGCGATGAGATTGTGAACAACTTCTTTTAATGTTCTGTATTCGCGGCTCATTTCAAGTACCTATTGTCTTCTTTTTTGTTGCTCATGATACGACTTTGAGCACTGATCCCACTACTAATCTTAGGAGTTGGGATTTTGTATGTAGATGCCATTGCTGCTGGGAATGAATTACTTTTATCCATAGCCCATACTGCCAAAACATCAGCAGAACAATGGTCATCATGTAAATCTGATGGGGCTTTAATCTTATCGTTAATACCCCCACCGCCAGCTATATGACGTTCGATGTTACACCACTCATTGTATGACTTCTTAAAAACTTTATTTTTGTCTATCGTGTCCAAAGATGGGAATAAAACGCGACCCTCATCCAATTCATGCTTGAACTCGTCAAACATGGCATTTTTATAATTCTTCTTAGATTCGCTCTCTTGTCTACCAAACATGATTCCCTCAATTGGGATTCTTTCTGCTTTGAAAAACGGAATAATAGCTTGAGCCACGTTACTGTGGTCAGCGATACCAAATACACAAGGAAAATCTCCAGTTATAGGATGAATGATCTTTTTAATTTCTTCCCACTGTGTAACTATATCCCCTTGCCACTCAAAACAAGCTACTTTCTCTTTAACATTATCACCACGCTTACGCCAAATAGATAATGCTGTAAAGTCTAAATCTTTCTTCTTAGGCTGCAATGATCCTGGGGCGGTATCCAGACCAAAAAAGTAATGTTCTTTTAATTCAGGACGCGCATGTTTCAAAATACTATGTGTCCCACTTATTAACATCGCTTGCTGACGTTCGTTCAAGTCCAAGTCGATATCAGACACCCACTCCATTGCGAACTGTGTCTTGTATTCAAAATCTGAGTATTCTCCTTCATAATGAAGGTCTGGACGATCTGGAAACAATACTTGCTTCGTATTCAATGACAATTTACGAACGATATGATCGGGATAGTCAATTCCATTGTAACGGAACGAACCACTTGTCTTCAGAATATCGCACTCAAGCCAATTACGCTTCAGAACAGTGTAGTCTCTGCTGGCTACACAGCTTTTCCAAAAATTGTTTTTAGCAGCAGGTATACCGATTTTAATAGTTTTTGCCATCGCAAAACTACCTAACATTGGGTTGATGTGCTGATTAACTACAGCGTCTTCAATTCTATGACACTCGTCTAAGACGATGACATGAAAATGCCAACCTTCTTTCTTGGTGGTTGGAGCCGCTGACATCGCTAAAATTTCTGATCCATTATTAAAAATTAACCGAGACTTCACAGAGTCTTTCCAATTGATCTTTGAGTGCATTACTGTACCAGGCTTAATAATGTTCTTTCTGATTTCCTCAATAATACGTATGGCCTGGTCTGCTCTGGGGGCGAATACTCCAATCTTGATTCCGCGCTGTCTAACACACAACTTTGAAAGGGCAATACCTACTGCAAAGGTTTTACCTGCACCACGGGCTTGCATTACAGCTAAATTTTTTATTTGGGGGTTTAGGACGGCGTTTACAATTTCAATCTGATTATCATATAAATCTATGCTCAGATTTTCGTAAATCCAACGAGCAGAATTGCTTGCTGATCTTAGAAGTTTTGTGGCCTTCGTACTTAATGTTTCTACACTATCAAGTGTTTTTTTCCGAAATATCATGTTGTCCTTCGCTCGTCTCTTCTCTTACTAATTTGTAAAAGCCACAAGACTTGCACTCAAATATCTTCCACGATTTAGTTACACCCGCTACGCCAGCTACTGGCCCAGAAGTGACACCCGTTAAAAGGTTGAAGTCCTGTTCTTCACATTTCTCGCAATACATGAAACTTATACTTGTTTTGTTTGGCCGTTTTCTGGTTGTTCTGGCAAACAAAGTTCACCATTAGATAGACATTCACGAACTTTACGAGACTTCTTTTTGATTTCTTCCTTATGTTCCTCAATAGTCTTGTAATCATCATGAAATGTATCTTTTGGCAGCATCCCATTCTTCTTAAACATTTTTGCTTCCTCCGTCACTTCCCCCGTTCCCATTCTTGCGACCGAGAGTCGCTAACAATATTTCTAGCGTTTTATCCACATCGTTTGCTAGTTCGTAATAAACTTTTTGCATGTTCTGATTTTCTTGAATACGTTTCTCTTGTACTTCTTTATAATCTTTAAGTACCTGAGAATAGTTTCTGTATAACAGCCAGCATCCAACCAAGAGAATTATTCCAGCTGGGCCTAAAATTGCTATTAACTGTGGATTCAGTAAGAGATTTACAATATCCATTTACTGCGCCAGTTGTGGAGATTGTTCGGAACCTGTGGCTCCTGTAAGTGCTTGATAAGCGGCATTTACATTCTCCAACATATAATTGATTATGTCCATCATGTCAGCCCGTTTGTCAAAACGTGACAGTTGTTGACTTTGTGCTTTAGGGAAAGGAATGATCTGACGCTTCTCAACTGGTTTTGCATGGGCTTGTGCGCCATTCAAAGCATTTTCTAAATACTTAGTGATCTCAGGGAATTTCTCAATTGCAGCCTTCAGCTTCTCTGTTGCCGTCCATTTAATCTCTTCCTTACCTTGTTCTTTAACATAGGCAAGGAGTGTGCTATCGACTTCAACGACTTTGGCATTCAAGGTCTCAAGAGCAGAATATAATTTTTGTATGCCCACTTGATATTGCTCTGTTAATGCTTGTTCACCACCTTGTTCTTTGACTTTACGAGCATCATCTACGGCCTTTTTCATAATCTCATCAGCAGCAGTTTTGAGCATTTGAATCTTTATCTCAGTATCTTTAACTTGATTGTATAAATTATTTACAATGTCAGGAGCCAAAACAGGAGTTTCTTCTCTCAAACCTTCGGGGGCTTTCTTCCAAGGTTTGGTCATCTCTGGGCCTTTAATTTCTGGCTCTACGGCAGGTTTAGGATCAGCTGGAGATACAGTTTGTTTAGGAACCTTATCACCAGGAGCAGCTTCCTTTTCCTTACCATATTTAGAACAATTGGGGCATTTGTTATCGGGATGCAATGGAAGGTCTTTACGACCACATTGGGTGCAAGGAACATTTTCATCTTTTGGATCAAAGCCATAAGGATTCTTAGAAGCTGCTTCTTTATCTTCTACACTTTCGTTATCAAACGCCCAATGGCAAGAGTCACATTTATTTAATTTATGGCCGAAAGCGGGAGTGACATTTGTACTACCACAATGTGGGCATTTAAGTTTAGCAGGAGCCGCTTCTTTCAAAGACGATGCCATATTCTCTTTTTCTTCATTTGCTCTTTCTTGTGCATTAGAAAGAATACTATAAAGTTGTTTATAGTCTACATCTATGCTCACGCCACTTACATTTTGAATTTGATAATCACTGTACCCCTTCTCTTCCAACATTTCAGTGACACGTTTAGCAAGTGCACCTGTAATGTTCTTCTCATCCAAGCTGGGGTTTTCTAAAATTTTACGTATTACTGGATCAGATTCTAATTCATCAGTATTAAGCCATGCTCGAACCCACGCATTTGCATCAGCTTTGGATTCTGCTTCTTTTGTAAGTTCCGCATCAACACCTTTAATCTCAGCCATGATAGATCGCAACTCTGCTTGGGCACTTCTAGCTTTTTCTTGTTCGCGTTTTCTTTTACGGTCAGCAGCAAACTTTACAAGGCGTCTAAATTCCGAAGCACGTTTAATATCACGCATAGGAACATCTTTGATGTCCCCATTAACATCTACAAAACCAAATTCATCTCCACCAGACGAGAATTTTCCAACTAAAGTACCTTCATACCCACCTTCTCCACTCTGATAGTCTTTCATGACATAAACTTTAGCATCTGGGCCAGGAACAATTTCATCTTCCTGTACCTGCATAATATCACCTGGGTCTGGCGAAGCAGCTGGGTCGTCCTTCATGTCATCTGACATGTTCGTTTCGTCAGGTAGAAAATCAAAATCTTTTCCCATCTCAGGACGAGATTTGGGGATAGTTTCAAGAGGTTCTTCTGCCACTTTCTGTATTTCTACACTTTGGGTAGCAATCTCACCTAATGCCATATCATGTTTTTCTATTTCATGTTCCAATGGTGGTTCAACAGCCGGGGGTTTTGTTTGATCGTCTACTTCTTTGACCAATTTATCATGGGTCTCAGGAGAAACTAAATCTGCTGGGGGTTTTGGTGCTGAGGGGGCAGCTGGAGCCGCTGGGTCTTTAACTGGAGGTTGCCCAGGAGTTTGACCAGGTACTCCACCGTGTTCTGCTTCACGAAGAGCATCAATGTATGCAGCAACACTATCTTTATCATATTGTAATTCTTTGGTAAAATAGTTCTTAATTTCTTCCCAGGTACGCCCCTTCGTTCTAAAAGCATCAATAAGTTCATCATCAGTTTCGTCAAATGTGGATGCTACTTTACGTTCAAGAGCACTTTTAACTTGGTCTTTAACTTCTCTCTCTATACGTTTTGTTAAACTCTTTGATTCTTTGGCCTTATTTTTCTCGTAATCCTCATATGACAAAGATGATGGAGCCAAACCATCTTCTGGTTGATCTTCACCAAGTCCTTCTCCAAGACCTTCCCCTGGCATTTTGTTCTTATCCATTGGAGGAAGATCGTCTTTGAAATCACCAAGTTGCTTACCACCAGGTTGATTTTTCTTGTTCATTTCCTGGTATTTCTGTAGCTCTTCTGGCGTTTCAAAAAATAAATTTTGCATAACTACTTTGGCAACTTTACCCAAAGAAGACTTCTTCTGTTGCGCCTTCCACGAAGCCCATTCTTTGATCCACTGATTCAGTGTTTTTTCGTCAATATTAAATCCCATACCTTCTTCATTAGCAACGTACATGAGATGATTCATAATATCGTCTTGGTCAGCAATATATCCCATACGAGAATTTTCTTCTTCGTATTGGCTAAGAACTTGGTCAATCCATTCAGGGCTACCAACATCTTTAGATGTGTCGTCGATATCATCCAATTCATCTGCTTTGACTTTCTTAGAGGCATTTGTATTTGTAATTGGAGCGGGGCTACCGTCAACAAGTTCATCGGTATAAATAGAATAACGTTTTAGGAGAGAACGAACAAGAGAAGCAGCGGATTCCATTTTCTCTGTTCTGGTAAGGTCAGCAGCCTCTTGTAGGTCGGACTTCATTGACCCATACAAGTTTTGGGCTTGCATTTCATCTTGAAATTGTTTTTCGTAAACTTTGTTCTTAGAATCAGTCCAAAATAAAGAAACCACAGATGTAGACGACTGATCTGTGGATGGGGTGTAAGCAAGACTGATTGAACGTACATTACTTCCTACTGCTGTAGGGTCAACGACGTTAAATCTTTCCATCACTGGCTGTTCAGAAGCAAATAAATTACGTAAAAATTCGTACATTGGTTAATCCTCTCCTATAGTCTTTAGGCGGTCATCGTGGCAACGAGTGCAAGTGGAATGATTTTTTAATTGGTATCTTCGTTTACCGTTTACTTTCCCAATAAAATCCCAAATTTGTCCATGTTCCTTAAAAGTATGATTGCACATTGGGTGAACATTTAGATGGAGAGCATTTTTCACTCTATCCATCAAACCGGACAAAGAAATCATGGCTGTTACGCCTTTACTTCATGCTCTGGTTGTTTCTCTGTTGGGGCGACTTTTGTAAAAGTCCAAACGCTTCCACTGTTAGCTTCCTTGCTAAGATTATTTTGATCTTTAGAAGTTAGCTGCCAATGAAATCCATCAGCATATACTTTTTCGCCAATTTCCATATCTTCGGGAATGCCATAGGAGGCTAGAGTGTGTTTATCAATGTTTAGAACATCAACAGGGCCGATGAATTGAACGCCGCCGACTTCTCCAGCAGTTTTTGTAATTTTTTCTTCTTCAAATGCTGCTGTAGTTTCATTCTCTTTCCAAAGTTCAGCTTCATCAATATCTTGAATACGATCCAAGGTTTCTTGTGTGATTGATTCTGCAATTTTGCTTTGTAGGTCAGCTGTTTCGGAAACCAATTTAGCGATGACTTCTTTCTTTGGAAGTGAATAAGAGAAATCACGAACTGGAACTGAGAAAGTTACAACCTTCTCACCAACTTCGTCGATAAGAGAGGCAGTCACTTTGAAAGAAGCTGCATCAGAATTGTCAACGGAAAGGACTTTGACATCATTGTATCTTAGATTGCGAAGATGCGCGACAACTTCATTGGCAAGTTTTGTTGACAATCTGTCGATCTCTGCTTGAGTTTTTTGGCTCTCAAACTCTTCGGCTTGGCGGTAGGAATCTGCTTGATGACCTAAAAAGAGATTACCCTCTTCTACGGCCTCAACTGGCTCTTCAAGAGCAGCGGTCTTCGTCACTGTTTCTTTATTGAAATCAGCAGCAGTGATGATGCTCTCTACTTGAATGGATTGAATAGATGGTTCCGAAAATGACCCAGCGTAGCTAAGTTCATAGTGGTTTTCTAGAATGGAATTCTTAATTTGATTCTCAAGGGTTTCTTTGAAGAAAGCTTCTTTGTCTTTCAAAGATTCGTATTCTGCCTTGCTGATAACACCAAGCTCTCTTCCAGAATCTAATGCAGGATGGTAGACCTTCAAATAGTCAGAACCGTCATCATGAAGAAGGAACTGGCTTAGGTCGGCTTGAACTGGAAATGCTTGTACAAGGTCAATAGTCTCATCGGCTGTAGTTTTAATTTCAGCTGAATCAACTAAACTCTTTAATTCTGTGTCATCAATCAATTCTACAGTGTTTGCTTTGACAGGAAGAGAAATCGAAATAGTCTTATTCCCTACATTTGCGTTAACTGTGATTGATCCATCGAAAACAATGTCAGAAGTGGAAGCACCTGCTACCTGCGTCAGAGTTGTCTCTGTGGCAGAGGCGATCTTACCATTCCCATACAATGTGAAAAATCGTGTAAGTAATTTGTTTTCGCTATCCCGAACAAGTTTTTCTTTGGCCTCATCAATTCGAGCCGCTTCTAGTTCAGTGGATTGGCGATATGTGTCCGGAATCCTGTAAATTTCATTCATTTTGTGTTCTCCTATATAGCCTGATGGCCTTTTAAGTATTCTTGTGCTTTCAATTTGAAACGCTCAAAAATCCCAAGATGTGTGTTGCAAGTACCACACAGTAAACTCCTAACAACTCCTGTTTCATGATTGTGGTCTACTGATAGCCTTCGCACAGTATCTTTCTGATTTATTCCGCAAATTGCACAACACCCATTTTGTTTATCAAACAAATAAAGGTACTCTTCAAAAGAAATTTGGTATCGCGCTTTAATATTGCGCTTGTAGTGCGCCAACTGTCCCTTAAGAGTGGTATTATATTCCCTCTGACAACGTTTTATGTTTTGTCTTCCAGTGTCAGACTTCCTATATTCTTTCATGTAAACTGCTCTTTCTTCTTTTGTCATCATAATTGTATGTCTAGACATAACCGTATATAAACATTCGAAAATATTATACTTTTAACGCATTCTGAATGCTTATTTATAATTTTCAGTCAGACCTTGGTTGCCCAAAGAACCACGTCACTTCGTAACTTCCGATTGGCGGGGTCTGTGTAGGCTCCAGAAGGTCTAAGTTAATCTTCTGCTTTCTCTCTGTATCTTCAGGCTTAGGGTAATCCGTTGTTGACCTATTCCAGTCATGGTAAACGTTTCCACCGCTACCATCACCACCAGGCAGGTCTTCTGCGTGTTGCTCGTCGTAAATTTGCTCCATTTCGTCGTCAGTATAGGTATTTGACAGGTTTCCAGCGTATTTATAAGTATTTATAATTTTATCTTGACTAGCTGACATCCTCTGTAATGCCAATTCAAGTAGGTCTCGAACTTTTTGGTAGTCTTTCAACTCCCCACCAATTGGGTCTGCAATGTCCAAATCCCCCATTAAAAACGTTTTTCCTTGAGCTTGTGGGAATAAATCCATTAAGTCCTCTACTTGCCAGGTCTCCATTACAAAAATTATATCTGCCTGGGCTACATCCGCTTCTGTCACCTGTGTAGATGTGTGAAGCTGATAAGGTATATTTTTCTCTTTCAAAACCTGTTCTACAAATGGAGCCGTCTTACCCCCACTTGGAACGTATAGCCCACGCGAAACCACATTCAAATCAGGACGAATGCTACGTAAAATGTTTTCTGCCATAGGGCTACGGCAAGTGTTGCCAGAACATACAATAAGAACGTTCTTCACTGTCCCCACCGCAACTTTAGTTACATCTCGTTTAGATAGGCCAGCTGCCATAGCAGGTTCTTCATCCCGCCAATGTTGCTTGTGAACCCTGATGTAGTCCATAACTAATTTTCGGACAGGAGTAGACGCCCTTTGAAGTAGATAATTCAGAGAATTTTTCTGGGCTTTCATATCCAATAGTTTTTTGAACCACTGATGCCATTCCTCAAATTTATCCAAAAGCTTTCCTGTATTGTGTCCTAAATCATGGAAATGGTCTATCAATACAACAAGTTTCTGCAAATCTGTTGTATTTTGCATTTCATGGATTGTTCTGGCAACCTCCGCCCATAATGGTCCACCATACTGATGCTTCCACGGAGCGAACTTAAAAATTTTATAAAAATCAAAAGCAGAATATTCACTAAAATTATCTGGAGCTTCATACCACGCCCCACCAGCACCACCGACATATCTACCTTCACCAGCATGTTTCTGTAATCTAATCTTGCGACGAGATTCAAACTGAAATTGTAATTGCTTCTTCTGATTCTCTTGAAAATCTTTGTCTATGTCTAGCCCCTGTTCATAAGAAACTAGATTGTGACCATTATGTTCTCCGTCTTCAAGCGTATCAGCTGCATCCAAAGACCCAAGCGCGTCATCTTGGATTATCTTTGGAACAACAAATTTATGGTCGTCTGTACAATAAAATGCTTCTTCTTTTAGAGCCTTAGCCAAAACATCATCGTAACATGAGTCACAATATGTACTTTCATTAAAAGAATACGCACTGTCATCATCCAATCCTTCACTACAATTCTCACAAGAATAAGGGTATTCATATTCATCTTCTCTATCAGGATCGCCAGAATAATTTCCCGAATATCCAGAATCATGATATTCGTAATATGGCTTTAATTCCTCTGGAAAGTCATCTTCTGGTATTCCCTTAACCCATTGTGTAGTTTCTGCTTCATCTTTTAATTCAAACATCCCACGACGAATATATTCTTCACGCAAAGATAGAACGATATTTTGAAAAATCCTAAATCCATCATAATGTTCTGGGTCAACATTTTTTCCAGAAATTTCTTCTGGTGGTAGTAGGGACATCAAATAAAAATCAACTACATCTTGTTGCTCTACAGCTTCTTTTTGTAAACTACCACGTCGATTAAAAGTCCTGCGTACTTCTTGTTGTAAGGATTTGAACGGCCACATTACTTCAGCATAGTTATCACTTAAGTCCGCAACTATAATAGGTTGACCATCTTCCATGAAAGTTGCTAAAGTATTGTCTATATAGGAAGGAAGATTCTTAATACTGGCAACTTCTACGCCCACCATGCCTCTTGCGCGAGAAGTGTCACCAATTCTAGCCCAGCCCTTTTCTAACATTTCACGGGCTACATCAAAATAATCTCTCTTTTTGGCATCAACAATTCCATATTGTTTTTGCAATAAGGGGGCGTTTCTCAAAACCCACTCACCATGAGTTCTAGCTCCACCTTCTCTGGCATTATATGCTTTTCCATCAGGGGCTACCCAGAATCCAAATTGAGAAAATGCACGTTTAGAAAGAGGCATTTCAGCCTTGCCTTCTTCCATTAACATCTCATTTACTTCGTCTTCATTGCTGTAGTTCGGGCCGGTAGGCTTCTTCATGAACTTCCAAGGATATCTCGAATTCAAATTCTCATCATTGGTTCCCCATTCAAATGTGGTTGGCAAAGGCTTGAAAGGTTCCAAATCTTGGCTTTTGGATGATAAAGGCAACCCAACTGACTCTGGTTTTTGGTCTACTGGTTGTGGCGGTTCTGAAATAGGAATATCATTCTGTGGTTTATTCTTTTGTTCTAGGTCTTGCATAAATCTATTAACTTCGCGCTGCAAAGACTTGAATGGGTATTTTACAGTAGCCCAATCATTCTGATATACGTCTTCCACATGAATCATTGATCCATCTGTAGCAAATGACGCAAGAACATCTTCCACAATCGACGGAATGTTATGAATATCTAATGTTCTAATACCTACCTGAGAACCATGATAATCACCAATACGAGTCCAACCTCGTTCTATTAAAATAGAATTGATGTCGAATGATTCCTCACTAGATAAATCTTTTGGGAGACTAATTTTATACTTCTGCCGTAACATGGTTCTATTGTTCTCAATCCATTCAGCATGAGTAATATCTTTGCCTGTTTCTTTACCACGAACTTCATAAACTTGTTTATCTGGGGCAATCCACCAGGCATGAGCACTGAAAGCAGTTGTTTCAAAATTAGCATGTTTAGAAAGACCTAGAGTCGCTACTTGTTTCTGTCGTAATGGGTGCAGAAATTCATTAACAGCCTGTTGTAAAGAAGGAAATGGATCGGTGACAACTATAAATACAGAAGTTAAATCTTCAACTCCAATCTGATGTGGGTCTTCATTTGGATCAAAAAATTTGTCAATTATATTGTCAGCAACTGAGGGTAAATTATGTAGGTCTTTTACCTCAATACAAAATTGAAATCCACCCATATCATTAGTGACTCTGACCCACCCAGCTTCTAACATACCAGGAATTATATTCCAAGCATCTTGCAGTAATAAATGACTGTCATATATATCAACAAATTTTGCAAGACGTGGGTCTTTGGAGTGTGTCTGAATCCAACCTGGATGTGTCTCACCCTTTAATGGTATAAACTCACCATCTGGGGCTACCCAGTATTTTTGATCTAACATAGCTTGTTTAGACTGAACTTCCCCAGTTCCACCTGTGGGAATCTCTTGAAAATTCTTCAAATCAAAAATAGAAATCTGATTGTGCTTTTTACCAAGTTCTATAGCTTTCTCACGATCTGAGATCGTTAAAGAGATGTCCAAATAGTATTTGCCGCCATTATTCCAAATTCCAAGACTATTATCTGGACTTTGTAATAAATCAGCTTTACTCTGAATATAATTATTCAAATCTTGAATGGTTGGTTCGTGATCTAAAACAACTGAATGCTCTGGGTATATAGAAACAGCATAGTTTTCAGTCCCAGATAAATTGCCCTTTGAAAAATTCCATGTGGCACCGCCAGTTTCTCTAACCAACTTAATAATATCTGGTAATACGTCAGCATGTTTCAATAACACTGCAACACGCTGTTCCCGCTGTTTAGGCTTATTATCTAAACGATGGCGCAACTCATACACTATCTTCTCTTGGATATTTCCAATTGGATCGTCAACCAAGGCATTATTTCCGCTGTAATCATTAAACCATACACCTTTCTGAATGTTAGGATCAAAGAACTGTTCAACAAAAGGTTCCACAGAAGCTGGCATTTTATTAATATCCCAAACTGTTACCATAAATTGTACACTACTATCACCAATTGTAACTCTTGCCCAGCCCTGCTCTTCAATCATATAATCATAAGCTTGATCTAGTAGATACTCACCATCTGGTGTACCTTCTGTTTCGTATAGTTTATCAAAACCCAGATCATGCCAATTATTTCTTATCCAATCAATATGAATACCATGTACTTTGAAATATTCTCCCTGGGGAGAAATCCAATACTTAAAATCAAGAGCTTCTTTATTAAGAGACGCAGCCATAGGCGTTTGGCGTTGTATCATTTTCTTTCTTTGTAATTCCTTATTAACCGCTCTCTGTAATCCAGAATGCCAATTTGTAACTTCAACCCATGTTCCGTCAGCATCTTCCAAAGTTACAGGAGTATCCGCCCCCATTGTTGATAAAAGATGCGATTCGATAAAATCTGGTATGTCTTTAAGACTTAAAAGATGAACTCCAAGTTTACGATGATCGTCAGAAATACGTATCCATCCATGTTCAATTAATTGAGAAGTCGGATTTTCGTCTTCATACAAGTCGATATTGTATTGATCGTGTAGCATAGTTTCATTGGTCTTTGCCCAATCATCATGAGTTACACCTTCCCAATTAGAGTAACTGAAATTACCAAAATTATAAAATTTCCCATTTGGGTCGAGCCAACCACGGGCAGCACTGGCCGTCTTTTCTGTTGATGCAGTTTTATCTTCTTTGAAGAAATCTAAAATCTTCTGCCATATACCCTTGCGTGGTTTGTCAGCATGTTCTCCGCCTTCCCAAGTCTCTTCATCAGATACTGTGTCTGGGTCCAATGGTATTTCTACATCACTATCACCTTGCCAAGGATTATCAGGAGCTTGAACAATAGACGGCATGAAAGCAGCAGCTTTTTCTTCTGGTGCGTAAAGGTCTCTCAGTATTTGTCGTTTAATGTCTTTGGTTGGTATATGAACAGGACGTTCTCGTCCGCCTCTATCCATTATTGTAACATAACCATAACCTACTTTATCATTCAAATATTGGTTTAACCAATCAGGTATCATTTCTACATCCCACACCAATACTTTTGGTGGTGAAGATTGATCGTCTATAGCTATGTAACCTTTATTCAAATATTCTTCATAGGCTTCTTGAGTTAATTCAAATTGGCCTGGATCAACAACATGTGGGGCGTCTCCTGGAGTAAACCAATGAAGTTTAGCTTTCTTTTCCATGAAATAAGCTACTATATTGACAGAAGAGGTCTTGTTTTTCATCTCTTCTCTGTCTCTCTTCATCCAATATTCATGTTCTGCGGCTCTATTCCAATAGTCTTCTGTGAGATTAATTACCTGATCTAGCTTCGTAAAAATACCCGTATTATCAGAGTATGAATAATCATGACCCATAGATCGAACTATTTCAGCGTGTTCAGCGGCAAAGGCATCCCATAAATAAATGTTCCCATTAACATCCATATAATAACGCACAGAAGGCTCTTCGCTTTCATTAAAACAAAGTTCTGCTTCATCCAATGTCGGATTTTTGTAAACTTTTACAATTTTACCATGTCGTGGTACTTCAATAAGTGTAGCGGCCTTTCGTCTCTTATCAGTCTTGGAGTATCTGGCGTCTTCAAATTTATTTGCCATATCTCTTGCTACTTCAACAGTTTCTAAAAATCCAGAATTTGAATTTGCACGTCCAAAATTCAGCCCCAAATATGAAGCAGCAGCATGATGTGTAAAGGAACTGGCGTTCCATATATATAAATCTCCATTATCTGTAGCTCCCCAACGAAGTTCCATATACGATGAATGAGTTAATAGTTCTTCGGCATCATCCGCAGTGGGATTCTTTGTAATAGCTCCCCAGTTATTTATCGGTATGACTTGATCTGACGCCTCTTTCTTATTTCCACCACCAAGAGTGATAAAAACAGGATCGCCGTCTTTGGGAGAGAATTTAACGGTGTCAAGTTCAAGTTCCAGACCGTCTAATATGTCCACACCAGCGTACTCTTTTCCAAGTCCGCTTTCCACGTATGCAACTGTGCAATGGGGATGATAGTCTGGTTGTTGATCTTCGTTATCTAATTCCGAAAGTTTCTTGTGAAGCCTATCAATATCTTCACTGTCTACCTCAATAAAAATGGCGTCCATATCGTTCTCAAAAACCTTAGTCTTCTTGAACTTTACTCTTACAGGCTTTTCATCTTTTAGAATCTTCTCTACATCTTTTGAATCATTAGTAAGGAGGCCGAATAGAACGGTGATGTGTGATTCCAACTCTCTACCATATCTCTTTGTGTCATCATCATACAAATTCTCATTTGGTATGTTCTCTACGCTCCATTCCACGATCTTTTGGGCTATGTCTTTTGGTAAAACAAAGTGGGTAGAGGAATAATCGTACTCAACGTTGTGCTGCGCTGTTTTGGCTACCATACGTTGACGAACAATAGCTTGATTAACGGCGTTCTGCAAATTTGGAAAGGGGGAAGAAATTTCTACAGTTCCTACATTGTCTTCGACTTCAATATTTCCTCCCTTATAATTACTTGCTATAAAATCGTCTATATATTCTGGAATTTGTTTCTTATTAGAAAGTTCTATGTTGAATGAACTTGCATCTTCGTAGGAATCTCCAATACGTACCCAACCAGCGGCTATTAACTCGTAAAGTGACTTCTCTACATTTCTACGTGCCCAACCATCGTGTGTTTCTCCGTCATCTAATGGAATTACTTTACCTCTGGTGTCTATCCAAACACGAACATCACCGATAGAGGCTTTCTTTTTGGTTTTAGAATGTCCTATTGTGTCAACAACATCTTTCCAATCCGTAAATACAATGTTACGGTCGTCAATGTAATATTCTGCGATAGGTTTGCCAATAAAAATTTCATCATACGGAATGTCATGTTTCTTCATGAATTCTCGTATTTCGTCTGCACCTTCTGGAGTATTTGCTCTGCCACTGTAAATTATAATATTCCAGCCTTCAGATTTCAGTTTATCAAAAGCCTCTTTGACTCCAGGCATTGGGTCTGATATTTCTCGATCTGGCGTATTCTCAGCAATGGTCTTATCAAAGTCGATCATCAACTTATTGTGATGATTGTCTTCCAAACCAGCTTTCTTAACAGGCTCTGTTACAATTTCTTTGATCTCAGGAATGACATCTTCTGTTACTTCAATGGTTTCCTCTGTCACTTCCAATAAATCTTTAAGCTGTGTAATGATGTAGAAATACCCAAACCGTTGAAGATACTTAAATTTAATCTCATCTTCAGACGTGGCATCGAACTCCTTTGTGTGCCGGATCTGAACCATCTTTGTTTTTATATCAATGAGTTCTTGGATTTCAGTCTCTATGTGTTCAAGTTTGGCATCTAACTTTTCTTTGAACAATTTCTTCGCTTTTGAATCCCAAGCCTTGATTGTCTCTTGAAGTTCTTCCACTTTAGAAATTTGACGTTTGATGTCTCCAAGGCTGATATCCAATTCTCCAGCCAACTTAGCGGCATCTTCAACAAATTTAGGTTTGGACTCCTCGATGTCAAAATCCATACTAATTTTAACAGGGTCTTTTATCCACTTGTCCTCCTGTACGTCGTATATGCCAACGCGAGTAGTATCATCGGATGATTTGGGAGTTACAAAATAGAATTCAGCGGGGTGTTTGGTTCCTGGTAAAACAAAAGATGGGTCACTGAAGAATTCCTTTCTTAGACCGTCTAAGAAATCTTCAGCTTCTTTGGCAGATGCTCCAGCTTTTTCTGATTCTATGAACTTAGGAAAGTCCACATATATATGAATATCACAATCCGAGGCGGATGTATATTGGTAGGTTGTTAAACTTCCAACGATATGAATGGATTTATACCAATCTTCAAAATGCTTAAGACCAGCGTTTTCGAGGTTTTGATTTAGGCGGGATAGGATAGCTTCTTTGTGTTTGGGCAGAAGCTGTCCATCACTGTCCCAGACATTAGGGTCAAGGCCAGGGTGTGGATAATCGAGTATTGATGAAAATTTATGAAACACATTGTTGGTTCTTGTTGAAATATTCATGCGCCTTTTGATTGAACCCCTTATCTTCTAAAATTCCCAGGCGGACATTACAACGATAACATAACAATCCACGTACTGCCCCTGTTTGGTGGTTGTGATCCACGGCTAAAGAACTTTTAAGTTTTGATTGGGGCGTTCTACAAATAGAACATTTTCCCTGCTGACTCTTATAAAAACGCTTGTAATCTTCTATTGTAAATACAGACCCGTCTAAATTTCTAATGCCTTGAATTTTCCACGCCGCTTTACGTGCGGTTTCTCTATGTTTTTTAAGATTCTTCTTTTTGCATTTGTAAACAGATTCCTGAAGTTTTTCAGGATTTTCTTTACCCCATTTATGGCTGTGTTCTCGTCTGCATTCTTTACAAACTTTGTAAGAATCTCTACCTACTACAAATGTGTCATGTTTACGTTTACAGAATTGTTTCATTTTACTTCAAGTCTTTCAAGAAGAACCTAACGGCGTCTAAACTCTGCGCGATATTCAAATGCGTCACACCGAATCCTACAATGAATCCGGCAGTAGCAATACCAACTAGCTTACCATCATCATCAAATACCGTGCTTCCTGAATTGCCTGGAAGAACACCACAATCCAACAAAATATGATCTCCGTCTATTTTCGCAATGACTCCCTCTGAATAGGTGTCTTCAATGCCCAATGGACTTCCAATAATATGAATCTTTTGCCCTCTTTTAATCTCCTTAGCCAGGACAAAGTGCTGTGTATTAGAACGGTCGATATGAATGACAGCCATATCATGTGCAACAGATACACTACTTACAATAGCAGCATAGTGCTGTTTATCAAAGGTTTCTACTTCAATAGAGTCTATGTCTCTAGTGCAGTGCTTAGCGGTCAAAATGTCTCCATGATCGTTGATAAAGGCACCAGAACAAACGTAATGGACTTCCCTCGATCCGTTAAAAATAGCTTTCTTCTTTTTAGAAGCTTCTGGATAATCTGGGATTTCTACTAATCGCGTGATATGAAGTTCTACGATTTTTTGTTCTACTGGAATAATCACGGGGGCTACTACAACAACAGGTGCTGGTTTTGCAACTTTCTTAGCTGCAAAAACCGTCGGTATCGAATTCATAATCAAGGCAGTGCAAAATAAAAGGGTCAAAAGTCTCTTCATTGTATTAATCTCCAGTCAGTTAAATTGATCTATCGTATATTTTTAATTCACTCTCTGCAACCTTACGAACTTCATCATAAGATTTACACTTGGGGCATTGCGTTAAGTAATAGGACTGACCATCTTTCGCTACAATGGTTACTACAAAGTAATTGGTCTTGGAACATCTCTGACATTCAACTAACCGTGCGGTATGTTTCTCCATTGTAAGTGTACTCCCGATATTTGTCATTTTGCCCATTTACCTTTCGCCAAAATCTGCGTGATTATGGCGATATTGGCGATATCTTCACACTCCTTTTCTACACTTCCAAACTTCGGGTCTTTTACATTCTTTGTGAACGTTCCCGTCCACGGATTCCAGCCGAGTAGGTTCAAAATACGAATGACCTTTTCAAACATTCTAAGACTGAGACCTAAAGGCCCCATTGCTCTGACGTTATTTACTCCATACTCACGTCCTTTGTCCAAGAAAAGCTTGTAAAGGCCATCTAAAATTGTTCTGAACTCTTTACACTGCTGGGGGTATTCTATTTCATAGACATGCTTCTTCTTTACCTGTCTCTTCATAAACCACCTTATTGTGATGCGTTTCGTTTTCTTAACATCTCGCTTAATTCGTGTTGTGCAACTGGATCATAGATTCCCAAAAATTTCTGACATGTTCCGCAGAAAATAGAAAATCTTGCGCCTGTAAATGAAACTGAGCCGTCTTGATTATGTTTATATTCAATAGGCTGCTTCATCAATTGCTCATCTTTTTTCACTTCTCTACAAGTCGCGCATCTAATCCCATCGAATCTGGGGGAAACTGATGTATCTATAACTACGTCAGTAACAGGTACAGCGACAGGGGCTGGTGGAGCTTCTCTTTTTTCTGTATTTGATTCCCCTGCTTTGTCGATTGCTTCTCCATCTTTCCGCGATTCTGCAATAGAATCTCCGGCTCTCAATGTTTCATCAGACATACATATCTCCTCGTTTCTTAATGACACTCTCTATATTATACGAAAATGCCAATGCTAAATAATTATATTTTTTGAATATACTTGGCGACTAATCCAGTCAAAAAATCCTGAACATAATCAACAATCAAAGTAGCCTTCGCGTCTGGATCAACTTTACGTCTCAAGAAAGTAGCAATATCATCTTCGTAGTTGTCAAGCTTTGAAACTTCTGCCAATAGTTTGTCTTTGACAGAACTTAGAATCCAGCTACTTCCCCATTTTGCGGAAAACGCCTTATTAACGATCTCAGTCAATTTCTCCTGAACAAAGTCAACAACCTGTTTCGATCTTGCATCTGGGTCTAATTCTTTGCGAATCAAATCCGCCAAAACGGGTTCATATTGATCCATCTTTTGAATTTCTACAGCAGCGGCGATTTGAACTTTGCCAAGCAACCAGGCTTTTATTTTATTCCACATGACTTATCTCCTTCCTACCTTAAGTAGGTATTTGTAACTTCTAATAAAATTGTAGGGGAAATTGTAACTCCCACTTTTTTCATTTCAGCCACGGCGTAATCTAATGCCCGATTCTGAGGATGCCCATTCGTTATAGCTTCATAGTAATGTGCCACAGCAGAATTGTATTCTGCACCATACTGTGCAGCAACTTGATTCATTTGCTCTTGACTCAATGGGTTGTCGTAAGCTCTTTTATCAAGTCGTGACAAGCCAAACTCAGATGTCACAAGGTCTTCATCTGATGGATCATCTTCGCGGCCTTTTGGAAGCCATTGGACAGAAGGGAAATCCCCCTTTGGGTCTTTACCTAAATCTACTGGACTATCAAAAAATCCAAAATCTGAGGTTTTCTCATTGCTAACAACCTTTCCATATTCCTGAACGATATCATCAAAAGAAATGGCTGAGCCATTATCTAATTCTATCATTTTCAAGCGCATATCTATGTGAGCGGGTTTTCCTAAAACGGTTGGATTTTCAAGAAAGTATTTTACAGCATCATTTAAGGAGATGCCCTTAGACTTACTTTCTTTAGCGGCAGGATCGTACCACATACCTTTTGGGGGTGCCCCGATTGGTTGTGCTTTTTCTTGACCAGGCCACTTATCGTCAAACCTAGAAAGCCTATCCACAGGAGTTAGTAGGTAAACTGAGTGTCAGCTACCATGTCCCATGTATTTGAATCTATATTGAACATCCACTTCATGCCTTGTGGCAGAGTAACGCTAGGTTTCGGAGGCAGCGCAGCTTCGGTTTCCACAGTCTCAGGAGCCACATCAGCAGCTTGAGTTTGTGTCTGCAATACCTCTTTAGTTTGAGTCATTTTCGTTCTCATCTGTTCTACATGATCTGTAAGATCATCGGCTTGGATGCGAAGTCCTTTCTCTTTTGCGAACTTCAAAAACTTTTTATAGCAATCTGGGCAGTCTTTAGCTAAATCATTCAAAACTTTAACACTTTTAATGCGAACAATTTTATCCGTTTTGGACAAAGGCATAAGAGATGCTTCATGATCCTTTTTTTCTTTCTTACGCTTGCAATCACGGCAAAGAACCTCTTCACTATATGTCATTGGAACTACGGCCCCACATTCTTTGCATTTTTGATCTAAATGAGGTTTACGGTCTGCGACGATCTCGAAATCGAACCTGTCGAAGGATGTCCAACCAGTAACGCTCTTCATTTCCAAAGAAGCAAATTTAGCTTCTTTGCGTTTAACATCAATACTTACAATTTTAACTTTGTGTCCCTTCTTCAGAACAGAAAGATTTGTTTTCAGCGTTGCTCTTACAAGATCACGGTTTCCAAGCTCATTAAATACAATTTGTTCAATCTCAGGTTGAGATAGTTCATGATCTTTCATTGTAATTGCCATAATCTGTTGCCCTTGGTCATCAAAAATAACCCAAGCATCAGGAACACCAGGTTTACCGCTAGTTCTTTTAGCTGTCCACTTACGATTGGCAATATTCAGTTCCATTGTTCCTGTTGGCTCAGCTGCATTCAGAGAAACATCTTCGTCACGCTTTGGAGCTACTGCCATACCAGGACGGTCTCCACCATATCCCATTCCGTCACCTTCTGCTCTTTTCTCTTTTTGTGATATTTTAGGACGGTATGGTTCAGTCCAAGTTGATTTGTTTTTTTCTTGGTCAATTAATTCGTGCATAAGTTCTGGGTCAACAACTGGTGGAGCTTCCTTAAGTGATTTGTTATAAGATTTCTCCCATTGCTTAAAAGGGACACCTACTGGAGCAAATTTTGTGCCTTCCTCCCCTGTGAGACCATATTGATAGGCTCTTCCATCATAAGTGAATTGTAAGTCTGTTTTTGGATCACCGTATTTATCAATGTATTGTTCAAGTAAATAATGCGTATATGTATCAAATAAATCTGCGTTTTTATCTAAAGAACTTTTATGGTGCTTAAAATATTCAACTTGTCGAAGTCTTTTGACAGCTTTTTCTTTGCTATCATAAGGCCCTCCAAGATTTTTTCCCTCTTCTGAAAGTACATGCCATCCGTCCTTTTCATGGACTACACGGCCTTCAACTTTCAAGGAAGCTTCTTTTTCTTCTACAATAGACCAACCACTTTTCATGGCACGATCCCAAGATAAATCTTGAATACGATGAAGTTTCATAAGCATCTCATTATAGGATGCTCCTTCACCACGGACTTCTCCATTGTATTTAAGAACAAACTTGCCACGCTTCAAAAAAGCTCTCTTCACGAAATTTGTGCATTTGCATTCGTCACATTTTGTTTTACCATCATCTGTTTCATGGTCGAATTTCATGTGTCCACAAGAGCACTTCTCGTAAGAAATTTCCCTTGAAGCTTCGGCTTCTTTATCATTGTGCATAAAGGGCTGCATTAAATATTTGTCAGTTTTACATTTAGGACATTCTGTGATATCTTCGTCATAAACCCCGTAGCAATTATTGCAACGAACTTTATCAGTGACTTCCTTGGCAGCACGTTTTCTTAGATCAGAACCTTTATAGGCTCCAAATCCATGATCTGCTGCCAGCTTTCCAGTATCCCAATGAACATAGGCCATATCTTTATCTGCGTCATAACGCATGACACGACCATATGATCCAGCAGTACCATAAACAGGTTCTACAAGATCATCAAGAGCAAACTTACTCACATCTGCATGTTTGTCCGTTGTTGCTTCTGGTTTTATTTCAGTTTCTTTAGGAGTTGCTTTTTGGCCTTCCGCATAGTAGTCCCAAGGTGTTTGCTGATTAACCGCAAACTCTTTGTTAAAACACGCTTTAAGTTTTTCACGATCTTCTTCATTTTGTACCCTCTCTATTGCTCTCTTGAATTTAACAATGGTGTCATACTGTGGGTCGTCGGCCATAATCAAATAATCGAGCATTTTCATGTATAAGGCTGATGCAATCATTGAATCAAATTCTGGGTCTTTTGTTAAATCCATTTTATCCAGTTTTTCTTCTGGTTTAGGCACTTCAACTTTTTTCTCAGGTTCTGGTGTAGGGGCTGGGGTTACTTCTGGTGCTGCTTCAGCGGTAACTGCTGGAGCTTCAACAGATGCGTCAACTGGAGTAGCTGCAACGGCAGCAGGATCAATAACTTGTTGGTCAACTGGCAAAGGAATAGCAGAAAGCATACCACCAGGGGCGGCTTCTACTGGAACAGTTTCTGGTTTTGCTTCTTCAGAAACAACAGTCTGTGTGGCAAGTTCTTTTTCTCTATTTTGTTTCTCAATAGAACGTTGTTTCTTTTTCTCCTGCATATCAGCATAACGAACTTCTAAATCTTTAAGACTATCAATAGCTGATTTTAACTCAGATGGATTAACTTTGCTCATGTCGAGACTATCAATACGCTTACGAAGTGTATGAATTTGAGTGTAGAGACCCGCCTCTTTTTGAATGGTTGCGTTCATGTGGGCTGCTCCTTATTTCGCGTCTTGAGAATTGATGCCGAGTTCTTTTTCTTTCTCTTTGGAAATTTTCTCAGTAGCAACAGGTGCTACTCTAGCGATGATTTCTTCCCCACGGTCATTTTTAACGACTTTCCACGGAGATTCTATTTCTGCAACTTTTTTCAAAACTTCTTTCTTGGAAGCATGTGGTTGGATTTCCCCCATCGAAGCTTCTGGTTCAGCTGGAGCTTCTTCTACTTCTGATGTTTCAGCTGGAATATCTTCTTCAAAATGTCCACCTACTTCATACCAATCAACACTACGCATAGAATTGGAAATGAGATCAGCATACATTGATGCTCCAAGATCAGGTTGAGATTCCTCTACTAATTGTTTGATTTTCTCACCAAGGTCTCCAGCACCTTTAGAAGACTTTGCCAATTCAATAACAGTGCGATACATACCCTCATCATTATCTAACCACAAAGCTACGATCCACGTTTCATAATTTTTCCATCCCTGATAACCATGTTCTTCTTGTGGAAGGGTAACAGGTGCTGGGGTTGCTGGCGGTGCAGCTTCTTTTTCTTCTACTTGTGGGGGTTTAGGAGCAGGTTTGCCGTGTAATGGATCGTTCTCTCTGACATCATCCATCAATTCATCAGCAGTTTTCAAAGAGGCTTCTTTTGGTTCCTCTTTTTTGTCTTCTTTCTTAAGGTCTTTTACTTCTTCCTTCTCATGCTCAGGAGTTTCACCAGGTTCAGAATGAGGTACATCAAGTTTGTCTAAGAGTTTATCTTCTGGAGAATCTTCTACAACTGTTGGGACACCAGGCATTGGAGCGGCCATAGGATCAACGACGGGAACGGTTGGAGCCATCTCTTCAAATTTCTTATCAATAGTGTCTTTGATAAGCTTATCAACTTTTTTCTCAATAATTTCAACGGGAGATGCAGCTTTTACTTTCAAAGAAGCTTCTTTATCTTTCTTACCATGACCGCATGTAACGCATGTAATGCTACCGTCTTCATGTTTACGAGCAGTTTTACTATCACAAGTTGGGCACTTAACAAATTCTGTTTTAGATGCTTCTTTACCCACTTGGCCTTTTTCTTCCTCTTTACCTACGCCTTCCATCTGTTCAAGTTTTTCTTTATCCGTTGTGGCATCAAATTTGGTCTTAGATTCCCAAGCCATTTTGCCTTCTTTCCACTCACTATAAAGGTCTTTCTCAGCAGCATGTTTTACTTCTGAATCTTCTAATTCTTTGAATGATTTCTTCCAATCTACAAGTGTATGATTCCCAAGAAACTTAACAAGCTTTTTCTCAGCAGCATCACGACCAGAGGCAACGGATTTCATTGCATCTTCTTTGTATTCATTGTGGCTAAGTGTGGCTACACCTTTTTCAATGCACTCATACTCAGCAATCATTTCAGCTAGGTTGTAATCGGAAAGACCTTTCACTTTAATTTCATAGTCTTTCTCAATTGTTTCTTCGCGTGTATCGCCCTTCTCATAAGCAGCGATTTTTTTGACACCTGGTTGTTTCTTAGAAGCATCCCAATCTGGACGATCTGTTCCACGTTGTTCAGGTACTTCTTCAGGAGCTTCATTTTCAATATCTTTCAAAATTGTTCCTTGTTCGTCAAGATAACCTTGGTCGATAAGAGATTTTGCTGCACGACCATAACTACCTTGCAGTGACCACGCATGTCCGTTTTTAATAAGTTCACTAAAAAGTTTTAGAATTTCTTCATTTCCAAGATCACCTTGTTCAAAAGCCATGATTGCACCGACTTCATCAAATGGTTCTGCAACTCCACTCATTTGCTCTTCCGCAGCTTGTTTTGCAGCAGCTTCTTTAGCGAGAGCAACTTCATCAATCTCCATCACGTCTTTAACCCAATCGTTGGACTGAACCTTACGTTCCCACTCTTTTTCCTGGTTTGTTAATTCGGCTTCTTTCGAAATGCCGTCTTTATCTGAAAACATGTCATGTATCCAATTCATTGTTGTTCTCCTTAGTAAGATTCATCATCCGGTGTTTCATCGGTTAAATTGTTTTCAAGCTCAGACTTCAATTGTTTCTTAGCCTGTGCTCGATTATATTTACTTTGATCTTTGTGAACTTTTGTAGCGGGGTCTAAATCCCCCCATGACTTACGGATTTTCACTTTATCTTTATCGTGTTTACTCATAATAGTACCGTCTTGACATAGGTGTATATAAACATTCGAAAATATTATACTTTTGAAGGGTTATTGTAACTGTGTTACGGAGTTGGTTTGGGTGGGTTTTCTTCTTTGGGGGCACTTGATTCAAATGAGTTAGCCTCTAACTGATCTGCAATATCTTTGTCTTCAACGGCATGGTTCATTCCACAGCCTTGACATGTTTTTATAATTTCTTCTCTGGTTATCTCACGACCAAGCTTTTCCGAAAATTTCTTCTCAATTCCGGGCTTCAGCGCGTCGATCAAACAGCACTCTGCACAAATGGGATTGTTCTCAAAAATGGGGCACTTCCAATAAGAGACATGGGTATGGGGGTTTGGGCACTCACATAAACAACAAGTGTGCCCAATGCTGTTTTTGTCAATATCGTAGAATTGATCGGATGTATCTGCCATCATTCCTTCTCGAAATACTTACAATTAAGACAGTACCATACGCCATCGGCGTAGATCATGTCTGCGTTATCGCATGGGCAAATACGCACAGGATCAAGCATTTTTGCCATTTTTCTTAATATAATTGGGAAGAGGAGCATATTTGTTCAATCCGTTTTCACCAGTCAGTGACCTGTCAAAGTATTTATAATAGGAAGGGTCGCCATCACGGGCGATTTGTTCTTCTCGAAGACAGGAATCTCCAAGCGGAGTTATAATATAATCGTACTGTGTCCAATCTGGCCCAACCCAAATGCCATCTTTGCGTTGTTCACCTTGCGCTAACATCGCCTTGACATTTTTATTCTCGACACGACGAACAAGACCTGCTTCTAAAGATTTCTTAAAAACATCCCGTTCAAAAACTGTTTGGTGCAGCTTTAGGAACTGGACACCCAAAAAAATAACCTCGAACCAGTTGTGAGGTCTTCCGTCTCCGAATACTTGTAGAAACTTAAACCTTTGGATTCGATTCATCGTAAACTCTTTCTAAATAAGCTTCCTCGAAAAAGTTCTGTGCATTAGTTACCTCAACGCCTTTGTCTACTTTTCCTGTTGCAGCGTTTTTACGTGCGAAACGGACTTCTACCTTCTCAAAAAATACTTGATAGGAATATACAGCCTTGTTGTTCAAACCAAAACCAACACGTTGAGCAGCCGTAACTCGCCCTACCAAGCCATTAAAGTCGAATGATTGTGACGACTGCATGACTGGTACAGGGTAATTTGTGACCCTCACTTTGGTTCCAATTGGAAAAGCTGATCCGCCAACTAAGTTGTTCATATCATCTCTCCTTCTCTTTTCTCTATGACCACACGAACACCAATGGTGTAGGCATGGGGTGCAACTATTATTCTATCCCTATACTGCCGGGTAATGGAAGACAGGCTTGTACCTTATCAGGTGCCTTTCGATCTTCTGGTTTTTGTGGCTGCGGCTTTTGTTTATCCTTTCTGGGGATAAGCCGGAGCCAAATTCTTGCTTCATCAGCTATCTGAAATGTCGTCATTTTTCCTAGACACTTGTCGCAGGGGAACTTGGTATCTTTCTGGTTTTTACGCTTAAAGAACCCACCTGGGTCTAAAACCAGCCAATGACATTTATAACAAACTGACGTTGCGCTCATATAAATATTCGAAAATATTATACCTATTCGGCTTTGGTCTCTTCAACCTTGGCAACTTCAGCGGGGGTGGGAGTCGCCAGCTTCTCTGCTTCTGCTTTGGCGGTTTCTGCATCCTTCGCGTTCACTTCACGGATTTTTTCGCTCAAAGCTTCTTTGAACTCCGTTTCAGTGATAATGCCCTTTTTGAAGAGAAGGCTTTTCAACGTTTCATCGAATAATGCTTCACCAGAGAATCCCAGCTGCATGTGATATGCAATGGCGTTGATTGCCCTTTTGTATTCATCCAACTGTGCTATGATTGTTGCGTCTCTCATGTCGAACTCCTTACTTTGATTTAATACTTCTGTACGAATCTATGACCATCTTTCCAGCCAGGTGATCCAATTCATGCTGTATGATCCTGGCATCCAGGTCTGTCATCTCAAATACGCTTTTGTCACCTTTCAAATTCTGAAACTGTACCACCACTTTCTGATATCTCTTGGTAGGCGGATACACACCTGGCGCACTCAAACACCCTTCATATAATTTGATCCGTTCTTTGGACTTGTGAATTATAATTGGATTTATAAGTGCCATCTGGCGGGTGCCTTTTTCCAGGCTCACCACGCAGAACTGTTTATTTATACCTACCTGGTTGGCCGAGAGGCCAACACCCCGATTTATACGCATTGTAGCGATCATTTTCCCTGCAAGCTCCATAAGGGAGTCATCTATAACCGTTACTGGTTCACAGGTGGTCTGTAAGACTTTATCGGTGTACAGGCGTATGTACAGCTTGTCTGATGGGGCGATTATTTGAGACGTTTGGGCGTCTTGGCTGGTCTGGTCTTCCATAATTTGTTTTCCCGTTATTATAATGCTGTTTTTTATCATCCCACACACCCTTTTTCTTGTATGTATGGGCATCCTTCTCTTTCTTCTGGTTGAGGCGGTAGTAAAATTTCTGGCGTTGAAGGTAACGCTTACGGCCAGGAGATTGAAAGGACTGGCGTTCCTTAAGCTCATTCATGAGACCTTCCTTCATGATGATTTTCTTGAATTGCGATAGT